AAGTGACACTCAATAGTGTTAACTACTTTGGTACTATTGAGAATGGAAACACAGCTTATCAACCAACCCTCACTATCGACTACACAATCCCGAGCACAGGGAAAAAGTGTGTGGAGTATGTGGGGGCAGGGTCAACAGCAAACGGGTCTGGGGTTAATAGTTTGACCGTAGTGCGTCCCGGCGGTATTGTCAAGGGCGACCTAATGCTAGTCGAACTTGTTGTTGGCAGTACAGCGGGCATTACGCCCCCAGCTGGTTGGTCGGTTCTAGTGAATAATAGCGCGTATAACGGCGGCACATTCCGTACCGCGCTTTATTACAAGTACGCGGAGGCAAGTGAAACAAACCCCGTATTTGCTATCGCAAGCGCTTCGCCCGTAGCAGGTAAAATGTTTGTATTCAGAAACGTAAAAGCGCTATCCGTTTCGGCTTATATGGCGAATTCCGCCGCAACTAAATCATCGTGGTACCCGATTAATGCAGGGTCAACAATTACAGCCCCTGCTGACAATGTATTGTTGTTGGTAGTGAATAACAATACATTGGGCGGGTCACGAATCAATACACCACTGAGTTTCGGGGAACTAATGGATGAAAGTACCAATATGGGCGGCATGGAGGTTGCATACAGGTATCTACACAAAAACCGTACTCTGTCTGGTTCTGACATTCAAATGAGTACAGCAGACGGTAGCCAAACGATCGCCTATTCACAGGCGATTTATCTGGAGCCGTATTCCAACAATCCACCAACACTCACCCTAACGTCCCCTGCTGATAATCAAACATTATCGGAAGGCTCTGCACTTGACGTTATCGGAGCCGCCAGTGATGCGGATAACGGGAATACCGTTACCATCAAGATGAAAGTGGACAGCGGACAAGAGTTCGTCGTTGGCTCTGGTACTTCGGATGGCACTACGCCGATTCCGTTTACGAAGTCCTTGACTTATGCAGGCGGATTTTTGAAGGACGGAACCTCTATTGTTTCCGGGCGACTCTCCAGCGGAGCACATACTCTTGCTGTATGGGCGGAAGATAACCAAGGCGGGATTTCATCACGGGTAACAAGGACGTTTAACACACCAGAGCCGCCAGCCGGGTACAAGCTTCCGAACGCTTTGTCGTTCGACGGAGTGGACGACTATGTGGAGATTCCGAGCCGGATTATACCGGGAGGGAATGGAGACTTCACGATTGAGTTAATGTTTAAGACTTCCGTTACTGGCTCGCCGCAATATTTGTACGCTCTGTTTGACCCAACGCCGTCACCAAACGTGTACGGAATCTACATCATCCTCCGTTCTGACAACAAAATAGAAGCGCAAATTCAAGGAGATACGGGTAGCGTGATGAGTGTTAGGAACGATGTTAGGGACGGTAAATGGCATCATCTAGCTTTAGTTCGGGAAGGAACCGCTCTTAAACTCTATATTGACGGAGTGTTAGATAATTCTCGAACGATTGCTAACAATCCGAGCATTACCGCCTATACCACCACTCGATTAGGAACAAGTTATGGAGAGACTCCAAGCCTGTATTTCCAAGGTAGTATCGCACTTCCGAGATTCTGGAATGACGCTCGTACCGCCGCAGAGTTGCAAGCGGGTAAAAACGTCACGTACCCAACAAACGAGCAAGGGTATCAGGATGAACTCATCTTCAACGAGCCTACCGGGGCGTTAAAAACACGTGTAAGCGGCGTTTATGGAACCATGTACGGAGGAGTAAAATGGGGAAATACTTTCACCCCGATTGACCCGTCGATTGCTCTCCCTAGTAGTAACGCACTCGCCAAGGACAACATCGACTTCATCCGGCAGAAAGTGAACGAGTTCCGGCAGACGAATGGGTTCTCTGCGTACTCCTGGACTGACCCAACCATCATCCGAGGTGTCACACCTGTGAAGGCCGCCCACTGGAACGAGATTCAGCAAGCGATTGATGAGGTATACAACAGCTTAGGTGAAACCTACGTGGACACCAGTGTAGAGCAGACCATGAAGCAGACGGTAGTACCAAAGGACGCGAGATTCAGCGTAACGCATGACCTGGGCGACCGCCTTACGAAGCTCATGCGGGCGCTGAAGAAGCAATAGCATCCTATCACCATCCCATCCGAAGGAGGGCTTATGATGAAACATGTAGTGTTTGACCTGGAAAGCGGACGCATTACAGGGGTTGACCGCCAACCCCTCCCCTTTGAAGGGGTAATCAACCTTCCCTACCCTATCCAGTTGGCGAAAACCATCGAAACCGTTGTTCCTGGTATGAAGGTACAGAAGCGCAACGAAAACGGGAAGCCGCTGTATATCGACAATGTGGAAGTGGACGAGGACGGAAACCTGCTATCCTATGAGGAAGTGACGTATTCCACGCGAGACATGGGTGACGGTAACGTAGTGGAGCTGTACCCGGCACTGATAGATGCCACCGTTACGAAGGCGTACACCTTCGAAGAAAACCCATTCGTATTCACGTACGAAGAGGTAGTGGAGGCAAAGAAGCGCTCCTTGGAAGCCAACGAGCTGACGCACCTGGCTTACTACAGCGAAGGATTGGACGCTTCCGAGTTCTCCATTACGCTGGACTCGCACAACGCCAATATGGGCAGAGGATTCATCGTCTTGAATGAATTCGGAACCGTTCGCACCAAGAAGATCAACCTTGGCGAATCCGTTGACCGGGTGGAAGTATATGTGGAGGCTTCCGAAGACGTTCTAGTCGAAATCGGAACGTCCGCGACCAACTTCTTCCCTGTGGAGAAGGGCGTGGCGAACTTCCCTGCACCTGCTTCGGAAGTATATGTACGCTTCACCAACACCGTTGACCGCAAGCGTGAAATTCACGCCTTCGGACTCTTGATATAAGAAAGGGGAGAAGAACCATGGCAGACCTGCAAGACGTTGTACAGCGAAAAATCGAGGACAGAATTGGGAAGGTTCCCGTCCTTCTCGGGTATCTGGAACACCAAGTAGACCTCATCGGAACCGTCGTTGTCGGGCTTTCCGAAATCGTCGATCAAACAGTACTTACGGCTGAGTTAAAAACTCGTATCGACGAACTGAAGGCCATTCTGCAACATTCTTCGGTGGACTTTACCAACCTGCAAAGCCCGTACGAGAACTACAAAATTCCAGTCGCCATCAGCTCCAAGAAAGAGATTCGAGCGATTCAAAGACAGTATCTCAGCAAGAAGCTGGAGGAAGAAGGCGTACTGTAATGAAAATGCAAATCGGAGACGTGATATTCTTTCGAGGAACTGTTCGGGGAAGCACGTCTCCCATTTCTTGGCTCATCCAAACGCTCACCAAATCCGAATTCACACACGTTGGGCTATACGTGGGAGACGGGAAAATCATCGAAGCCGACCGCTTTATCAAAACCCGGATTCGAAAATTCAGACCTGACCGGGAGCACCATACCATCTATCGACTTCCGAAGCTGACCGACATTCAGAAGGAGGCAATTCAGTGGTACGCCAAGCGTTACGAAGGGATGGGGTATGACTACCTCCAGATTATTGGCTTCATCTTCCGCCTTCTGTTCAAGTGGAACGCGCCGCTGTTTAACCAAGCAAACAAGCTGGTGTGCTCCGAGCTGATTGACCGGGTGTTTTATCAAGTCGGAGTGCCACGGAAGACCGAAAATTGCCCTCCTGTCGGAAATGTAACGCCAGCGGAACTACTGGAAGTTTACCCACTGGAAATCGCTTCCGAAGTCTACACGCAACCGCTACTAATACCTGACAATCCATGTTATAAATAGAGTTGAATGACGGGACAGGCTTCCGAAGAGGACGACTGAGAGCTGGGTATAGTTTACCAAGACAGGGGGAAGCGACTATGCCTATTGAAGTGGATTGGGCAAAGCTTGGTGAACTAGGGATAGGTGTCGTGGCACTTGTGGTGTTCTTCTTCATGTTCAAGCTGGTCATGGGGCAATGGAGCAAAAGCACCGAAGCGCAACTGACCAGCGCCCAAGCACTGGAGCGGAACACCCAAGCTTACGAGAAACTTTCAGCGGTCTTCGAAAAATCCTACGAGCGGGAGCTGGAGTTCCAGCGGGAGGCTCTTGGGATTATGAAGGAGAACAGCGTCTTGCTAAAGGACACCAATGACCGGGTTCGTGATGTAAAGCGCCTACTGGAAAGGAGTGAATGAGCGTGTACATCATTGCGCTGGATGATGGTCACGGGATGGAAACACCGGGAAAACGCACCCCAGCCTTCCCGGATGGGAAAGTGATGAAGGAAAACGAGTTCAACCGGGCTGTGGTGGGTTATCTGAAGGTGGAGTTGGAGCGCTGTGGCTTCAAAGTCGTGCTGGTGGCTCCTGAAGACACGGACGTGCCGCTGTCCACTCGATGCAAGCGGGCAAACGAAGCCGGAGCACACCTGTATGTGTCCGTCCACGCCAACGCCGCGAAAGGCGTTTGGGGCGACCACGGTGGTATTGAAACCTTCGCATGGACAAGCGGGGACAGCCTGCGGATTGGCAAGCTGATTCACGAAGAGCTGATGAAGGGAACCAAGATGGCTGACCGGGGCGTGAAGGACGGTACATGGCTGTATGTTCTGAAGAATACGAAGATGCCCGCTGTTTTGGTGGAGTGTGGCTTCATGGATTCCCGCCATGACGCGCCGTACCTGCTGAAGGAAGAATACCGCAAGGAATGTGCCCAAGAGATTGCGAAAGGCATCTGTAGAGGCTTCGGTGTTCCGTACGTGCCGGAATCCACCCCGGTTCCGAAGCCTGCACAGCCAGCTTACGACCATACAAAGGCGCTTTCGGAAGCAATTGCCGCGAAAGGTATCATCAACAGCCCGAAGTACTGGGAAGACGTGATGGATGGTAAAGTGGTTCCGAAGCCTGAGTATGTGCAGGCGCTCTTCGAGAACATTTTGAAGGTGGTGAAATGACATGGAAAAAGTACGGGAAAAGCTGGTGGAGATTTACCAACGCGCCAAACAGCCTCACGTCCTTTTGTTCGGAGCATCCCTGCTGTATCAGTGCCTTGAAGCCAAAGGGTACGGAATTCAGCAGAGCACATTCGAAACCGCCGTGGACGTGGTGACCTTCGTATTGTTCGGCTACACCATCTACAAGTCCAAAGAAAACAACATCATTTAACATCCTGCACGGAAGCCTTGGCTGTTATGCCATGAGCTTCTTTTTTCTTGTTGACAAGCTTGTACACATTTGTTATTGTTTGTCCAGAAGCATAGCAAATCATACCATTTTGAAGGAGAGTGCTAAGATGAACAAAGCGGAACTCATTGCGAAAGTGGCAGAAGTATCCGGTCTGACCAAGAAGGATTCCGAGAAAGCGGTAAGCGCTATCTTCGGAAGCCAACAGACCAGCGGCATCATCATCGACACCGTTGCCAGTGGTGAAAAAGTGGAACTGCTGGGCTTCGGCTCTTTCGGAACCTCCGAGCGCGGACAGCGCAAGGGACGCAACCCACAAACGGGCGAAGAAGTTCTCATCGAAGCCCGGAAGGTTCCGAAGTTCAAACCCGGCAAGAGCTTCAAAGAAGCCGTACGGTAATCTGCCAGCCGCACCACCTGACAAGCTATTCACAAGCTATTCACAAGCTATTCACAAGCTATCCCGACAAAACCCCGTGTGCTCCCCTGTCCACGGGGTTTTCTTATGCCTGCATATTTGCTTCGGAAGTTGGTTAGAATTTTACGGAAAGCCTGTGTATAGTGAAAATGAAGGAGGGAGCGGAACCCACAGCTCCCAAAACAAATCCAAAGGAGCTGGTTGAAATGGCACTGAAAGCAAATCGCAACTACCAAGACATGGTGAAGGCACACGAAGAGCGGAAGGCAAAGGAAGCGGAAGCCAAGCAAGCGAAAGCACGGAAGGAAGAGGACGCGCACAAGGCGCTCATCGAAGCACAGCGGAAAGAGTTCATGCTCTACATCGAGAAAGTCATGGACGGCTATCCGAAAGGTACAGTACGCATGAGCCAAGGGGCTTACGAGTTCATCCACAACATGGGCACCCGGCTGATGCAGGGGCAAACACTGACCGAGAACATGGTCAACGCGCTTCGGAAGTTCACCGCCAACGACAAACCGAAGGCGCAGGCGAACCCACAGGAAGCCCGCACCATCACACTGAAAATCCGGCAATGGTTCATGAAGACCCACGGGCTGGACAGCCGCATCATCACCGGGAAGGTGATAGCAGAGACGGCGAAAGCGTACCTCATCCACGGTCACGCTGACATGCTGGTGAACATGTGCTGGTGTGTGCGCTGTGGCAAAGAGCTGACCGAACCTGCTTCCCAAATCACGGGCATGGGCGAGACGTGCGCGGAGAAAGCGGGCATCCCCTACGACCCGGAGGGTGTTCTTCGCGCCTCCAAAGCCGAACGCCAGAAAATCCGAGAGCAGTTCATTCGGAAGCTACACAATCAGAAGTTCGAAGCATGGGTTCCGAAGTCGCAAGTGGAGGAAGTGCTGGAGACTCCCAACCACAGCAAAGTTTCCAGCCCGAAAGGCAAGAAAAGGTAAGCTATCTGAATTTTCAGATAGCTTACCAAACCCAAAACCTAAATTGTATGAGAAAATGCGAATTCCGTTTCAGTTCGTACGGAATAGTCGATGTCACACGTTGAAATTTTTTCTTCGCTGAAAAAATTTATAAAAAATCGGGAAGGGCAAAAATAAATTTTCAGACCCCCACCCCCTTTTTCTTTTGTGTGACACCCCGTATTCCGTACCAACTGCTACGTAATTGGGGTTTTTTCATGAAGCAAATCCCCGGGAAAGGCGGTGATGCTCGATTCTGGAAATAATCTGATTATTTCCCGGAACTTGTCGGCAAATGTTCGCAGATGAATATGCTTGTCCACCGTTGTATACTATAGGGGTGAAGACCCCACCAAAGGAGCTGGTAAACATGGAAAATGATTCCGAGCTTTAGAATTCTGCAAGATGCCGATGTATAGTAAGAGTGCAAGCCCGTCACAGGTGGAGAAGTCCACCACAAACAAAACTTGATGAAGGAGCTGGTATCAATGGCAAAGCTGGCAAGAAAGAAAAGCACGGTGACACTGACGGTAGAAGACGTGCTGGAGGGTATCCAGCAGGAAGGGTACACCATCCCGGAGGAAAATATGCAGGCGGCACGGGAGTACGTCGAGATGTACCTTCCGGGCATGGTAGGAGCGGACACGGAGCAGGAGGCGAAGAACGCAGGCATGAGCCTGAAGGCGTACATCATTGCCTGCTTCGTAAACGGGCTGTCGGACAATGGGCTGTTTGACGCTACAGAAGAAGCGCCAGAAGTGCCGGAACAGCCGGAATCTGAAACGCCTGAAACGCCTGAAACGCCTGAAACGCCTGAAGCACAGAAAGATGCTTCCGAAGATGATGATGAAGAGGAAGAGCCGGACGCCGAAGACGACCATTCTGAGCAGGAAATCATCGAAGTGTCGCAGGAGGAAGTGAAAAAGGCGCTGAAGGCGCTCCTGACCACGCAAAACGACATGATTGCCTTGCTGTATCGGAAGCACGATGAGTTCAACAAGGAATTCTTCAATGGGGAGCTGTCCATCCCGCTCATCACGATTGAGCGCTTGGATAACCGGACGCTGGGCAACTACACCTACGGCGAGAACAACATCCCGGTCAAGAACCACATTCGCTTTAACCGCAACTTCATTGCCCTGAACACCGAGGAACGGATTCTGGAGACGCTGAAGCATGAAATGATTCACCAGTGGCAGGACGAAATTCTGTACGCTCCGAAGGGTTCCGAAGAGCTGAAGACCATCCGGATGGCGCGGCGTGACGAGACTGGCAACATCACCTATGCGGAAGCCAAGCAGAAGAAGCGCCCGAAGGAATGGCACAACAAGGACTTCAAAGAAATGGCGGCGGTGGTGGGCATCCCGGCTATCGGGGCGAAATGCTACGGCAACCCTGCCAAGATGCCGGAGCCGAAGTCCTACAACCGCAAATTCACATGCGGGTGTGTTGCGTCTAACGGGTACCCGGTCACCATATGGTCAACCCGTGTGATTCATGCCCAGTGCATGGTATGCGGGCGTCCCTTTGTGGAGATTCAGAAGGGCGGCAAGGTTATCGAAGTCAGCATGTCTCACGTTGAGAAGCCAAACACGGATGCTGTGCATGACCTGATGAAGCAAAAGTACCGCTACTTCGAGCGCTTCGAGACCAAGCAGAAGAAAGACGCCTTCATCGAAGACCTGAGAGACTCGGAGCGCAACGAGCACCCGGTCACGGAGCTGGAGGAAGGTATTTACCAAAAAGGACACAACGCTTACCAGTGGGGCTATCGCTACTGGGTAGCCTACAACACTTCCGAAGTCAACCCGGACGCTGGGCATGTGGAGGAAGTGGAGGAAGCGCCTGTTGAAAAGCCAGCTAGGAAGAAACCCGATTCCAAGAAGACCACCGACAAAAAGGGCACGGAAGCAGAAGACAAGAAAAAGACCGCCAAACCAGCCAAGACCAAGGGAAAAGTGGTGCCGTTCCCGGTGGTAGCGGCGGATGAACCGAAGGAGAAAGAACCTATGGAAAATAACGAACCTATGGAAGCCAACCCTGTTGTGAGCATCCCGGATGTGCCCCGCGCATATTCTGTAGAGAACCCGCAGGACATCATCGACCTGTACCGGGAGTTGGGAACGGTTAGGAAAGTGGCGGAGCGCCTTGGAGTGGCACAGTCCACGGTATCCGCACGAATCAAAAAGTACAAAATTGACTTCAACGCCGGGACGTTCGTGATGCCGAACGAAGGGTAAGATGAGGATGGGCTTCCGAAGAGGAAGCCCTTTCCTACAACCGATGAAAGGAGCTGGATAAGGATGGAATTGTTTGACTACTCCCAAGTGGAACTGAAGGTGTTGGCGTCCCTGAACGAAGAGGAAGAGCCGGAAATGAACCCGGCTTTGCAACAGGCAATGGAGAAGGAAAAGGTGTTTCGGGACAGTCTGAACCCGGAACAGCGCCGCCTGTACAAAGCCCTGAAGTTCGCGGAAACCTATGGGTCAAGCTACAATGACCCGCATCGGGAGCTTGCCGAGAGGATGTTTGCAGGTACGGAGCGCAAGACAACGGTGGAGTACCTGAAGCGGTTCCCGGCACTTCTCCCGTTCCTTCCGCTTCGGAAGTCCCGGTCACGGATGATGGTGGAAGCCATACGGTTCGGCATGTGCGAAAGAGGGAACCACAAGGTACGTCTTGCACCGGAAGACCCCAACACATTCATCTTTAGCTACCGGGGAACGGACATCCTCCTGTGGGATACCAAGCAGGACGTGGTGAAGGATATCCATGCCGGAAGCCAGTATGAGCACACGCCCAGCACCCGGAACCAGCGGAAGATGGCGAGGGAAGCGATTGACGAATTCAGGCGTGTGGTATTTGCGTCATGATGGCGCTGGCGCTTATTTTGCTGGGCATTGTCTTCCTGTCTTGGGTGCTTCCGAACCCGGGCAGGAAGACACCCATTCACTACCACCATCACGAAGAGACGCACATCCATATCCAAGATTCATTCAACACGCATGCCACCCTGTCGAATTACCAATCTGTGCAAGGAGGAACCTGTCATGACCGTTCTGAAGAGGAAAACACCAGCGACTTCACCAGCAAGCGCTGGTAATGCACCAGTCAAGCCATTTACACCGCCGAAAGCTGTGGTGCCGCCGAAGCTCCCACCGAAGCCGCCTACGCCACCTATGAAGGCACCTGCACCGCCCACGGCGAAGGCGAATCCGCCAGCTCCGCCTACGAAGGCACCTGCACCACCCAAGCCGCCCGCGCCGCTGAAGGTGGAGCTTCCGAAGCCGAATAAGGAGGAAGATACCCGTGACAAGACGGAAGCGCCGAAGAACAAGACGCCAAAACAGCCAAGCGTACCGCGAACGAGCGGAACGGGCAAGGAAGCTCCGAAGCTTGCTGTTCCCGACCAACAGCCAGCCGATAGCGGTGGACTTGGACTCCCTCCTACGAGACCGCCAAAGAAGTTCACCGACCCCTTCACCGAAAAGGACGGACAACTGACCCGGCTGGAGATGCTGAAGCTGTCCCTGACCGCCCGGATGGAACTTTGGAAAAAGCTGAACGAAGATGCACCCTACAATGACTTCGTGACCATCCTGCAATCGGACGCTCTTCCGAAGGGCGTAATACAGCAGAAGCCGCCCGGAGCAAAGCCTCCGACAAAGGACGCGCTGTGGTGCCCTTATTGCGGCGACTGGCAGAAGTTCCGGCTGTTCTCCTATACGGGATACAATAAGTGCACAGGTTGCGGAATATCAGACAGGGACTACCACACACGGATGGAAAATAACTTATGGAACAAGGAGTGAACAGCATGGACGGCACTGTAGACCGGGCGTATAATGAGTTCATGACAAGACTCTTCGGGTACGTCCCGGAGAACCCGAGAACCCTTACTGTTGACCGTGAGACGTACACCAAGGTGATGCAGGAAATTCAGGAGACGTACGGGCTGGAACAAGGGCACCCGGACTTTCTGGAATGGACGCTCACGCTGGTGGGGCGCTCTCCGAGACTGACCAAAGAAAAAGGAGCTGGTACCAATGACTCAACAAGCACAGAAGACATCAAAACCGTGGGTGAAGCTTCACTTGGAGAAGCAGACCGAGAGTAGTTCCATGCCGCCATCCATCATCGGCATCCTGTATCAGGAGACGGTTAGCCACTACGTTCTTGCCAGTGTAGTGGAAGAGACGGAAGACTTCGAATACCGCACCCGTAGCGAATTGGACTTCATCAGCAAGACCTACGTGTGGCGCTGTGAGTTTTTGGAGGAAAAGCCGGACTTCAGCTCTCCGTACGCGCACGACGATGAAGAAGGGCTGGGATGATGGAACACCTTCGGAAGCCCATCATCGACAGACTCCAAGGCGCTGTGCCGACGAACCGCTGGAGTACGTAGAAATAACGGCAACGATAACGCTGGACTGAGTTCCAGCGTTTTCTTGTCTTCACTTGTTCATGTTTGTTCGAAGTTGTGGTATACTAAACGGGAAGAAAGGAGCTGGTGAAAGTGCATCCGCTGGGTAGCCCGGAAGAACGGGAAAAATACGCAGAATGGCTTCGGAGCCTGAAAGTAGGCGACGAAGTTCGATATGACCGCAATAGTTGGGGTTCTTCACGCTTGTGGACAGTCACGAAAATCGCCAAAATCACACCAACGGGCATGTTCCGCTTGGCAGATGGTGCGCTGTTTTATTCCAACGGAAGAGGGCGCGGCGACTATTCATACCGATGCCTGCTCCCGGTTGACGAAGCGTTCAAAGCCGAGCAGGCACGTAAGAACGCCATTCGGTACCTGAATGACTACGACTTCAGCCGTCTTTCTTCGGAAGACCTTCTGAAGGTGCTGGAGATTGTGAAGTCGTACGACCAGCCTTCAGAAAAATAAAAGATGCCTGTGTATAGTGGGAATGAAGGGGAGCGTTCACCCCGAAAACAAAGCAGGTAGCGAAAAGGAGCGGATACCATGAGAGCAAGCACAGTCAGTTTGCAGTTGGCAGATGCAAAGACGGTTTACTTCACAGGCAACACTTACAGTTACAAGGACATGATTAAGGCTATCGCCGGGAGCAAGTGGGATAAGAAGAACAAGCGCTGGGAACTCCCCATTGAGTCTGTTGCGGACGCAAAGCGCATCTTCCCCAGCTTGGAGCTTTCCCCGGAAGTGGTGGCTACGTTCCAAGCCTTGCAAGAGCGGCAACAAAGAGCGGTGGCGCTGAAGACCATAGATGAATCCAAGGTGAGCCGGAAGGTAAAAGGGCTGAAGGGCACCCTGTACCCGTACCAAGCGGTAGGGAAGGCGTTTTTGGATACGCTGGAGGACGGCGAAGGTGCCATACTGGCGTTCGACATGGGGCTTGGGAAGTCCCTGACCAGCTTGGCAACCGGGCTGGAGTGGATTCAGAAAGGCATCATCGACTACATCTTGGTGGTGTGCCCGTCACCCCTGAAATACGCCACATGGGAAAAAGAGGTTCGGAAGTGGACGGACTTGGACTACATCGTGATTGATGGCGACAAGCGGGAAGTCGTGGAGTGGGACGATGGCACGAAGGAAAAGCTGACCGGGCAGAAGCTCCGGGCGGTGCAGTACCAGCAATGGATGTTTGGCACCCGGGTGATGATTATGAACTACGAGCTATTCCTCCGGGACTACGACATCATCCCCCCGATTGACCACCGCTGGATGGTCATACTGGACGAAGCACACCGTATCAAGAATCCGAAGGCGCAGACTACCAAAAACCTGATTAAGAAGCTGAAGTCCGCCGGGCGCAAGGTGCTGGGCACTGGAACGCCGCTGGAAAACAACATTCAAGAGCTGTGGACGCTGGTGGACTTCTGCCGCCCGGGATTGTTGGGCAACTACTACAAGTTCCTTGACCGCTATGTAGAGCTGGACTACTTCGGCAACCCGATTGCGCCGAAGCCGCAGATGATGGACGAATTGAACAAGCGCATTGCACCCATCATGCTTCGGAAGACAAAAGCGGAAGCGCTCCCTGACCTGCCGCCGCTGACCATCCAAGACTACTGGGTGGAAATGACCCCGGCGCAGGCAAAGCTGTATGAGCAGGTGAAGGCGGGCATCCTTCAGAACATGAAGACCGGGGACTTCTCCTACATGGAAGTGCTGGCACAAATCACCCGTTGTCAGCAGGTGTGTGACTCTCCTGCCCTGCTTCGGAAGGTGGTGGAGGACGATTCCCTGCCTGTGGAATCCGGTAAGCTCAACAACCTGCTGGATGTTCTGACGGAAATCAACCCACAGCGCAACAAGTTCGTGCTCTTCAGCCAGTACAAGGAAATGACCGACATCCTGTACCAATGGCTCCAAGAAAACCTGCTTCGGAAGGAGCAGATTGGGTACGTCAAAGGCGGCATGAAGCCCGCCGAGACGAAGGCTATTCAAGACGGCTTCCAAAACGGAGGCATCCAGTGCGTACTCATGACCACCGCCGGGAACTACGGTCTGGACTTGTCGGCTGGCTCCTATGTGGTGTGCTTCGACGAGCTGTTCAACCCGCAGAAGATGGAGCAGATTTACTCCCGGTGCCACCGCAACGGCGTGAAAAACGCGGTGACGGCTATCAACCTCCGCACACGGGGCACCTACGAAGAGCGGAAGGCGCTTATCTTGGAGCGGAAGCGGGAGCTGTTCAAAGCGGTGGTGGATGAAGACGAAGCTATGATGAGAAAGCTCTTCAACAGCCCGCAAGAGCTGTTAGACCTTCTGTAGGCGGTGGGTAACATGCGTAAGGACATGGGGGAAATCGGTGTGGGGGAGCTGGTAGCTCCCCAGCCCACCGGGAACCGGGCGGTGGTGGCTATGACCATCCAAGTGCTGGTGGAAGTCCGGGAGACCGATAGTTGGCACGACATGGTGGAGCAGGCAAAGGAAGAGCTTCGGAAGCGCGTGGTGGAAGGGAAGGGGTTCCTTCCCTTCCGAGTCATGCCGGACATCATTCATGACAATACTACGGTGGAGCAGTTGAAAATGCGCCTGACGGTCAATCCGAAGCAGGAGTGGTGAGCGCGGAAAGAAAATTTTGTTCAAAGTTGTTGACACACGTATAAACTTGGTCTAAAATGAGTAGCATAAAGGCATGGAGCACAACGAAAGGAGTTGGACGGAATGGCTACACCGCAGAAGAAACCCACAACAGCGCCAGCGTCCGATAGAATGTTGACCATGCAGGAAGCAATGGATTACCTGAGTAGCAAGGGGTTCCCTTGTAAGAGCAGAAGCACATTCTACCGGGTACTGGACGAATTCCAAATCCCGTTTACGGATATCAACCCCAATGGGAAACACCGCATCCGGCGTTTTCCGATAAGCGGTCTGCAAGAGTTTTTGGCAAAGCAAGGGCTGGAACCATAAGGTTCAGCCTAGCGTAAGGAGTTCAAAGCAACCCTGTCCGCATCCTGAACAACCACGACCACCCCGTTGACTTGTCCGGGAGGAACGGTGGCTCCTGTCGGGTAAGAAGTTCGGGACAGCCGACAAAAGAGTACGGTAAGTGACGTAAGCCGGGAAGCTCACGCTTTACGCTGTCCAATGAAATGGGTACCGCTCATGCTTTGAACTTCCTACGCTAGACTGAACGGGCTGGGTAGCCAATATTCAACCTGTTTGGATAGCAAAACAAACCTGTGTAAAGGAGTCTGATGCAAGATGGCACTGAAAGCAACGAAAACTGTAGGCGCGAACCCGGCACAAGGAGCGGCACCGCAGGCGGCACCGCAAGCTCCGAAGGCAGAGCAAGCGGCACCGCAACAAGCAAGCGTCCCGGCAGTAGCACCCCAAGCCACCGCTGTGGGCACCCCGGTGAAGCCAAACGAACTGGCGCAGATGAACGCTGGCGTACTGGAAGGCATCGACGACCTTGGCGTAGGCGGAAACTACGTCACGGTGGACGGTACGCAATTCCTGTACAAGTCGTCCAACACGCTGGTGGACTACATCGACATTGTGGTGAGCTACGGCAAGCGCTTCTACCAATGGGTGGACGAATCCGGCGAGAACAAAGTCTTCCACAACAGCGACACCAAGCTGGACGACCGCTACAAGCTGAAGTTCGAAATCCGCTGGTTCGAGCAGGGCGAAGACGACGAAGAACCAACCGAGTACATCCAAACGCTGTCCACCACTTCCGCCATGAACTTCATCGACTACATCAAGAAGCTGGCGCAGGCAGGCTACGGCGTGGGGCAGGTTATCACCCGCATGACGGTCAGCCGCCAAACCTCCAAGGACGGCAAGAACCGCTACAGCCGGGTGGAGTTCGAAGCCTTCAGCATGGATGGTCAGCCGCTTAACATCAAAACGTCCGAAGCCAAGCAGTTTTAAGCAAGCTGGGCGAAGGGGCGTACAGCCGTAAGAGGATGGGCTGGCTGTACACGGGCTGGAGACCGGGAAACCAGCCCACAACATGAATACCGAACTGGATGGCAACACTTCCGAAGCCCGGAGCTACCGGGCTTCCTCTATTTCATCAAAGACATTACAATCGAAGTGGCTCCGTGAATGGCACAAGACAGCTCCCAAGAAAACGCCATGAGCAGAACGTATTCCGTAAGGAACCGCCTATGCTTCGGAAGTCCGTATTCGACCATACGGGAATCCCTTGGACGTTGGGTGGCGAATCTAGTGCCAGCACGGAAGTAACACTACAGGGGGAAACCGAATATGGGCAGAAGCAAGAAGAACGAGCTGAAGCTGGAAGAGTTCAAGTATGTGGACGCCTTCCATATCAATCCGCAGACCGGGCAACGAACCAAATGGGTACGCATGGAAATTGACAAGCTGGACGACTTCAAGAACCAGCACAACAACTACAACGTGTTCAACACCGTCCAGCGCTACCGTAACAAGGTACGGCAGGAAGGCGGCGGCGAAATCATGTATGCCCCGCTGTTCTTCGACATTGACAGCTCCCGTCTGCTGTCCAAGGACTTTTCCAAGAATCCGCCAGTAAACGGTCTTGTCGAAGAGGGATTGGTAAAAGCGCTGGAGTTGCAACCGTACCTCCCGGGAGAGCTGTATGCCTATCTGCAAAACTATGAAATGGGCATCCCCATCCCGGACGACATATGCAAAAGGCTGAACCAGTTTGTGGAAGAGAATTCCGACCTGAAGGAATTTATATGGCTGAAGAACTTGGAAACCAGCCGGGCGGACGCCGTGAAGCTGATTCACTTTTTCACCGAGCGCTTTGGGCTTTCGGAGGACGAGATTCGCGTCTACTTCAGCGGTTCCAAGGGATTCCATGTCTTGGTTGACCCGATTGTGCTGGGCATCAAGCCGGACAAGAATCTGCACCGCATCTTCAAGTTCATTGCCGTGTACTTGGAAAGTCAGCTTGGGCTTCGCTCTTTGGACACAGGTTCCATTTATGGACACGGGCGCATGCTTCGGATGGTCAACTCCATCCACCACAAGAGCGGGCTTTTCAAGGTGGAGCTGTACCACCACGAATTGAAGGGCGACCTTCGGAAGATTATCGACCGTCAGAATGGAATCGCCACCGCGCCGCGCCAAGACCTGTACCCGCCCGACCAAATCGAGCTGAACCTGAACGAGATGGCATATGAGTGGTACATGAAAAACGCACGGGCGTGGGAGGAAGCCGAGAAGCTTCAGGCGGAGCGGGCAACCCTGAAGGATGAAGTGCTGGCGAAGATGGAGGGCGTTCCGGTGTGCGTCCAGTTCATTCTGGAGCGCGGCATCCTGAAGAGCGGCGACCGCAACAAAGCCACCATGGCGCTGGCATCCTACTACAAGGACATCGGAACGCCGTTTCAGGAGACGTGCGAAATTCTGACGAAGTGGGCGGAGAAGATTCCGAAGTCCATGACCTCCAGTTCTCCTTCCGAAGTGAGAGCGTCCACCATTTCATGCGTGAAGACGATCTACAACGACGACAAGTACCACTTTGGCTGTGCGTTTATCCGCTCCCTGCACGGGGAACGCAAGGGCAAGGACTACGAAGCGGTGCCGTGCGCGGGAAGGGCATGCCCGGCACATGAAGACCACGCCATTGACCAAGAGCCAGCCGAGCGCATGCACCTTGCGAAGACCGCCAATGCTGACCTGACGGGCAAGAAAGTTGCCTTCGACGCTTTGGTGAGCGGTAAAATGGACACTCCCTATATCGTACCGAAGAAGGTACGGTATGTGTGCCACCATGAGCCGTTTTGCGACAAGGATTGCATCATGCACGACTACTCCGGGTTGTACGAGCGCGAGTTCCATGAAAACGAGCGCTTCCTTATTGAAGCCTGCAACCAAAATGACGCGCAGATGAAGGGCATCCTGTTCCACCACAGCCATGCGTCCTGCAAAAAGGTACAATCCGAAGTGCTGGAGACGGAAAACGTGACCGAACTCTTGGTGGTTCCGATGGCTGACCGGGTGAACACGGTGAAGAACAGTGACGGAACGACTTCCGAAGTAGACCAAGACGGAAACGAGTACGTCAGCCGGAAAATCTACGCCGTGGGCAAGCCCGACCAAATCCCGGCGGCAAACCAGCATTACGAGATTGAAGGGTACGTCTACAGCCACCCGCGCAATGCCATGGCGACCATTCTGAGCCAGAAACACACGCCTAAGGAAGACAGTATCTCCAAGTTCCAGCTGACCCCGGAAATCATCGAGCAGTTCAAAGTGTTCCAAGTGGCACCGGGCGAAGAGTTGGACGACCGGGTGACGCTCATCATCGACGACTTGGTAAATAACGTAACCTTCGTGCGGGAGCGCTTTGAGCCGCACTTGGCGACCCTCATGACCTACCACTCTTGCTTGCACTACTACTTCCAAGGGCAGATGGAAAAGCGCGGCTGGATGGAGATTATCTTGGTGGGTGACTCCGGGCAGGCGAAGACCCAGCTTGTGAACAACATCATGGAGTTTGCAGGCGTGGGGAACATGGTGTCCGGGGAAGGTTCCAGCCGTACCGGGTTGGTGTATCGCTTGGAGCAGTTGGGAGAGCGCTGGTTCATCACATGGGGAAAATATCCGCTGTCTGACCGCAAGCTCCTTGCCATTGACGAATACAGCGAGATGAACCCGGAGGACTTCGGGAAGATTACGGAAGCCCGCACCACGGGGATTCTGAGGGTAGACCGCACGGTGAATACCGAGACCAATGCCCGTGTGCGCCTGATTCTTCTGACAAATCCGGCGAACCGCCGGACGCTTTCGCACTTCACCCACGGGGTGGAATCCCTGAAGCCGCTGTTCGCTTCCCCGGCGGACATCCGGCGCTTGGACTTGGCGGTGTTTCTCCAGTCCGGTGAGATTCCGAAGTCGCTTCTCAACACCGAGTACGAGAAGCCGAAGACCCAGCTTATCAGTTCGGAAGCGCTCCGCAACTCCATTCTGTGGGCGTGGAGCCGCAAGCCGGAACAGATTGAGATTCCCGACAAATCCATGAAGCGCATCCTGAAGCGGGCAGATGAGCTTTCCGACAAGTACGGATACGCCCAAGACATTCCGCTCATGGAACCAGCCGACCTTCGGAAGAAGCTGGCGCGTATGTCGATTGCGCTGGCGGCGCTGGTGCACAGCACCGATGAGACGCACGAAAAGGTGGTTGTGACACCGGAGCATGTAGACTACGTGGTGGACTTCATCCAAGTGGTCTACGACAACAAGAACGCCCGACTAGACGTGTACAGCGCCAAGTCGAAGGAAGAGTCTGAGCTGACCGAAGAGGAACGCGCTACGGTCACTAAGGCGCTGGAGGACTTGGACTTTGGCGACAACGCCACGATATCGCAGGAGATACTGGAGCTGTTCCGCCGGAACGACATCCTGAAGCCTGCTGAGATTATCGACATGCTAGGCTTTGACCGCTCACAGGTGAACACACGTCTGCACATTCTGACCAAACACAGCATGATTAAACGGACGCGGGAAGGGCTTCGGAAGCTTCCGAAGTTCATTGAATACTTGAACACGTAAAGGAGCTGGTGGGGTATGGTTATAGAGAAAGACGATAGCCTTCCGAAGGTAGGCGGCTTCCAAAGCGGCTGGGAGCACCGAACCATTCCACGGGAAGGTGCGAAGTACCCGGACTACCTAATATGTGACCACGGGTGCACGGAAGTGGTTCAGCTCATTTCCAAGGTGTCCGGGGAGCCGGAGTTCGAGCTGTGCCCGGTGGAAGCGCTTCGCATGGCGGAATCACTTATGGAAGCCGTCTACCGCAAGCAGGAGGAAAACGGTATTACGGAGCCTTTGCTACGGGAAGCGATAGGAAGAGTCTACGCCGCCCGGCGGCAGTTGGGAAAAGGAGCCAAGTGATTGGCTCCTTTTCCTCCTTGTAAAGTTGTTCACGTTTGGTTATACTTGTAGCATACAGTACGAACTCATACCGAAGAAAGGAGCGGACACGGTGAAGACGCCTTTGGAAATCCTTTCCGAGTACCAGCAGAAGTGTGAAAAGCTGAAGGCGATTGGTTCCCAGCACAAGGAATTACAGCCGTTGACGGTGCAGGAAGTGCTCTTCATCCGGGCAACACTCCACCCGACCGCGAAGAAGGAGAGCAAGGAAATCACCCGGAAGCTCATCCTGTACCTGTGCAACCAAGGGATATGTACCGCCCAAGACATCTACAATGACCTTGGCTATCATGACAAGCCCATTTTGCACCGACTGAAGAAGTTCCGGGAGCACGGGCTGGTGCGGCGGGAATCCAAAAAGTACTACATGCCAACGCCGCGCATGCTGGAGCTAAGGGAAAAATATCTGGAGAGGGTGTGTGGAGAATGAACGGTTATGATGTTATGCTGGAGCACTTCCGGGCGGGCAGGTACAAAAACAACCTGCCGTATCCGCACCACCACGATGGGCGAACGACAGGCTTGTAGGACTGATTCAATGACCACCCGTGTTGTGAACCTTCGCTTACAGCCTTATGACGTGTACATAGGGCGCGGGAGTAAATGGGGGAACCCATTCTCCCACAAAGCGGGGACGAAGGCGCTGTACCGGGTGAAGTCTCGGGAGGAAGCGATTCGGAAGTACCGGGAGTGGATACTGACCCAGCCGGAGCTTTTGGAATCGCTGTCGGAGCTGGAAGGAAAGACGCTGGGCTGTTTTTGCAAGCCGCACGACTGTCACGGGGACGTGCTGGTGGAATTGATTAGAGATAAGGAGCTGGTATGTGTGAGCTTGGCGAAGCTGAAGAAAAAGATAGCGGAGCAAAAAAGTGGTAGAGCTTCGGAAGGTGGTAGCCCCCTCAACAGCGAAAGACTGGTGGGAGTGACGAGAAAGAACACTCCCGTGCAGGTACAAACGCCAAAGGAGCAGTACGAACAATCCTACGGGGCATCCATCGGCATGCCGCCCATCGGTACGCCGGAAGACTACGCACAGGCGGCGCAAGTGGAGGCAGAAATCCAGAAAACGATGGAGAAGTTCCCGCGAAAGCCCGCGCCGAGAACCGCCACGAAGAGCGTAGCGGATACGCCTGCTTCCGAAGCCAAGCAAGCAATTATGGCACCGCCGAAGAAGAAAATCGTCCTGCCGCCACGGCTCCAGAAGGGGCAGGCGGAAGCCCTTCTGAAGGGCGGAGCAAATGTCCTTGCGAAGCCCATCCCGGACGGCTACATCGCGCTTGGCAAGCATGACGTGGATAAGCTCATGTGGCTGAAGGCGGAAATCATCAAGGCGCAAATCTGTTCCTTGGACTACGAGACGGACGGCGACCCGGACGACGAGACGACCGACCCGCAAGACCACGAACTGGTAGGGGCATCGGTTGCGTACAAAATCGGCATGGCGGTGTACCTGCCTGTCGGGCACGACAACTACGGAGCCAACTGGGATAAGGAATGGCTGGTGGAAAACTTCCTGAAGCCCGTTCTGGAGCACCCGGACGTGCTCATCATTGCCCACAACATCAAATTCGAGCATCAAATCAGCCTTCTGTTGGGCATCGACATGTTTCCGAAGACCTCAACCCGCAAAATCATGGACACCATGCTTATGGTCAAGGCGCTGGCGCTTCCCGAGACGGTACAGGAGACGAACGATGGCTGGGAGGTTATTGTTGGTCTGAAGCCGTCCGCCAAGGCGCTTCTCGCCTCTTCAGACGGCATGGTGCACGGTCTCATCCATGTGGACGACATCAAGAGCTTCAAGGAAACTGTCGGCAAGGTGGAATGGGAAGAGCCTACCGGGGAGTATTACAAGTCGGGAGCCAAAAAAGGACTTCCGAAGATGGAGAAGAAAAGCCGATACCGCACCTTCAACGAACTGCCCGTGGACAAAACGACCATCGACTACGGCTGTTCAGACGCCGACTGGGCGTTGGGGCTGTACTTCAAGCTGTTGCCAATGTGCGAAGCAGAAGGGTTGCTGGACGTTCTGTACGAGCTGGACGTGCCAAACATGATGGTTGTCGGGGAGATGGAGCTGGCGGGCTGGCACATCAGCCGCGAAAAGCTGATGGGAATGGAGAAGGTGGCAAAAATCGCACTGGAAGGGCTGGAAGGGGAGCCAGAGACCCCGGCACACGCCACGCTGGTGCGGGAGCTTATCGCCAAGTGGACGCCGGGAGCCGACCGCTGGGTAGGGCTGGAACCCCTGCTGTACGATGCGCTGGTTGAGCTTACTTCCGAAGTCACCGGAACGGATGATGAGGGCAACGTGATTGTACCCGCTGGGGTGTACGGAATGGGCACATGGCGCGGGGAGCACGTAGCGCTGGAAATCAAGACCGCGAAGCCCTTCAACTGGGGTTCCGTTCAACACAAGCAATGGCTGTTCTACCACGTTCTGAAGATGGACACCCGGGGCATCGAGCGCTCCAAGACCACGGGCTTGCCGAGCACGGACGCCAAGACCATCGACAGGCTGATTGACGCCTACAGCGGCGACAGCAAGTTTATGGAAATTCTGAAGGAGAAATCCAAGTACGACAAGATTCTCTCTACTTACGTCAACGGCATGCTTCCGTACTGCCGCACGGACACCGACAAGCTCCACACCAACATCAACTTGGTGTCCACATGGCGGTACAGCTCCAAAAAGCCCAACCTTCAGAACATCCCACGGGCGGATAACGACCCCATGGGCATCCGGGGTGTCTTCGTGGCTCCGATATACGACCCGAACGGTGACTACAGCCACCTGAACCCGTTTACGAAGCCCGTGCACATTATCACGGAGAAGAAGCTCTCCGGGCTGACGTGGTACATCGGTTCCGACTACAGCCAGATTGAGCTGAAGGTGCTGGCGTGGTTCGCCAACGAGAAGGAAATGATTAAGACGCTGGCTTCCGGCGGCGACCTGCATAGCTGGGTTGCTCACAAAGTATTCAAGCTGGACTGTGCGGTGGAGGAAGTCAAAGAAAAATACAAGCCGTTCCGCTACCGCGCCAAGGCGGTCAACTTCGGTTAGTGTAAACTGAGCCGAAGTAAAACCCACTCAAAACGGGGGAACCCAAACGTAAAGCCGTGGGCAATCCCGTGCTGGCTTCCCCAAGCCAGTGTAACGACTTATAACGAACCGACTGGCTTCCGAAGCCAAATCAACCGAGTTCGTTTACACGGTGGGCTAACGGTGTTAAAATCGGATTGCAGGGGTGGTAGCATGAGGAAAAATGTTACGAGCAATCCGAAAGTCTGTAGCATGTGCGGTGCAAGCTATCAACCGAACAGCAACAGACAAAAGTATTGTGAAGGGTGTCAACGGGAGTTAAACCGGAAACGGTGTTCCGAGCGACACCGAAGGACTTACGAACGGAAAGGGTACAATCAAGCTGGTAAGAATAACAACGCATGGAAGAGTGGTATCGGCGCATACAAGAAGATGGCGCTAGATCATTACGGAAGAAACTGTATGGAGTGTGGTTCCGAACACTACATATGCGTCCACCACAAAGACGGAAATCGCAAAAATAACGAGCTTGAAAACCTTGAAGTCCTTTGTCGAAGCTGTCATGCAAAGCGGCACGAACTTCACAAGAACTTTCACCGTTAGAAGGTATAGTCTGTGCCATACGAAAGTATGGGGAACACGTTAGTTTATGGTATGACCGAGTACGGGCTGGCAAAAGACCCGAAGATGGGCATGACGGTGGAGCAGGCGGCGCAGTTCATCGAAGACTATATGAACACCTTCCCCGGAGTGCGTGAGTACGCCCAGTCCATGATTGCCTTCGCAAGGCAGAATGGCTACGTGGAGACCATGTTCAAGCACCGCCGACCCATCCCGGAAATCAACCATCCGAACAAGTGGGTGCGGCAGAAGGGCGAGAACAAAGCCATGAACACGCCGATTCAAGGAAGCGCGGCAGACCTTATCCGTCTTGCCATGGTGAACATGAAGCGGGAAGCGCCGGAGTGGTTCAAGCTCATCATGCAAATCCACGACGAGCTTCAGGCGGAAGTGCCCGTGGAGTACGGCATCGAAGGTGCCCGGTTCATGAAGGAAGTCATGGAGCGCCACATCGAAGGCTTCAGCGACATCATGCCCATCATCTCCGAGCCTGCTATCGGTGCAACATGGGACACCGCGCTGGACATCAAGTTCAAGCCGGATGGAACCGCCTACGTGAAGCCGAAGAAGGAGAAGAAAGAGGCTACGGATGTAACCTACGACATGATTGCGCCGTACGAGCACTACTACAAACTGGCTGGCATCGAAATCGCCTGATGGGTGGTTTCGATTCCAGCTTCCGAAGGGAGCGCAACGACTATGAGCGTTCAGGATACTGTGAAGGTTCAAGCAGAAGTGGGAAGGAAGGTTCAGGAGTTCATCGACCAAGGGTACGCGGTGGAGGGTGACAAGGAATGAGAATTCACATGTACATGAGCACCGAAGAGTTGGAGAAGTACCGCGCCGGACGGGTGGCGTGGGGCGTGTCGAAGGAAGGGCGCAGGGACTATCCGTACATGAACATTCATGTGGACGTGGATGAGCGGGACGTGGTAGGCTTGGATACAAAGACAATGCCTGTGTACGATTCCGAAGGGCGCAAGACCGGGGAGTGCTACACGTTCGTGAGATATGATGTGGTGAAGGGTGGTGATACGGATGAATGAGAACCGCAAAACACTGAGCGCGTGGGTGGCGGAAGGCGGCTACCGCTGGGTGGACGGTCACGAAGTTGTAACCAAGGGCTTTATTACGTGGGTGGAAGCCCAAGCCCTGATTGAAGAGTACCTTGCGAAGGGGTGGCTGACCCGTGGGTGACCAACTGACACCCGTGCTGGAAAAGGAACTGCTTGACCGCTTCTTTACTGACCTGACGCAGTTCATGGAAAACTACATTTTCTGGACTTCGGAAGTTCCCAAGACGTTGGTAATCAACCCGGACATCATCGGCAAGCTGTCCCGGATGGAAGGGTTCTACGAACGGGAAGAACTGAAGTCACTGGTTCCCGCCCACGCCCCGGTGGTTCGCTACTTCAGATTGAAATACGGCGTGGTGGAGCTGTATGAAGACTACGAAGAGAAGTTCCTTCACTTTGAATAATAAGGCTTCCTCTCCACCTACACTTTGGCTTCGGAATTCGCTTCCGAAGCCTTTCTCTTTGTAGAGACGAAGAAAATTTCCCATGCTAAAATGGTAAAACCGACATGGGAAATCCGAAGGAAAGGGGGTATTCGTGTGCTGGATTTAAGCAATTTGCCTCAACGAGACTGGGGCAAAAAGCTGGAAAAGGAATGGGAGTACAAAGGCAGGACGCTCCGCATCTTTTCTGTGGAGCCGCAAGCCCACCTGATTGGGGTGACCCATTGTATCGACCTTCTGGAAGGGTACTCCATGGATGCCATCTTGGTCAAGGCGTTTGAGAAGAACTACAAAACGCCGAGCAAGCCCGGCGTGGTGGAGAAATACGGGTTCGAGCAAATGCACGGCGAACCGCTGGAGCTGGTGAGTTTCGTCTACGAGTGCATCTTTGACCGCGCCACTGAAGGAGAGATGAACCGCTATCGGGTAGGGCACTCCAAGAACTACGAGAGCGGGCGTTACGTGGACTACGTAAAGCACGGGCTGACCATCATCTTCCCTGACGATTGCACCACGGAAGAGCTTCGGAAGGAGTTTGTGGAAGTGGACGTGGCGCACGACCTTCAACGCTATGTAGACGCCATCGAGCGGGGAGCAAAACGACAGGAAGCGCGGCGCAGGCTTGGGGAGTACCGGGCGGTGGAATCCGTTCACTCCTTCAATCTTCGTTCGGTATGGCACGTTGCCCGCCAGCGCTCCGCCGAGCTGTCTCCGAATGGGCGGGAAGCGGAGCCGCAAATCGGCAAGGTAGCCACGCAAATGGTGAAAGCCATCGAGCCGCACCTTCCGCGCTTCTACGAAACGCTTGTGCGGCAGATTGCGAAGGGGTACCGTTAGAATTCTGCCGGAAACCCATGTATAGTGGGAACCCACCGCTGAAAAAGGAACGAAAGGAGCGCTGAAACATGCGAAAACCCAAGGGAATCTTCATCACGTTTGAAAGCACAGCAGAAGGGCTTGGTAAGAGTACCCAAGCCCAACGGCTGTACGAGAACCTGAAAAGCGCTGGATATGATGTCGTGCTTACCCGAGAACCCGGGGGAACGGAGTTGGGCAAGCAAATTCGGGAAATACTCCTGACTCCCCGACCAAAAGAGCAGGAGCTTTCAAAGGCAACAGAACTGTTCCTGTATCAGGCTGACCGGGCACAGCACTACAAGGAAGTTCTGAAGCCCGCGCTGAAGGCGGGGAAGATTGTCATAAGTGACCGCTACTTCGACTCTACGTTAGTATATCAGGGCAACGGCAGAGGGTGGAAAACCGCATTTCTGTGGCGGTTGCATCACGCGACAACTGGTTCGTTGCTTCCTGACCTAACGATTGTCTTGGACGGAACCACTTACCGACAATCTCCCAATGAAGACCGCATAGAGCAGTTGGGGGAGGACTTTTTTGCGAAGGTGAAGCGTGGCATCCTTCACCTTGCGTCCAAGTCCGACCGATACGTGGTGCTGGACGCCAATGTTGACGAGACCGACTTGGCGAACCAAATTCTCGCTGTTGTGCGGGAACGGGTGCTTCCGAACCCTTGATGGTTCTAGTGTATGCTTGTATGGGTGCAGTATGCCCCTTTTTATTGCCCATTATACCACCCAACTTTTCGACAAAGCGTGGTGACTGTATGGAAACGGTGAGAATCCTTTCCTTCGATATGGGGACGGCGAACACCGCCTGCTCCATGATTGTCGGGAACCTGAAGTACAACACAAAGGGTTTGTCAGGTTTCCGCATGATTAAGACTGACAAGAGCTTCGGAAGCGTACGCGACCGCATCGACTACATCGGGGAGGAAGCCCGGAAAGTTATCCAGCAAGCAGACCCTACACACATTGCAATAGAGGACTTCACCGAGCAGGGGAAGTTCGTAGGAAAAACCTACAAGGAAATGGCGTGGCTGACCGAGCACTTCCGCATTTTGGGGCGCGAGTTGGGCTACGAAGTTGCCATTTACGAGAACGGTTACTGGAAGAAAGTGACCATGGGTGCCATGCGAGTGAACAAGCAACAGGTTCAGCACTACGTATGCACCCAGCTTCCTGAAGCCAGCACCATGCTGGCACGGCAACCCGACCATGTATGGGATAGCGTGGGCATCGGGTTGTGCTGTTGGAAGCTTTTGCAAAGGACGAAATTGGACAGGGGGAAATAGCTATGAAGGTGATTTACGAAGACCATGCAGACGGCGCATACGCCGATTCATACAAAAAGCTGGAAGTTGGGAACATCGTTCCCTTTGAATTGCGCGTCATGGCGGCGGTGGATGCTAACGAATTCAGCACCATCGACCTTCGTAAGGTTCAAAATGTTTTGGCGGAGAAGCCGTTCCTGCTGGATGAGGACTTCATTGCCCAGTACGTAGGCAAGGAACCGCAGTGGGGTGAGCTGGGCTGGTTTACGTTCAAGCGCACCTACGCAAGGCGGGTGGAGCGACCGGATGGAACGAGCGTCCGCACCGAAGAGTGGACGGAAGTGGTTCGCCGGGTAGTGGAAGGGAACCTGAACATCATCAAGGAAGACCCGCTGGTGACACAGGAATACGGGCAAACGCTGTTTAAGCAGATATGGAACCTTGTATGGACGCCACCCGGGCGTGGGCTTTGGATGAGCGGTTCCGAGTTCGCCAAGCGCTCCGGGGACTCCATGAATAACTGCTGGTACGTGGCAACCCGCCCGTGGCACTACGGCGAGACCAGCAAAATCTTCACCCGCTACACCATCGACCCGTACGAAAAGAAAGTGTCCTACCCGTTTGTCTTCCTGTTTGACATGGCAATGAAGGGCGGCGGCGTGGGCTTCTCCGTGGAAGAGGAAGACCTTGCGGAAATCCCCGCCCCGAAAAACCGGGTGGAGCTGTACTTCTACCTGAATCCTGAACATAAGGACTTCCCGGAAGTGCAGGCTATGGCAAAGAAGGTAGGCGCACGGCTGAATGTGCCCTATGAGCTTCCGAAGGATGGAAAAGAGCGGAGAATCGTGGAGCTGACCGTGGCAGACAGCCGCGAAGGCTGGGCGGAAGCCATGGTGGTCACCATTGACGAGCACTATGCAGGAATGGACGTTGACCTCCTGATTGACCTCTCCGAAGTCCGCGAACGCGGGACGCCCATCCGGGGCTTCGGCGGCGTGGCAAGCGGAAGCGCTCCCCTGCTGGAGCTGTTGCACTTCTACTGCCTAACCTTCAACAAGTTCGTGGGCAAAAAGCTCACTTCCGAAGCCTGCACCGACCTGCACAATGCGACCGGGCGTTGTGTAGTAGCGGGCAACGTGCGGCGTACTGCTGAAGTGGCGCTGGCAAGTCCGTATGACCAGTCCTTTATCGACCTGAAGAACTACAAGCTGTACACATGGCTGGGCGGCTGGCGTGACCGTGGAGACGGTACATGGGAGCAGTACCAGCACTCCGATGAAGAACTGCTGGCGCAGGGATACACACAGGAAGAAATCGACAATGCCCGCTATCAAGTATGGGCACAGAACAACCACCGCTGGGCGTCCAACAACTCCGTGGTCATTGACGACCCACGGGGCTACAATTACGGCTTTATCAGTGGCGGTATCGAAGCGAACGGGGAGCCGGGTGTGCTAAACCGCTGGCTGATGCAGAACTTCGGAAGAATCATTGACGGCTACCGGGAAATGCTAGACAAAGCCCGTGGTGGCAACCCGTGCATGGAAATCAGCTTGGAATCCGGGGAGCCGTGCAACTTGGTGGAGCTGTTCCTGCCTGTCATGCACCGCATGGGCATCGACCCGGTGGAAGTTCTGCCGTACATGGTGCACTACGCGAAGCGCGTGACCTTCAGCCCGTATGAATGGGAGCTTTCCCGTGAAGTGATTCAACGCAACCGCCGCTTGGGCATTTCCCTGTCCGGCTTTGCGGATTGGGTGCTGATGAAGTACGGCAAGGGTGCTATTCGGGGCTGGAAGGTGTATCGGAAGTCGGAATGGCACGACATGGTATGGTTGACGGACGATGTGCCGTTTGACTACTACCACGGCAACGTACCGCCAGCGTATGACCCAGAAGAGGAAGTCTGTGAGCCGGATTACAACCCGGACTTGGTGGCGGAAATCGACCGCATGTACAAGCTTGTGGTGCAAGCCGACATCGAGTACAGTGCCATCCTTACGAAGGCGCTGGGATACGAAGTAAAGCCATCCCTGAAGCGCACCACGGTAAAACCGAGTGGTACGGTAGCGCTTCTGCCGTTTGTGTCGCCGGGTGTGCACCACCACTACTTCCGCTATGGAATCCGCCGCATCCGGGTGCAATCCAACGACCCGCTTCTGAAGCTGGCGGAGATGTGCGGCTACCATACCGAACCTGCCGCGCAAAACCCGGGTTCTCATGTGATTGAGTTCCCCGTCATGGCTCCGACAGCGGAGTACGAAGACTTCCGAAGCTGTGAAGACATCACGATTGAGGAACAATTCGCCATGCAGGCGTTCCTGTGCGTGTATTGGGCAGACAACATGGTGTCCTGCACCATCACGTTCCATGAACATGAGAAGCCGAAGATTCGCCCCTTGCTGGAGCAGTACCGCATGCGGATTAAGTCCACGTCCCTGCTCCCCTACAGCGGACATGGGTACGTGCAAGCGCCATATGAGCCGAAGACGAAGGAATGGTACGAAGAGGCTATCAAGAAAATCCAGTGGAAGCCGCATGAGCTGTACCACATCCTGATGAGCACCGGACAATTTGAAGACCAAGAAATGAGCTTGGCGGAAGCCATCGAGTGCGCGGGTGGAGCTTGTCCGGTACGCTAGAATTTTACGGAAAGCCTGTGTATAGTGGTAATGGGATCCGAAAGGCTCCCTGTCCATCAAAACAAAGGAGCTGGTAACATGAACAAGGGCATCTTTAAGTACCAAGACATGGTGTGGCGGAAGACACGCGAAGACTGTGCGGCGTTGGCACCGTGCATGCCGAGGCTCATCATTGAACGCCTTTCAGAAGACGCTGTGATTCCCACCTATGCTTCCGAAGGCGACAGCGGCATGGACGTATACGCTACGAAGTCCGTTTTGCTGGAACCCGGAAATACGGTGCTGATGAAGCTGGGCTTCAAAATGGGAATTCCACGCCACCCCTTCCATGAGTTGGGCTACCGCTGGGAGTGCCAAGCAAGACCCCGCTCCGGCGTAAGTCTGAACACGTCCCTTCGGGTGGCGAACGCGCCGGGCACCATCGACAACTTTTACACCGATGAAGTGGGCATCATCCTGACAAACACCGCGCAACGGCTGTACGACTTCAACAAGGATAAGCGATGGATAATTGACCATTCGGAAGACAGTGTGGAGATTGTGGAAGACGCTGACTTCGCCATCAATACCAGTTCGGACGTGTACGACCTGAAGGGGAACGTGGTGCCTATCTCGTCCCTGAAAGACCTGTTCCCTGACCGCCTGCTCCCGCTGGAGCTTCCCCGGGGAACCGTGCTCATCCGAAAAGGGGAGCGCATTGCCCAACTGGTCTTTGCGGAAGTGATTCGCCCACTGGAGATTGTGGAGGGCAAGGTGGATGAGAGCGTCAGCCGTGGCGGCGGATTCGGTCATACGGGGGTGTAAGGAGAGTCGGGAAGGCACAATGCCTTCCCCTTCCGAAGCCCTAAGTTGTTCGCGTTTGTATAAAGTTGTTGACACTTGGACACCGTAAGGGTAGAATAAAGTACGAACATAGCCGAGAAAAAGGAGCTGGTAAGCGTGTTAGTACAGGCAATGGACAACTTCCAAGTCGCCAAGCGGAAGCACAAGGAAAACGTGAAGGGACAGTATCTTGATAAGGTGGGAGCCAACGGCGCGAAGGAGTACTTCCGGGCTTCCGAATTGGGAAGCGGCGACCGGAAAATCATCTACGGGTTCTTCGCCCATCAACTTCCGAAGCAGGAGAAGTCGGCGCGGAATCTTCGGCAGTTGGAGAACGGCGACTACGTACACGACCGCTACCAACAGGCATGGGAAGAGATGGGTTGTCTTCTTTCCATGGAGCAACGCCTGTCGTCCAAGGACGACGAATACCTGTCGCAATTCCCGTGGGAGTGGGCGGGGCACTACGATGGGGAGCTGGACATCAACATCATCCGCGCCCATGCGCTGGGATACGCCACCGTCCATTCCGTCTTCAACGAAGAGACGGGCAAGTGGGAAATCGAAGTGGAAATTGACGAAGCGTACGCCAACTCCATTGGGCTGTTCGACGAAAACGGAAACCTTTCGGAGAGCTATGAACCGCTTCGGATGGTGGCAGACATCAAGACCATGAACCCGTGGGGATTCAAGCGCATCAAAGAGCAGGGCGACATCTCCGACATCCAAGGGTACATTGACCAAATCAGCTTCTACATGTACATGCTCAATACGCCGTACGGCTCCATCTACATTGAGAACAAGGAAAACAATGACGTGGTGGAAGTGCAGATTGTCTGGAAGGACTTCCATGATGGGGTGGAGTACAAATTCGACCCCAACATCCACGGAGAGCAGACCGAAGACCAAGTGCGCGTGGTCATTGACTCCGGGCGATTCTTCGGGGACGCCACCCGGGAGGGCGTAGTACCGCGTCTGACCCGCCTGTGGAACGTCAGGGAAGCCCTCCGTGAGGCGCAGGAGCGCGGAGACTTGGAGGCGGTTCGCCAAATCTTCCGGGAGCATCTTCCCCGTTGCGCCGACAAGCCGAACGCTTTCCCGTGCTCATGGGGACACAAGACCGGAAAAGTGCAGTATTGCGAGTTCTTTCAACATTGCTGGGACGACAGACACCAAGGCATGGCGGTGGCAACTTACGAACCGTGCCCGCCAGAAGCTATATGGGAGTTTGCCGACGAGCAGGACAACGTGGTGCGAATCGACAGCCGGAAGGTGCCGCAGGGCGTGACCGAAGAGGGATTCCTTGCGCTGGTGGAAGCCGGGGTGCTGGACTACACCAAGTTCTTGGTGGACGAAGACATGGCGGCATACTCTTCCGAAGAGGTTGCCAGCTCCGAAGAGACCGCGACACACGCCGACAACCTGTTCACCAAGGACGGGGAGCTGAAGCTGGACGCTCCCGCACAGCCTTCCGAAACGGAAGAGTACATCAACGAGGACGGCAAGAAAGCCATTAAGTGCACCAACTGCAAAAAGGAAGTCACCTACCAGCGCCTTGGAAACGGTGGAACGAAGAAGTGCGACTTTTGCGGGCATGTGAACCACGTCATTAAGCTGTAAACAGGGGCTTCCACTTCGGAAGCCCTTCTCACTAACGAAAGGGGATATGAGGAATGAAGAAGACAGGCGTTAACCTTATGGTGTACACAACAAAGGAAGAACTGCTCAATGCAAAGAACGGCGGCACAACGCTGGTAGCGTCCAAAACCAAGACGAAGGACGCCGAATACCAAATCTCCGTCCCGTTGGACGCATGTGATATTCTGGATGATAGCGTCCGGGTAAACCTTGCCCTGATTCAGCAGAGCATCGAAGATGTTGGGAAAGTCATTGGCGAAGCCATGAGCGCCGAGCTGGCGAAAGTCTTCAGCAAGTTCACAGAGTAGACGACGAAAGGATTGGTAACCTGTGAGAGACCTGATGAAAAAGTATGGCTGGACGGAGCCGTACATCCCAATGAATGTGAAGAACTCCGAAGGCAAGCTGGAGAAGCTGTTTGCTGACGACGACTATATTGCCGAGCTGAAGCGGGACGGTTCCCGCTACACGGTGATCGACGGACGGTTCTTCAGCCGCAAGAAGTCCGAAGACAAGAAGAAGCCGGAGACGTTGGGGCTTCCGGTGGAGAAAACCGCCAATGTGCCGCACCTTGCCGAGTTCTTCAGCCAGTTCCCGGGCTACGTCTTCGAAGGGGAGATTTTCTACCCGAAGAAGAAAAGCAACACAGTCACCAGCATCATGGGCTGTGACGCATGGAAAGCACTCATGCGGCAAGAGTTCGGGGAATTTGACCACTTCCCAGCACCGAAGGCAGGCGACCCGGCGGTGCTTAAATGGCGACCGGATGAGAACTCCGAATGGATGAAGGTGGATAAGGATTCCGAATCCTTCCTCTCCATGGGGCTGGGCAAGATTCACTACATGCTGTTTGAGTGCACCTACGTGGAAGGGCAAGACCTCCGCGACCTGCCATGGGAAGAGCGCCGGGAGTACTTGGAGCATTTCTATGAGACCTACGTTGCCGGGACGGAGTATGAAGCGTTCATCCACCTGTCCACGGTGTTTGAAGGGGAAAGCGCGAAACGCGCCCTTCTGAAGTGGGCGGAAGAGAACAAGGAAGAGGGCATCGTCTTTAAGAACCGCCATTCCACCTACCAATGCGACAAGCGCCCGGAACACCACTGGTACCGGGTGAAGGGTAAAATCTATGCAGATGTGGTGGTGATGGGCTACGAGCCGCCGGAGAAAGAACACAAAGGAAAAGCTTCCGAGCTTCCGGGCTGGCAGTACTGGGAGGACGACTCCGGGGAAATCCATATCGGTTCCCACCATGGCAAAGGGTTCACACCTGTTTCCAAGTTCTACGCCATGGGCTGGATTGGCTCCGTCAAATTCGGGCTGTACAAGGATGGGGAGTTGGCGGAAGCCGGGACGTGCTCCGGGATGGATGAAGAGATTCGGCAGTTCTTCACCGACAACCAAGACCATCTGCTTGGCAGGGTTATCGAAATCAGCGCCATGGAGCGCACCGACAAGGGCAAGTTCCGTCACCCGCAGTTTGAACGCTTCCGGGATGACAAGAACGCCGAAGATTGCCTGTGGGAAAACGAGATGGGAGGGGAATAATCCGTGGCAAAGTTCATCTTCAAAGTAGCTATGGGGGATATAGAAGGCTCCGTAACTTCCGAAGTCGTGGAGATTCCGAACAAAGAGCTGGAAGGTTTGACGCAGGAAGAGCGTGAGCAGGTTGTCGAAAGGTACTACCAAGAGTGGATGAAAAAGCATATCTGCACCAGTATTTCCGAAATTCCTGAGTAACACAAAAGGCGGGCTTCCGAAGAAGTCCGCCCATTGTAAAGGAGCTGGATACCGTGAAAGAAGCGGAGCAAATGCTGGAAACCTTCATCAATCGGAAGGCTACGCACAGCACCACCAGTATTGTAACCGAACTGGCTGAGATATGCCAACGGGCGAAGTTTTCCAGTCGGGAGGCGCAGGAAGCCTTCGCTCAAACGTGCCACAACTTCGGCGTATACAGCCGGGAGCAGGGCAAAACGTCATGGGGCAAAAACCAGTTTATCCAATGGTACAACCGGGAAATCGAAACCGCCAAGGTGATGGCAGGGTACGTAGAGCCTTCGGAAGATGGCTACAGCATCCCGGATGATAAGCCGCCATGGGAAGACGGAGACCCCGTTTTTCAAGTGGGAAGCACGGAACCCGTCGAGTTCGTGCATGCAGGGGCACGGAAGCCGGGCGTGTACGTGGAAGTGAAGCACAACATCGAGCCTGTGCCTGTACAGCCCAGCGTGACAGCCGAAGACTGGAAAGACCGCCGCATCCGGAAGCTGGAGGCGGAGGTAACCCGCCTGAAGAGTAAGCTGGCGGAAATCAATCGCCTGTCCGCCCATTGGGACTGACGAATAAAGGAGTGATGGCATGCGTAAGGGAACGCAGATAGCGCTGGTGTTGTTCATGGCGGCGACCGCCGCCGGAACCACCTACGCTATTCATGTTCCGAAGCTGAAGAAGAAAGTTGAAGCTTTGGAGCAGAACCAAGCATTTTTGGAAGCGAGACTTCACGCATACGTACAACAGGGACGACAGCAAAGCATAACCATACGAGAGCTTCAAAAAGAGCTGGAAGAAAAGGAAGCCGCTCTTCGGAAGGTGACCAAAGAGCTTGAAGCCACCAAACAGAAAAGCACCGTCCGCGCCGCCAGTCTGACCAGCCGGGGCGGCAACCATGTACGAGAGCTGACCGGGTTCGAAGTGACATGGTACAACAACCACGGGACGACCGCCAGCGGGCGGGTGACCCAAGACGGCGTGACCGCCGCCGTTGACCCGCGAGTAATACCGCTTGGCACATGGTTTGAAATCATCTTCCCGGACGGGACGGTGCTGAAACGAAGAGCAGACGACACCGGAGGCGCGGTAAAAGGCAGGGTAGTGGATGTGTACGCCAACGCTCCGAAGGGGGAACTTCTGGAGCGCGGGCGAACGCGGAACGTCCGAATTCGCATCCTTGGTAAGGAGTGAGGGCATGGACAATGTGTATGACTTCTTCAGCAGGCGCAACATGCGAGACCTTGCCCAGCAGGACTACAAACGAAACGAAGAGACCGTCAACGAGCGCGGGAGGTACATCGGCGTACTTCCGAAGAACGAAACCAAAGTGGTTCGTGACCTTGTAGACCAACTGGGGCGCAAGAAAGCACAGATTGACCAACTGGTTGCCGAATGGAACACGCTTTATGAGGGCTACGCCTTCATGATGTCCGGCGTGTTGGCGCTCTTGAACGTGGACATGGACGAATTCCACCCGGAAACGGACGACATCTATGTGGACAAAGACGGGCATGTATGGATAGTAAAGCGAGAATGACACCTGAGAGCCTACAGAACACCGCTTCTGTAGGCTCTTTTCCTACCCAAGGGGGTTGAGATACGTGAGCGTCCTAGCGCGAGAACCGCTAACCGAAGAAAAGAACACAGACCTGCTTCGGCGGGCAAAGAACGGGGAACCGGGCGCAAAAGACCTGTTCTTTGCCCACAACTACCGCTTGATTGTCTACACCGCCCGGAAGTTCGAAGAAAGCGGCGTGGAGTTGGATGAACTGATAGCGCTGGCACAGTACGGGTTCCTGAAGGCGTTCAATACCTTCGACTTCGCCAAGGGTGTGAAATTTGCTACATACGCCTCCCGCTGTATGGAAAACGAAATCCTCATACACCTTCGGAAGCATAAGAGGAACCAAAGCACCGTCAGTCTGGACGCACCCCTGAACATTGACGCAGACGGAAAGGAGCTTGCTGTAGCCGATGTGTACGCCGCAGATGATGGGCAGTATGAAGACTACGCCCAACGAGACGCCATACGGGCAGTGATGGAGGACTTCAGGCGAAGAAGTGACCCGATTCTGTGCAAGGTGATTGAGCTTCGCTTTTTGCAGGAGGAAGAGCTGACCCAAAAGGAAATTTCCGAGCGCTTGGGTGTCTCTCAATCTTATGTGTCCCGGCTGGAGAGGCGGGCGATAAAAGAGCTTCGGAAGTTTGCCAAACGACACCATTTACTGGAGGGGGACGTGAACATGGTAGCGCCCAAAGTAGACCCGGGGCTTTTGGTGTATGCCTTTGAAAATACGGCGCTGTCCAGCAGTCAGATTGGACAAGCTTTTAATCTGAGCCTTCCCACCGTGAGCAAGTGGCGGGAGCGATACAAAGCGGGGACGCTCCGTAACGTGGAGCCGAACCCGGAAGCCAAGGAAATACTGGACAGGTACATCGACACCCTGACCGAGATACAGAAAAGACAGCTCCGCAACAAGGAGATACGGGAGCGGCAGAAAGCCTACGAAACACCCAGCGAAGTGAAGACCTACACCATTCCGGTGGAGAAGCCGGAGCCGCCGCAGACCGCAGAAGAGCCGGAAGGTACCGTCTACGACGAAGTTGCCAGCGCTCTCCATACGGAGCTGAAGTCTTCCGAAGAGCATAAGCCGCGCACCATCCAAGTCTCCATGGATGATGCGGACGTGGACAACATTGCCGACTTCTTGGAGCTGGTGATGCTTCAGCTCCAGCGCGGCAAGACCTACCACTTCCATGTAAGCATAGAAGAAGCCCGTTAGTCCAAAAGACTGACGGGCTTTTCGTCTTTCCCTATCCAAATGTCTCCCAACACATTTTCCCGCGCCTTCTCTTCCGAAGTAAACAGCCACACCAAGTCCGTTTGGTCTATCTGCACAATGGAGTTCCGAAGCTGAACCGCCCGCTCCCATGTCGTCGTCACCGTGAGAATGTACGGGTACGTTTCGTAAAACTTGCGGTATTCATCGGAGTCATAGAAAGCGGTGTAGCGCTGGTGCTTCTTCTGAAAGACGTGCGGCGTCATGGTGCCATTGTCCCACTCCAGAAAGAAGTGGAAGCCGTCCTCCCCGACGAAATACTGCCCGTAGGCGTCCGGGTTGAAGACCATCTTGCGCCCCCAGTGGGTAAATTCATGCCGGATGTGGCTTTCGGTTCGGAAGAGTGTCGCTTCATGTCCGTTCGCCCGTGCCGCCCGGAGCAGGAACAGGTAGAAGTTGTTGACCGCCACCATGTGACCAAGGTAGGGAAGGCGGGCTTCGTTCATTTCATAGCGCCAGTTTACTTCCTCCGGCTTCATGTTGAGAAGCCCGGCAACTACTTTTGCGCCCATGGCGTCGAGCACGGCGTGAGCCTGTGAGCTTCCGTTGTTTTCCCCTACGTCCACAAAGAAGCGGTCTATCAGCCCATAGTCGAACAGCTTCCGAAGCCTACGGCGGGCAATGAGAACCGCTTGGGAGTTCTCCTTCCCTTTGCTGTCGTAGCGGAAGTGCATTTCCGCCACCTGCTCCGTGGTCAGACAGCGGTGGTAGTAGATGGACAGGAGCACTTCCTTGTCTCGCTTGGTGAGAATGGGCTTTTGGAAGATGTCATGCAGGTAGGTGTCCGCCTCTCCCATGGGCTTGCGCTTGTACTTACTGATTTTTCGGGAACGGTATAATCTTGTCTGATTGTTCTCGTCCTTCAAGGGTGACCGCTCCTTTCCTTATTCTGCCGGAAGCATTGCCCTTCCGAACACGGGGACTGTCTTCATCCTGAAGCTGGTTGGCTTCCACCAAGGCGTAGCGTTCGTCTATGTCCTCTTTCACTTCGGAAATGTGCTTGTAGTGCTTGCGCTTGTAAGCTTCCCGCCACTCCGCTACTTCCTCCCACGACACGCTGGGGAACACTTCGGTCATATCCAAGTTGTCGAAGGTGAACGGAGCGGGAGACAGTTTCTTGAACCGTCCGAAGCCCGTGTATTCCTCCATGCTGGTTAAGTCCTCCGGCTCCACGCCGGGGAACATCTTGGCGATTTTCGGCGCGGACGCCGTACCCATGAGAAGCCCAATCTGGCTGAAGGTGTTGTCTTCAATCATACCAAGCATCGTGTCGTCCAACTGTTTGACTGACTGGTGCGCCAGCACCAGACCCAGCCCGTAGGAACGCGCCATTTCCAAGAACTTCTTCATGTCGCCTTCCTGTTCGGTAAAGCGTTCGAACTCATCCAAGAAAAAGACGTGCGGCACCCGCTTTTCCCGGGGCGTGTCGTCCCGGCTGAAGGTTGCCTTGGAGATGAAGCTGGTGAACAAAGTTCCGAAGAATGTGAGAATTTCCTCTTCGTTCTGCCCCATGGACAGATTGACGAGGATGATGGCTTTCTCGTCCATGAGCTTGCGCCAGTTCAGCACGTTTTCCCGCTGGGAGAGCGTGTAGCGCGGGCGTTCGTTTTGCGTGATGGTCTCTAGCTTGTTGAGAATGGCTCCCGCTTCCGTCTTCCGCTGGGAGGGCTTCATCTTCTTGTAGATGTTCTTCCAGTACGCCAGCACGTCCGGGAACTCCGTGCCCTGCTCCATGCGCCGGATGGTTTGGTCAAGGTAGGCTTCATCGGTGAACATGCGGTAGACCTCCAAGAGGGAGCCTTCCTTGTCGGTGGAGATAACCGCTATCAGTGCCTTCCGAAGGATGTTCTGGCTGTGCTCTTTGATGGAGCCTTCCGAGAACACCTTCACGAAGACGCTGACAATCAGGGTGGCAAGGTTGTAGATGGTCATGTTCGGCTGGCGCAAGATATTGAAGGGGAGGAACCGGGCGCTGTCGTGCAAGTCGATGTACACCACCCTATCCCACTCACTCTTCGGAAGGTGCCGGAGGAAGTCGTCTACCACGTCCCCTTTCACGTCAAAGAAGGTAATTCCGGCATGCCGCACCGCCTGAAGCGCCAAAAAGGAAAGCCAGTAGGACTTCCCGGAACCCGTGCCGCCGATAACGTAGACATGTTGCATGAGCATTTTAATGTCTTTGAAGGCAAGATACTTCACCCGTCCCCGGAAGTTGGAGACGCCGAAGACGATAGCACCGTCCGCCCACGCCTCTTCCAGCGAATCGTACTTGTGGACGCCCTCCGGCACAGGAAGTTTCTTGGCGCGGAGCCGAACAACGCCGGGGATGTGCCGGGACGGGTAATGCAGGAGCGTGGCAAGCTCCGCCGGGGTGACATAGTTTTCGATGGGGTAGGTGTGAATCCGCCGGGCTTCGTAGTCCTTCAGGAACCGGGTGCGGTCTTCCTGCTTGAAATACTTTAGAATGGTTCTATTTTTGTAATTCGTATAAGGACGGAGGCGGTTCTTGTCGGTAGCCGGGGCAAACGCCGACAGCACCGTAGCCAGCCGAGCGCCTGCCTTTCCGAAGGTGCCGTGGGAGCAGACCACACGCACCAACAAGTCGAAATACACGCCCGCTTCGAGCTTTTTCTGGATGGAAGTTACGCTGTGGTGCTGTTCCTTGGCTCCCGCCGACCCCATGAGCGCATGTGTCACCGCGCCTATCAGCGCCTTGGGCACTTCCAGATAGGGATTGTACTTGGCGTACGGGTAGTGGAGTCGGGACGGACGCTTGCCGTACTTCCGGTACAGCTCAAAATACGTGTCAGCAATCTTCAGGACGCGGTAGTGCACCGGGCGAAGAAGGAACTGCACCGCGACTTCCTCCGTGTCGTCTAGGTTCTGCATGGACGCGCACAGGGACGCCATTAAGTCGGCACCCGCCCGCTCCCCGTCACTTTGGGCAAGGTTAAACAGGTAATGACCGTCCAGCTCCAAGGTGGCGCATTGCACGTCACGACCGTACAACCTTCCGAAGGCGGCGTAGTCTGCCTTGGCGTCCACCACTTCCGCGCAGGGGTGGATGGAGTTGAGGTTGGACTGGAAGAAGTCCTTGGACAGACCGCCCGACAGCCACGTATACAGCCGAATCCCGGAGTTGTTGCCATGGAACTCCATGGAGACCCACTTGTATGGCTGGGACGGTTCATAGATGGTGTACAGGGAGTCGAAGAAGTTGTTGTACTGGGACGGCTTGAATTCGGCGTCCTTTTCGATGAGCACCTGATACAGCGCCCCCTCTTCGGAAGCTTTGTCGAGCTTCTTGCGGTTGTACGGATACATAAGCACTTTGAACAGCATTACTTCCCACCGCCCAACAGCGCGTCTTTGACAGATTCCGCCAGCGCCCGCAGGAACTCCCCGGAGAGAATCCACGCCTTCAGCGCCGCCAGCTTCACCTTCGCCACGGTAAACAAAAGCACCGCCATTTTCCCGGCGAAGATAGCCACCACGCCGACAAACATAGCACCAAACGTCCACTTCAGCACCAGCGTCTCCAGCCCGGTATCCGTCATTCTCATGGTCTCACCGCCCTTCAAAGTTGGAAGAAGGTAGCCACCGCCTTGTAGATGGCACTAAACAGCCCAATCACTTCATACAGGATGATGCCGCCGCCTACGAAGACCACCAGCGGAGCCAAGTCGCCGCGTCCGGTGAACTTCAGAAACGTGGTCACCACCAGCGTGACAAAGCCGACGATGAGCATATCCAAAAGAATCTTGCCGTGACCTGCCCAAAAGCTGTACTGGGCACCTTGCGCCGCCACGGGAATTGCCACCGCTGACGACTTGAACAGGAGCGCGGAGAGCATTGCCGGAGACACGCCGAAGATGGTGAACGCCACAGCCGGAGCCGCAAGTGCCAGCGTGTTCACCACCTTTTTGTTCCGTTTGTACCAGCGGGTAAAGCTCCTGCCGTTTAGGATGTCGTCTATATCGTCCAGCGTGAGTGTTCCGGCACCTGCCACGGATGAGCCAAGCTTCCGAAGTTCCAAAACGTCCCGCAACTTGCCTACGACTTGGTAAGCCATGCGAACCAGCCCTTTCCCTGTAGTTTTCCTGTATCGGTACTATATTGTATGGGCGTGTGCCCAGTTGGTACGTTGTCCGCCTGAGAATTTTTTGGTATATTTTTCATGACAACCTCCTCCTGCATTGCCCGATAACGGCGCTTGGAGCCATACCCGATAACGGTAAGGCTTCTTTTTTCCAAGGGGAGGAATTGTTCGAATCCCATCACCCATTCGACCGCCTCTCAGCAGAAAACCCCGTGCTGACCTCACACGGGGTTTTCTGCTTGTCACCACAGCCGCAGGCGGAACTTCTTCCTCCCCGGGAGCCAAGACGCCAGCTTGTCGCCCAACAGGTGCCCCACACAGCCCGCAAAGACCAAAAGGGGTATGCGGATATCCCCGAACAGGAGAAACGGGCTACAGAGAAGCGCACAGCCCGCCAGCGTGTGGCATTTTCCTCTATGCGTCATGAACCGGGCAAACGGATTCCACTTCCCCAGCGTGGATTGCTGATGGTCAATGTCCGGCAGAAGGCTTCCGAAGAGTACCAAGGCGAATTCTGCCGGGTGGTTCGCCAAAAGAAGACCGAGCACGGTGCCCATCAAAAGGTGCCCGCCAGCATTGAAGTCCTCCACCGCCCTCCGCTTCTTTTTCTTCTTAGGGTGCTTCACTTGGGAAGGATTACTCTTCGGATGTTTTTGGGTGTTCCCCGGCTGACCCGGGAAGGAAATGACCTGACCCATGCGTTCCAGCTCCTTCTTTGTTTTCGGGGTGGCTCCCCGCTATCTGTAGTGTACCCTGAACAAGCGTGAACATACATGAACAACTTATGGAATAAAAAGAACCACAGGCGAAGCGCCTGTGGTCAATCTCCGTCCATATGTGCTATGTCGGAGCTGGTATGCTATCAGTCTATGCAGAAACCCCGGAGCCTATACACACCCAAGTTAAAAATCTTGGAGCATGTTGCTTTTGATGGTAGCCTTTACGTCTCCGGCAGGTTTTTTGGCTGGTTTGGCGGGCTTGGCAGGTTCGGGAAATTTCCATGTAAGAGGCTCCAGCTTTGCCGGGCGCGGTTCTTCCTTCGTCACCTGCACTGTGCCGAGCGCTGACACCCGGACGTATTCGCCCCGCTCCACCGCCATGGCAAGGCGGTATACCTGCTTCAGCCGCGCCGTTTTATCAGAAAACCGCGCCAAGTCGTCTTGGATGTCCTTATCCGCCTTCCCCAGTCGGCAACCCATAAAGTCTTTCGCCATGTCCTACGCCCCTAACTTCAGAAGTCCATACTTGCGGTATCCGTTGGCGTTGGAGTATTCAGCATCCGGCAGAAGGATGGTAGGAACCTTTGCGAAGTCCGCAATGTAGTCGTGGTAGACATACCCGCCGCCGCCTGCCAAGAGGATAGCCGAGAACCTTCGGAAGTCCTCCACGTACAGGGAAAGCTCATCCCGGACGGACGGGAAGACGGTCTCCACGGCTTTGGTCACCAAGTCGCTCACGTCCTCTTCCGAACCGCCCAGCTTCAGCATACCCGAGCGCAGAACGGCATCCACTTCCGCAGGTTGCAAGGTGAAGCGGTACTTCCGGGCGATAAGCTTCCGAAGCTCATTCTGCACCTTCCACACGCCCTGCACGATGGTGAAGCTGTCTTGGCTGTACTTCGACTTCTCCATGATGCACCCATCCGAAGTCCTGCCGCCGATGTCGAGCACCAGCACGTCTTCGGAAAGAAGCGGCTCTTCCCGAATCTCCCCGGTGTCGGTCAATCCGAAGTCGTAGAACGCCCCGGCAGACTGGGGAATCACCAGCGCTTCCCGGACGTTCATCACCACCCGGGCGTTTCCGAAGCCGAAGTGGAACGTCCCCTCCAGCGCTTCTTTGAACTGCTCCCGGTAGGTGCCGAACTCCGCGACAGGCAACCCGGACACCAGCAAGTCGATGAAGGAGACCGCCGTGGCGCGGTTCAGAAGTCCGAAGGAAGTCAACAGCTTCGGCAAGTCGGAATCTTTCGTCAACCGCTCCGCCGTGAAGTCGAAGGTTCCTTTGGAACCCACGTTCCACACGCCCGTGTCACAGGAAATGACGTACCCTTCCGAATCTTCCAACCCTTCGGTGGCGACTTCGGAGCGCCGCTTCACCAAACTGCTGTACTTGCACCGCTCCCGCTCCCCGGCTCCCCATACCGTCTTCGTTTGCACGAAGCCCAAGTCCGTGCCCACCACACGTTTGACGCCTACGTTCCCCGCGCCGACTTGCGTGGGTTTAACGCTTACCTGTGCCTTCAGTGCCATACTGCTTGCCAGCTCCTTTCTTACTCTCCCAGCGTTTAACACTAATGTATTCGTGTACGCTTGGGCATGTGCTTGGATGTGTTTAACAATTTACCCACCCATAGCATAGCAAGACCCCTACCGCTTGGGTAGGAGTCGTGAAGTACTTCCGAAGCTATTTTTTACTTGCCCGGCGCTCCTTCAGCACCCGGAAATTTTTCGAGTACTCTTCCTCCAGCCTGTCAATCTCCGCGCAGATGTCGTGGAGCCAATCCATGTCTCCTGTGGAGTAGGCAACGTACGAGAGGTTTTCCAGCCGCGCCATTTTCCACGCATAGGTTACGTTCAAGTCGAGGCACATGGCAAATTCCGAGCGCTCATCAGCGGTCAGCCCGGCGTCCGAGTTTTTCTTCTCCCACAGCTCCGCTATCCGTTGGTGAATGTGCATCATGCTACCAGCTCCTTTGTGTATGGTTTGTTTGGCTTTGCTCCATCCTATTTACGGTGCACCGTAAGTGTTACGGTCTTCCGTAAAATTGGGCGTATGCCCATGGAAGCCCGCGAATAGGCTAGATCAGGAGGGGTGCCCCATGCTTTGCAGGTTGAAGGAAAAGAGGCGGGAGCGGGGACTGTCGCAGGTTCAGCTCGCCCGCGCTTTGGGCGTACGCATTGCCACCATCAGCGACATTGAGAACGGGAAGCAGGTGCCTTATGTGGACTTGGCATTGCAGATTGCGGCGCAATGCGGGTGCTTGGTGGAAGACATCTGGATACTCCATGACCAAAAACCCACTTCCGAAGCGCGTTAGAATTCTACAAGATGCCTGTGTATAGTGAAAATGAGGGAGCGGACGATAAGCCCCCGCTCCCCAACCAAAAACAAAGGAGCTGGTTAAAATGGTAAAAGTAAAACGCATGTTCACTGGTGAGGGCTGGGACAAATACTACGAGCAAAAAGAAAAGCTGGCAAAGGAATTCAAAGTGTTCACCGAGTACCAAGAGCAAGTCGGCAAGGCGCACAGCAACACGCGCAACAAAATGAAGGGGATGTTCGCTGACACACGCGAAGCTCTGAACTGCACCCGTTCGGAAACCACCAAACGCGAAGATGTCGTGGCACTAATCGCTTGGCTGAAGGAACAGGGCTACGTGGAAGTGTTCCGCAACGACCGCCGGGAAGCAGACGGCATGGGTTATTCCGACATAACCTTCGCCCGCTTCAGCGTATCGCACTCCAGACGCAAGAAGTACGCAAGCGCGGTGAAAATCTACTACACCTGCAACACGCGCGGTCAGCGCTGGTCGATTGAGCTTCACTACCGCTCCCGCATTCTGAAAACGTGGGCGCGAGACTACAACCTGCAAAACATGTTCGACAACCTGACATGGATTATATAAAATGCGTCACTTCCGAAGTTAGAATTCTACAAGATGCCTGTGTATAGTGAAAATGAGGGAGCGGAGCCTGCCGCTCCCAAAACAAACAAAGGAGCTGGTAACAATGGCAAAGCTGAAGACGATGGAGAAAATGCTGGAGATGGGTGGTGTCCAGCGGTTCTACACTTGGGACATGGTGAAAAAGGAATACAAGCCCGTGCGCGGCATTCCGGTATCGTTGGTTGGTGGAATCGAAGGTTTCGTATATCCGAACAACCGGGGTGACGTGCTGTACCTCATGGAGGCAACCACCGGGCGGAAAATGTCCATGAGCAACCTCTACGCGCTGGAGGAGCTGTCGGAGCGCATCGACTACCTGCAACGGAAGGTAAACGAGATCCTTGAAAAGACGGGTGTGGAGAAGCTGAAGAAAACCATCCAAGAATTGACCGAACAGCAAGGAATCAGCCCACGCTACAATGAAGATGGTACGCTGAAGAAGGGCGCTGACAAAGAACTGAAGCCCGGCAAGAAGCGGACGGAAACCTTCTACATGCTACTGGCAAACGGTACCTTTGAACCTGTGGAAGCTACCAAAGTGAAGCTGGGTGGCGGTTATGAGGGATTCGTTCGGCGCCGTCCGGGATACGGCTGGGAAGTGTCGGAGATTCAAACAGGCGTGAAAATCGTCACCGCAGGTACCCGAGCCGAAGCTGTGGCACTAGCCAAGGAAAAGATCAAGAAGCATCCTGACCTGATGAAAGAGAACGTAGAGAAGCTTATCCGTCAGTATGGAAGAAGCCCTTACTTCGGAAGTTAGAATTCTACAGGAAGCCTGTGTATAGTGAAAATGAGGGAGCGGGCGATAAGTCCCCGCTCCCCAACCAAAAACAAAGGAGCTGGTAACAATGGCAAAAGCAACACAAAAGAAAGAATTCGCATGGGACACCGAGAACGTGATCGGTCAATACGGAGACAGCAAAGAACGTCATGTGGTGAAAATTTGCACCCTGAACGGCAAGACCTACGTGGTCGATGAGAAGAGCGTGGAGTTCAAGAAAGATGGCTGGAAAGTCGTGAAAAACACCACCATCGAAATGGGAAGCTTCGACACGCTGGTCGAAATGGTAAACGAATGGAAGCTGACCCAAGCGTTCGAAGGCACCAACGTAGCCAAAGCCGCGAAGAAAGCACAGAAGACCAAGGAAGAGCAGGCGGCTACCCTGAAGGCAGTAAAATCCGCCGTACAGGTGGAGGAAAAACCGAAGCGCACCAAGAAGACCGGGAAGTAATCCCGGTCTTCCCATGAATAAAGTTGTTCACGTTTGTTCATACTTAACCTAACGAAAAACAAAGGAGTTGGTATCAATGACAAAGAAGCAAGCGGCAGGAACCACGGTGAAGTTTGAGGACATGCTGAATGAAGCCCTCCGGGCGGCAAAAGAAGCGGAAGCTCTTCGGAAGGAAGCCGAAGAGAAAGCCCGCCAACTGAAGCGGGACGAAGTGGAGAAGTACCGAGCGGTGACCCGGCTCAATCGCATTGCGTACCTTGCAGGCTATTCATACAACCCGATGGAGTGGCACAAAAGGGAATTCGAACACATGCGGTCTGACCTTGCGTGGCGCGAATACTGGGAGCTGGAAACCAGCATGCTGGAATTCGCCGTGGTTATCGAAGAGCGAACCGACCTCAAAAAGTGGAAATACGTGGTCAACGTGTACGCCAAGCGCCGCACACTGTCAGACAATCCGCGAGAAGTACACGGCGGCTACACCGACTTCGACTACGGTAAACGTGTATATATGAAGTACATCAGCTATGGCAACTACGAACCGATTCCCGGGCAGGAGATGGAGAAGAAGTTCACCAAGAAAGAAGACGCTCTCGCCTTCGCCCGGCAATGGATGGAACGCCTGTACAATGACCACAAAGACGAAATCGAGCAGGAACGTGCCTACTACAACCAAGTCAAAGCGAGCGGGTTTAAGTATGACGACAAGCGCCGCCTTTGGTGAAGCCCTTCTTCGGAAGGGCTTTCCCCTTCATTGACGGTGCTAGAAATCCGGGACATGCCTGTGTATAGTAAGAACGAGGGAGGGCATCCCCTCCCTAATCCAAAATATTTCAAAAATTTAGGAGCGTGGGAATCATGACGACGAACACCGTCACCCGTACCAAGTTCATCAACCTATGCCCGCATCCGATTCACCTAGTAGGTGAAAACGGAGCGGTGGTCACCTTCGCGGAGAGCGGGACGGTCGCCCGGGTGGACATTCGGAAGACCAAAAAACAGGTAACCGTGGAAGTGGCGGAAGGGGTTTACCTGAACATGGAAGTCACAGAAGTGGAGCATGCAGAAGTTGTTGGGTTGCCGGAGCCGCAGGAAGGCGTTATCTACCTTGTCTCTTCGTATGTCGCACAGTACACCAAGCGTCCTGACTGTATCTGCCCAAACACGGACTCAACCGCTATCAAAGATGAGAATGGAAAAATCATTGGCGTACGTGGATTCCTCACATTCACGCAGTAAAATGTTTCTACACTTCGGAAGTGCATCAAGAATTCTACAACATGCCTGTGTATAGTGAAAATGAAGGAGCCGGGAGCGATAAGCCCCGGCTCCTAAAACAAAAAGGAGCTGGTAAACATGACGACTCAAAACTTGGTGAAGGAATTCCTGTACGGTGCAACGAAAGGAAAAGCGTCGAGCTTGCGAATCGAAGGCGACAAGCTCTTCAACTACGGCACGGTCATTGCCCAACGCATCAACGGCGTGGTGGTACTGAACGCGACGAGGTACAGCATGACCACCACGAAGCACCAAAACCGCCTGAAGGCGGAACTGCCCAACGCCCGGACGGTGAACGGTGTGCCAATGGGCACCACCGACCTGACACCCTACCTGACACCCTACCTGATGGTAGAGACACGGTAAGCTTCCGAAGGATGGAGCGGAGCCACGGTTCCGCTCCTGACTTGGGGAGGTTACCCCGAAAACAACAAAAGGAGCTGGTACGAATGGAAAAGACCAAACACATGGTGGCGCTGGAGAACGCAGGGATTACGCTGTTCAAGGTTCGCAAATGGGTAAACGAGCGGGTGCGCCGTGGGCGCAACAAAGGTGACCTGAAGCGGATTGAGTTTGCGGAAGAAGTGATTGTCAACAACGAAGCCTACGCATGGGACGTATACAAAGCCATGAAGAACAGCGTTATGTACTACGCAAGCTACTCCGGCTACACGGGCAAGGTGGAGCTGATTATTCCGCACATCTTCGAAAACGGTTCGCTTGCCTACTGGGGAAAGAAGCTTGCTGAGTTCGACATCGAATTCAACGAAGAGAGCATCACGGCACAGCCACACCAAGTCGCGGAGTAGTTCGGAAGTCGAAAGAGCGCCTACCACGGTAGGCGTTCCGTTCGGGGTTCCGAACCCCAAAAACAAAGAAGGAGCTGGTAACGATGGAACAAAAGGAATTGGTGACTGTGGAAGGTAGCCGTGCGGTGGCGGTGGAGCTTGCCGGGTTCAAACTCCCGGTGCTCCGGGAAGAGAAGGGGCGCTACGTCATTGCGGAGATGCCCTACAGCGCCCACCCGGATGACACCTACCTAACGCTGGTGCTGTGCGTGTACAAAGGGCAGTTTGTTACCTGGGTGTACAACCGGTCGGACGCGGGATTCTACTACGGAAGATACTTCGACACCGCCTACGCAAGAGCGCTGGAGGACTTCATCGAGCGCCGGAGCGGGGACGTGATCGAGGGCGCCCGGCGTATCGCCCAACGATACTACGAAGAGCACGGCGCACCACAAAATAACGATGTGGGAATGTATGCAAGGGAGCTGGGTTGATTGAGACGACGCAAGCCACGACAGACGGGTGAAACCTACCGCCCGTCTGTCACCATCATTAAGCAACGACAGGACAAGAAAACCGGGGAGCTGTACCCGACCGTGATCGAGCTATACGGCATGCGTTACATATTACAGCACCCCGATCAATACAAGCGATAAAGGAGCTGGTACAAATGCAACCAACCGAGCTGTTCAAGAAGCTGGTACACGGCTACGCCTTCGGAGAGCTTCCCGGCGGGATTCCAAAGAAAGAGCAAGAGCAACGCCGCCCGGTACAGAACGCCGTCATTCAAGGCCACGCAAATCCGCTGACCGATATGTACCCGATCATCCGCAAGGGCAAGGTTGTGGGATGGGGACGAATCTGATAGGTGACATGGCGGACTACTACAAATCAAGGTGATTCACAATATCAATTATGGGAAAAGGAGCTGGTACAAGCGGTAGCCTTGGGGCGCTTCACCAGCGCCCTCTTTTTGGCGCACAAAAGTTGTTTACATTTGTTCAAAGTTGTGTACAATAAAAAGAGGACACGGGCGCAAGCCTAGAAAACAAAAGGGAGCTGGTAGAAATGGCAATGACAAAACAAGACGTACGGGACTTTATTTCCAACAAGTACCAAAAGCGGTACAGCGAAATCCATGAAGAAGCGAACAAACGAATCAACGAGCAAATCGAACCCCTGATTGACAAGCTGTATGACCACCAACTGCTGTACACGCTCAACATCACCGCAAGCCGCGTAATTGACATGATGAACGAAGCCCTGCAAACCTACCGCGAAGAGCTGTCCAGTGACACGTTTTACTTCCAGCGGGTTATCAGTGATGTTCGCACTTATGGCGTGAAGCTGGGCGAAAAGCTCCGCCAGTGCGTAAGGCACAAAGTGAAGTCGTACATCCGAGACCCGCATAAAGGAGCGCTCACCTTGGAGGACTGCAAGGGTTCCGAAGAGCTGTACCAAACCGCTCTGAAGCTGGCAGAAGAACTTGCCCCGACCTTCAAGAAGCTGACTGACCTGACCCAACTTCACAGGGAACTGATGAACGCCATCGACAACGAACCGAGCGGCAAACACGCCTACAAAGCCATGCTTGCGGCTGGCGTGGATATGTCGGAATTCGAAGAAGAGCAGAAGCAAAAGGGAAACCTGCCCATGGTGGTCAACCTGTCGGTGGACGTGTGCCTGCTGAATAAGACGTGCTGAACAACCGGGAGCTGATGGGGAGCTGTGGCAAGCGCCACGGCTCCCTTCTCACCATATCCAAAAGGAGCTGGTACCTGTGAGCAAGGCGAATCAACTGGCGCTGGAAGCGGCATACCGCGAATGGAACGAAGCCCGGACGGCGTTCTACCAAGCCCAGCGCAACTTTGACAACGCTGACCCTGCGTATATCGACATTGCCGTGCAAGACCTGAAGATTGCCGAAGAGCGCATGGACACTGCCCTTCGGAAGTTGAAGATGCTTCAGGGAAGCGGGGTGGCAGTGTGATGCTTGCTACCAAAAAGCAATGGTGCCGGAGCTGTTACGCCACCTTCGAGACCCACGACAGCAGGTGGCGCTACTGTGACGCATGCCGGGCAAAGGTTGCCGCCGAGTTGGGCGGACGAATGAAGCAAGAAGCGGCGCGAAGGGCAATCCCGAGCCTGAAGCCCGAGCAAGTGCTGGAGTGTGAAGCCCGATTCATGGAATACCTTGTAAAGGAGGACGCACAAGCGTGAGTAGCCCTACGTCTCTTCCGAACTTCGTTGTACTGGATTTTGAAACAAACGGTGCCAAGGGCACAGACGGGAAGCTGGATGTCTCCCGCCAGCTCCCCACCGAAGTTGTTGCCATTCGCGTTGTGGAAGGCGAAGTGACCAGTGTATTCAACACGCTGGTCTACTACGACCACCGGGAGCACGGCTGGACGGAGCACCTTGCCAGCCCCAACAACCACCACACCAAGGAAGAGCTGTTGCGCGGCATGCCGGAATACATGCTGGCGCAAATCCTGTGGCAGTTCTTGGCGGAAGAAGTGGTGGTGGCATACAATGCGCTGTTTGACCTTCAGGTGGCATACGAGATATTCCGAAGGCACTTCCACGGAGACGCCGAGCACTTTGCCTACAACGTGCAGTTTATCGACCCGCTCACCATTGCCCGCGACCGTCACCCGTACCCGCATAAGCTGGGCGATATGTGCAAACTGTACGGGATTGAGCTTCCCGAGGCACACCTTGCCATGGACGATGGAACGGCGCTAGTGCAACTGGTACTGGAGATGCACAGGCGGGAATCCATCCTGCCCTACCTGAACGTGGCGGGCTACAAACGGCAGTATGGGGAGCCAACTTGGGTTCCGCACCACGCTACCCTGAAGCCGCAAGGAAGTGAAATCATCTGGCACAACAAGGACGGCACCACCGAGCGGCGTCCGGGTGTGAGGCGCAACATCGTACCCGCGAAAAATGTGGCGATCACGCCGCCTAAGCGGGTGCCCACAGTGGCACCTGCCCTTCCGAAGGTGATTGTCACGGAGGAGCAAGCACCACCATCAGCGTGACGTAAGGAGCGTGTGACCAATGGAGACCACGGAAGCCAAAGGAACGAAACTCATGAGCGTCAAGCTCATCGACCTCATTCAAGTGTTCTACACCTACACCGAAGACGAGCTGCGCCACGCCCGCTTTGACCTGAAGGCGAAAATAAAGGACGCCATGGAGCGGGACATCATGGAAGCCTTCCGAATCCGCAGACGGGAAGTGTACCCGCACCAGTACCCGCCAGAGAAAATCATGCTGACAGCTGTGAAGTTCACGGAAGAGAGGATACCGAACGGCAACGCTCCTGCCCCATATTACCACCATGAGTTGATTCGCCTGATTGGAACCGCCTATGTGTACCTGCAAACCGAAGTGTACGTGGAAGGCGAAGTCTACCTGCAAACGCCTCTTTACCAATAATTGCAATGGTGATGAAAGACAAGCCGTGCTATAATGAAGGCGCTACACCGTACGTCTTGTCTGTTGCGTTCGTCATACGCACAGCACGTACGTTTTCACGTACTACCCGTTTCCTGCCCAGCCTACCCCGGCTGGGCTTTTTCTTTTGGAGAGAAAAGAATGGAGGAAGATAGAAACCGCAAGGGAGTAGGCGGTGTTAAACATTCCGAAGACCGCCACAACCCCGCTACATACAGGGCTTCCGCTCCCTTCTCCCGTCCCTCCCCTGTATTCCTCATAGAAGATACACCCTTCAATATACCCCCCTCCCCTTCCCCCTTCTCTCCCCGGTCTCCGAAACCTGTCTCCGCCGACATGAAAAAACCCTGATTACGTACGAGTTCGTACGGTATGGTGGGGTGACAATAAGGGAAAAAGGGGGGTGGGGGTCTGAAAATTTATTTTTGCCCTCTCCGATTTTTTAATTTTTTTCTCGAAAAAGAAAAAAATTCGATGTGCGACATCGAGTATAGCGTACGAACTGGAACGGAATTCGCGTTTCTTGATACAATTCGCACTTGGGAGCGGATGGTCAAATTTCCATCTATTTCCAAGGATACCCCATAGGGGTATATCAACATGCCAAAAATTCTGATACTTTAGCGCTTCGCTTTCCAGAAAATAGAAAAATAAAGGCTCTCTAATATATTGTTTGTAAACTGTTGTTCAAAGTTGTAAATTGTTGTTATGAGTTGTAGGAGGATGTTTGGAAGAGTAGAAGGTTGTTTACAGAAGTACAGGAGAAATGGTAAAATACGTATGACAAATCGGGACGAAACACCCGAAAATCCCTATATAGAGCAGAAAGGAGTGGCGCAGATGAGCAAACGCTTGAAAAGTAGCCTTCGGAAGGCGCTACAACCAGTTAAGCCCGCACCGCCGGAGGAAGGGAAACGGGTACGCCAGAAGGAGCTTCCGCCACCTGTGAACATAGAAGAACTGCCCGCTACAGAAGACAACAAAGACCCGACTGCCGAGCGCAGGGGCAAGGAATACGTGGAGCTGGAGGTTAGCAGTTCCAAGGGCAAGAAATACAAGGTTGTTGTGCCTGCCAGCTACGCCAAGCACATTCCGAAGAAATGGGAATGGACAGCCGAGCGCTACCGGGTGGCACAGATGATAGCGGACGGTATCCCTATCTCGCAAATTGCGGAAGACCCGTCCATCAGCATATCCGGGCGCATCACCATCTACGGCTGGCTGGAGCACCCGGAATTCCGGGAGCATGTGGACGGGCTGACGCTGGAAAGCGGCTTTGCCAGCAAGCGGGAGCGCATTGCGGGCTTGAACCGCCTGACGCAGAAGCTCTTTAACAAGGTAGTTAATGAGCTGGACGCTACCAAGCTGAATGAGAAGTCCATCGGCGCGGTGCTATCGACCATCCTCTCTGGGATGAAACAACTGGCACAGGAGAAAGAAGAGTTCATCGAAGCATCCAAGGTGGAACAGCAAACCACGTTAAACGGTACGCTGGGCGTGGCGCACCTGAATGTCACCGAAGTGTTGAACAGCAAGACAGACGAAGAGCGCAAGGCGCTGGAGAAAGAGTTCGACGCTGTGGCTGATGAAATCATCCGAAGCCTGACCGGGGAGAAGGACTAAAGGAACAACGGACAAGCCTAGTGGCAGGGCGCTGTCCGCTTCCATATCACAATTGCATAGGGGGAAACGGGTATGATGGGGGCTGTGGTTATGACGAGACCGCAGGAGCAAGTGCAAGTCGTCCAGCGCTTCTTTGGGAAGTGCCTGACGGAAGATGGGGAGATGGTGACGCTGGTAGTACGGGCGACTTCGGAAGCAGAAGCCAGCCGGAAACTGCACGGCGGCTACCGTATCACCATGGTGGTGGACATCCTCACCAAGGAGCAAATCATGATGGAGCGCATGCTCCGAAGACCAAGCCTGCTGAAGGGCTTCACAATGTTGTAAAGGAGTTGGTAAACGATGATGATTATGCCTCATCTGAATGACTTCACGACTCACCTGCATCCAGACTTGCGGGACAAGCTGACGACACCCCGGCTGGACTTGTTTGACCAATGGGTAAGCGGGTTCACCTACGCCCGGATGGGCGAGAAGACCACCGTGGTGCTTCTGAAGCTTAAAAACGGCTTCGAAGTGGTGGGCACCAGCGCATGTGTTGACCCGACTTTGTTTGAAGCGGGGACAGGGTTTTACTGGGCGTTGGTGGATGCTCTCAACAAGCTGAACGAGCTGGCAGGATTCCACCGACAGGAGCAGGCGGCGCTGTCCACCGGGGTGGAGATTCGGATGGACGGGCTGATTGGGTTGTCAGTGGAGGACGAGCGGCGCATCTACAACGTGGTGAAGCGGGCACTTCAGGATTGCGAAGCCGCCCGAAGGTTTTTGTAAGCGACGAACAGGGCGGCTGAAGCCGTCCTTTTCCACATTATCTTTCGGAAGGGAGAGGAAGAAATGAGCACCATTCACGGATTGACCAAGGAAGAAATCTTCCAATACCAACTGAAGAAGCGCCCGAGTATATGGGCACAGTTCTACACCCGTCTCCGGGGGAGAGAGTACCGCTTCGAACAGCTTTTGCCAGATGGTTCCTTAGACCTCCGAAGACCGCATGAGATTCCACCCAATGACAAAAACATCGGGCTACGGGGACAGCGGCAGTTCCTTCAGCAACCGCTGGACGACCAGCACCCGCACAAAGCCATGCAGAAGTCCCGCCAGTGCGGCGCTTCCGAAAACGAAGTGCGGGAGACGCTGTGGTTTGGGGACGTTCACCCGTTCACCAAGCAGGTGTACGTCTTTCCGACCTTCGACCAAGTGGCGGACTTCTCCAAGACCCGGATTGAGGAAGTTATGAAGGACAGCCCGTATGTGCGGGAGCGCATGGGGATTGACCCGGTGACAGGCAAGAAGAAGCCCGGGGAAGACGTGGTGGATAACGTCCGGCTGAGACGGATTGGGGATAGCTGGATATTCTTCCGAAGCGGGCACACTCCGAAGGCTGGAGAGGGTAAACCACAGTCAATGCCCTCTATAAAGACGGTGAACTGCGGGGAAGTTCGCTAAGCTCTGTGTACCAACCGTGTATGGTGACATAACACGGGGCGACGGGTAATGCCGAAGACATGGTAAAAAGCACAGAGTTTGAATAATCCGCATCCAAGCTACTTGCTAAGTCTACACCCTAACTATACAATGGTATATGGAGGGGATAGACTATGATTAAACCGATACCAAGTTTTCCGGGATATTACGCTACTTCCGAAGGTAAGATTCTTTCCACGAAAAAGGGTAAGGATTTTGTAGAGTTGAGCCAGCGAAAAGATAATTGGGGATACTATCAAGTTAATGTGTGGAAGGATGGCAAAATCTACGTGAAAAAGGTTCATAAGCTAATTGCTGAAGCCTTTCTTCCGAAGCCAGAAGACCCAACCATGCAGGTAGACCACAAAGATGGGAACAAAGAAAACAACCAACCCAGCAATCTGGAATATGTAACACCTTCGGAAAACCTGAAAAGAGCGTACAGTAAAGGACTTCGCAAAAAAGGCGACGACAACAGTCAAGCCAAGCTAACAACCGAGTTAATCTTATCGCTTGTGGAGCGAGCGAATAATGGGGAAAGCGTTCGGGCGTTGGCAAAGGAAGTCGGTGTACACGAAAACACCCTGTACAACATTTTTTCAGGGAAAAAGCGTAAATGGATGGTAGAGCAGGGTTTAATCAAGTACCACGGGAGCTATAAAGGGAATTTCGCTTCCCGTAACCGCAAGTAGAAGGTTCAGAGACTATCCCGAAAGGGAGTAGGTTGGTCAGCATGACCTTCCGAAGTACCGTCCACGATGATGGGTTTAAGCCGCCCGGAGTGAAGATATAGTCCACATAAAGGTTGACTGTGACAAGGTGACTTTCGACGAAATCGACCGGATGCATCCCAATGTGATGATTGCCTTCAACGAAACGCTGTCGTCTTCAGCCTTCGGATGGCGGCGTGATATTAGCACCCCGAGCTTGCCGGGCGTGGGCGTGAACGCCAGCTTTAAGGACAGCGACCAGCAACATTGGTGGATTAGCCATTGAGGACGGGCTTGGTTCACCTAAAACTCCTCTAATTCGGTGGACACCCTGCAAAGGGCAATACCGAGCCAAGACGGTTGTATGAAGTGCTAAAGACTTGGAAGCATGCGCAACCGTAAGGTGTAACGACTAGCCGAAAGGCGTAGGGTGCAAGCGATTGGCACCCGAAACGGGGAGCACGATGAAGGCGAAGAGCTGGAGTGAAGATATAGTCTGACCTCATAGGCAACTATGAGCGGTTCCGAAGATGGAACGGGCAGGGCGTAGCGAACCCTGCTGAACATAGACACGGAAGTGTCCTCATTGTTCACATTGGTTCACGTTGATTCATGACTTTCCACGTTGTGTCATTGAGCTTCCCGTAGACAGGCGCGGGGTTCCGAACCACGACTATCACCTGAAGTATCCGTTCATCCAGCCTACCGACACGCATGCGTATATCTGCATGAAGTGCAAGGAGCTGGTGAGTGACGAAACGCGCATCAAGGGCATCTGGCGACCGCTATACCCCTACAAGACAGCCGTGCGCGGCTATCAAATCAGTCAGCTCATTTGTCCGTGGATATCGGCAACCGACCTGATGAAAAAGCGCAAAGACTACCAGCTTGACCAGCTCTTCGAAAACTACGTCATCGGAAGACCGTACCTTGGCGATAACGTCATGGTCAGCCGGGGCGACATCCTCCGCTGTGTGCGGACAGATATCACGAACCCTTACGACCTTCGCCGGGACAACGTAGCGCAGGGCGTGGACTGGGGGAACACTAGCTGGGGCGTCAACGGGATGATTGACCCGGACAACCCGGAGAAGATTATTCTGCTGGACATCTGGAGCGTCCACGACAACGAAGCCATGGAGATTGACGGGCGCAAGGATAACCCGCACATTCGGAAGGCGGCAGAAAAGCTTCGGCAATGGAACTGTGTGCGGGCGGTGCATGACGCAGGGTACGGGAAAGACCGCAACTTCGAGCTGATGCAGGATTTTCCGGGCAGGGTGTTCTCCTGTTTCTACCCGAGCCTGTCCACCGATTCCACAAAGACCGTGGAAGACAAATGGAACGACACCGAATACACCGTCAACGTAGACCGTACCATGACGCTCATGCTCATGACGAAGATGTTCCGGGACGGGCGCGTGGTTATCCCGGCGTGGGTGGCACAGAACCCGCTTTTTGAGACGTTCATCAAGCATGTGACGAACTTGGTGCTCATCCGGGACATTGAGACCGACGAGAAGACGAAGAAGGAGGTTATTAAACAGCGCGTGGGGACGCTTCCGGGCGGCGACCACTTTGGGCATGCCATGAACTATCTGTGCATTGCGCTTCGGAAGGTGGAAAGCTCCGGCAACTCCGACTTCTTCTACTAGGAAAATCGTGGTAGTATCATGGCAAGGACAAGTAAAGGAAGGGACTGGTGCCTATGCCATGGTACGTTGTGAAGTACGAAGTTCCGCCGATGAGGGAAGTGCGTGTGCAACGGGTGTACGCGGAGGGGTTACTGGACGCCGACCGAAAGGTGCGGGATGAGCACAAGCAGAAGGGTGTGAAGGTGCATGTTCTCTCCGTTCAAACCGACAAAAACCAAGGCGACTGAACGGTTGGTGTGCACCTGCAAGCGTGACCCGCTCCGCTGTCGCAAATGTTTGGAAGATTCCAAGCAATTGGCGCGGGAGCAGGCGAAACGGAAGTTAAGGGAGGGTAGGACGTGAGTGACGGCATTACGGATGCAAGGCGCGGGGTTCCGGTGTATGCAAAGCCGGGGCTGACGGTCAAGAGCGTGGCGGAAGCGATTCGGGATGTGCTGACGAGCCGGGACGAACTGGGTAAGCCGGAATGGAAAGCGGTTATCGAAGACTTCCGAAGGGAGCGCAACCTCCCGGAGAACTTCACCTTCACGGATGAGCTTCGGAAGGAACTGGCACAGAAAATGACCGACCACATCATGGCGAAAGCTATGGGAAGAAAGGAGCAGAACAGGCATGAAGGTGTTTGAAAAGTGGAAACCGCCTTTGGTATGACAAGGAAGACGGTGTATAAGCTGTTTGGCATCCCGGTCTACGTCAAAATTGAAATCATACGCAGGTAAAGGAGCGGGGAGACGTGGGGAAAAAGAAAAGAGCTGGACAAGCACAGCCGCCGGAAATCGTGGTCAGCATTGCGCCGTTTCCGCTGGAGTATGACGCTTACTACGTGATGGCAGACCTGTCGGAGATGGAGCGGGCACGGCTGAAGCTGGCGTGGGAGAAGATGAACGAACAGCTTTCGAAGCCGAAGCTTCTTTTCATTGCACCGGAGAACATCGAGCTTCGCCGGGTACCCTCCAGTATCCTGAAGAACATGGCGGAGCAAATCAACGCCGTGCTGAAGGAGCGTGGCGACCTGTGAGTGAGCGTTGCTGGTGTGGGCTGGAGCTGGTGGAAGTCACGCCGGGCGAGGATTACCGTACCTGCCCGGTTCACTCCTTTCCGACATGCCCGGAAGACCTCTACAAGTTGCGGCAGGAAGTGGTTCGGAAGGTGGTACCCGATGAGCACTACGACGAGTACTATGCGTGGTGGATAGGGTACGTGGAAAACGAAGGCGAAGCGTGGCGGCTGGTGTGTGTCGGCGGATACGACGAGGCGGAAAAGTTCATGCAGGAGTACCAAGAGACCGGGAAGCTCACGCTGGGGATCCGCTTTGGGCAAATTAGCCAAGTGGTGGAACCTGTCGCTGTTGCCAAATTTCATATGCGGGAAATCTTCCGAAGTGTGCAAGACGTGGCGGTAAAGGAGTTGGAGACGGAGTAGCAAAGGGGGAACGCACATGAGCAAGAAGCACAAGCGGCACATGGAAGAGAAAGTCGAAACCCTTGCCTTGGAGCAAATTGCAGACCGCACGGAGACTGACAAGCTCTACAACAAGTTCGACCCGTATCAGCGGGAGATGGACAGGAAAATTGAAGAGTACTCCGTGGTATTCGTGGACGCCGAAGCGGGGACGGGAAAGACCACCGTTGCGGTTCGGAAGGCGCTGGAGATGCTTCGGCAAGGGAAGGTAAACAAAATCCACTACGTGCGATTCCCGGACAAGCGGGGGCAGAAGTTGGGCTTTCTGCCCGGCGAGAAGGAAGACAAGGAAGCTGTCTACATGTACCCGTTCTACGATGCCATGGCGGAGTGCGGCATCCAAGAAGCCGCCGTGGACAAGCTCATTGAGAAGGGCATCATTGAGCTGTCCACGGACATCAACCTCCGGGGGCGGAACCTGAAAGGCGTGTTTCTCATCGTAGACGAAGCGCAAAACGCCGAAGAGCTGGGCGACTTGAAGCTGGTTCTGACCCGGCTTCACGACCACCGGGGAAAAGGTGTTGTCATTGGGCATAGCAAGCAGGTGGACGGCAGGGTGCGGCTCTACACCAAGCACCGCCTGACGAGCTTTCAGATATACCGCTACCACATGACGAAGAAACCGTGGGCGACCACCGCGCACCTGATGATGAACTACCGGGGTGAAATCAGCAAGTGGGCAGACCGGGTGGAAGAGAGTCTGCCGGAAATCGAGCTGATGGACGACTTCGTATAATCACCCTTCCGAAGCGAAACCAAATGATGGTATGATAGGGGCGCAAGCATATTCTGAAAATGGGGGTGTAGCCTGATGGCAAGCCAAATCGACACCACGCGCATCTACACCAGCGTGGATGAAGCCGACAGCCCAAGCAAAGTGAAATGCGACAAGTGCCAAGTCTACGTGGTGCCAAGGGGAATCAATAGCACACGGAAAAGCGCACCGGGCGAAAAGCATTGCCCGAACTGTGGTCACGTTTTCGGACGTGCAAACCACTAAACCCGAGCAGGGGCTTCGCTTCCGAAGCTCCTGTTTTACTATGGAAAGGGGTGAAACACCGTGGATGATATTCTGACGATATGGCAGAAGGCTCCGAAGGGAGAGGAACTTCTAAAGGCGCTCCGGGATGATGCAGGCGTCAAGAGTGCGGAACCGAAGTCTGCTGTTATTGACCCGTACGGATACACGGGGCAGGGCGGCACCCGGCAAAAGCCCACGATTATCCCGTACGCCACCCTCCGCCGGATGTCGCTGGTACCTGCCATTTCCGCTATCATCAACACCCGGCTGAACCAAGTCGCCCGCTTTGCGCGAAGACCACGGTTCGATGGGGACACCGGTTTTCAAGTCCGGCTCAAAGACCGCAAGCAGAAGATGAGCGAGGCGGCACGGAAACGCGCCATGGAAATCGAGGACTTCTTCTTGAAGACGGGCGCGGTGCGGAACGCCAAGCGGAAAGACAACTTCAACCAGTTCCTTCGGAAGATTGTGCGGGATACACTGACGCTGGACGCCATGACGTGGGAGAACGTGCCCAATCTGAAGGGCGGGCTGGCAGAGATATGGGCGGTGGACGCCACCACGATTGAGCTGGTAGCCAATGCGCCCGTCTCCGATGAGTACAAACTACCCGTCTACGTGCCACAAACGAAGCGGGGCTTTCAAGTGAGCGGTGACATTGCCTACGTCCAGCGCATCAATGGGCAAATCGTAGCCGAGTACACCGAAGACGAGCTTGCCTACGCCATTCGCAACCCGCGTACCGACTTGGAGTATACCGACTTCGGAATGTCGGAGTTGGAAACGCTCATCGAGATTGTGACCGGGATTGTGAATGGGGTTCGCTACAACACCAGCTACTTCAACCACTCCAACCTGCCGCAGGGTGTCTTGGAGATTGTCGGGAAGTACAAGGACACCCACTTGGAAGCGTTCAAGCGCCACTGGAAGAACCTTACCAGCGGGGCGGCAGGGAAGTGGGCGGTTCCGGTCATGGCGTTGGAGGAAGGGCAGGGCTTCAAGTTTACGCCGTTTAAGAACAGCAACCGGGACATGGAGTTCAACGAGTTTCTGGAGTTTCTGTTCAATATTGCCTGTGCCGTCTATCAGATTGACCCCAATGAAGTGGGCTTCAAAAGCTGGACGAGCGGTAATTCCATGTCAGCTTCCGACAACACGGAAGTCAAGATGGAAGGCTCCAAGGACAAGGGGTTCATCCCGCTCATGAACTTTCTTTCCGACACCTTCAACAGTGAAATCGTTGACCGCATCGACCCGGAGTTTGAATTTTGCTGGGTAGGCGTGGATGAAGAGGACGAAGACAAAAAGCTGGAGCGGCAGAAGACCCAAGTGGAAATGGGCGCGAAGACCATCCGTATGCTGTGGGAAGAGAACGGCGTGGACTTCGACAAAGTAGCGAAAGTTTACGGCGGACAGCTTCCGAAGTGGATTGATGCTCCGGTGAACCCGACCCTTATCCAAGTGTACATGGCGGAATCCGGGTTGAATCAGCAGGGTGAACCTTCCGAAGACCCGGACGGTGAAGACCTGCAAGCACAGGCAGACGACGAACACGGCAAGGCAATGGAGATGGCGGACGACCAGCACCAAAAAGAGCTGGAGAAAATGGAGAAGGAGCACGAGCAAGCCAAGGAAATGGAGCAGTTGAAACACAAGAACGCCGTGGAGCTGGAGAAACTTCGCGCCAAGCACAAGCCGAAGCCCGCTTCCGAAGGAAAGCCCGCTTCCAAGGGGACGCTCAAAAAGTCGCTGACCGAAGAGGAAGACGGCGTAGAGATTGTGCTGGAATGGGATGATTACTAATCCTTCCGAAGGAGGAATGGGCTATGTTCAGATGGTTCGGCAAGGACAAAAAGAACGGCGGAGACAGTCACCATGAAATCAACACCATGGTGACCCTGAACCCACCCACGCATTTCTTGGTGGTTATTGAAGGCGATTCGGAAGACGTTCCGATTGACCTTCCGCTGACCGTACCATTCGAGAGCATCAACCACATCACCTATGTGTTGGCGCTCAACGCTATTCCTCATCGGGTGGAACCGTTACAGTAAAGGGGTGAAGGCAATGCCAAAGCTGAAAATCAAGCTTCCGAAGGACATCATGAGCCTTCCCGAAAAAGACCGACAGGAGATTGTAGGCGTATTGGCGGAAGCCATGCGCCTGCCGCCTGTCATGAAGGTAACGAAGGCGGGCGGGGATGAACACAACATGTGGAGCCGGAACGGAGACCCGCTGTTGGCAGAAGCGGAAGACGCCTTCTACGAAGCACTGGTGACGCCCGCCCAAGAGATGATGGCGGACGTGTTTATTGCCCTAGACCTTTCGCTGGATGGCGTGGACATGGAGAAATCCTTCAGCGCGGACTATGACGCCTACATCGGTCTTCTGAAGTCCAAAAATAACGGGAAGCGGCGGATTCAGGAGCTTATCGAGCTGAACAAAGCGAAGCGGGACAAGTTCCTGAAGTACATACAAGACGCCAACCCGTTTAGCAAAAAGCAACTGAAGAAGCTGGACGAGCTGATGCGCTCCAAGCTCCCGGATTACGCCAAGGTTGCCGAAGACTTCATGATTCGCGCCGGATTCTTGGGCAAGATTCGCAACGAAGCCGAGAAGCAGGCGTTTGAGACCGCAGGCGCGTTTATCGACCGCTTCCCGCAGACCATCGAAGCCGCCGAGAAGGAAGGCGTGGTGTTGACTCTTCGGGATAAGGAGAAGGCGAAAGCAGAAGGGCGGAAGGTGATGATTCTCCCGCTCACTCCGCAGGAGAGCCGGGCGGTACGTCATGCCGAGTTGCACTGTGCGGATAAAATCACAGAGATATCCGAACGGCACCGGGCGGGTGTGCGGCAGTTGGTGATACGGGCGCAGAAGGAGCGCTGGTCAGCGCAAAAGCTGGCGCAAGAGCTGTTCGACGCCTACGGGGAGCAGAACCGGGATTGGCGGCGTGTCGCTATCACCGAGCTTGCCTTTGCCACCAATGACGCCTATCTGTCAGGTGTGGAAGAAGGCGAGACCGTGGTAGGCATGGGCGCGGAGAACGCCTGCAAGTACTGCAAGCAGTTGGTCATTGGCAAGACCTTCACCGTCATTCACAAGCTTCCGAAGGTAATGGACTACAAGACCGAGATGCAGAGCGTGTGGGTAGGCAAGACCAACTACGGGCGCAAGGCAAGCGAGTACATCCCGGCGATTCCGATGCACCCGAACTGTCGTTGCCGCTGGCATCGAATTTCCCGCTTCTACAAAGTGGGAGAAGATGGTAAGCTGGTGCTGAAAACCACCGCAGAGCTGATTCAGGAAGAGCGGGCGCGGCGCGGACTTCCGCCTGACCCGAACCTCAAATAAAAAGGAGCTGGGTACTGATGAAATTGAGCGAATCGTATGTGCAGTTTGTGAAGAGCACGGTGGATAGGCTGGTCTCCCGTTCCGGGTTCCCGGTAGCGGGAACGGTGCTTCAATCCACAGGGGTGGCGAATCGTGCACAACTTCGGAAGCTGGAGAAGATGGGCGTGTTGACTTCCTGCTACGTGAAAGCCGGAAACAGAGGGCTGGTGAACGCCTACTTCACGGAGGACGTAGTTCCGAAGGCGATTCAGGAAAGGAGAGAGGCAGATGCCAAGCTTCGTGAAGACCGAGAAAGACGAAGAGCTGTGGAACAAAGCGAAGGAAATCGTCCAGAAGGAATACAACAAGTCGGAGTCTGACGGAGACGATTACTGGCGGCTGGTGACAGGCATTTACAAGCGAATGGTCGGCGGTCATGCGGAAAAGTCGATTTACAGCCTGTCAGAGCTGACCCTGTTGAATGGGTACAGCCTTCAAAAGAGCAAAAATAAGTCGTCCGATACCCCCGAGGGGGTACATAAAGACCTGCCTCCGGGTGGTGTGTGGCGCACCATTCGGGGGCATCACGTGTATATCGTGAACGGAAAGATCGTGGCGGGTTCCGTTCCGCACGTATGGAAAACCGGGCAGTATGTCGCCATGGACAAGGAAACCATGGCGAAGCACCAGGCAAAGCTGGACGAGAAGGCGGAAAAGGAAACGGCGAAAGCCAAGACCACCAAGAAAACCGCCAAAAAGGCTTCCGAAGAGCCGAAGGAAGAGCCAAAGAAGACCACGAAGCGGCAACCGATGGCGAAGCTGGGCGGTGCTGGGCGTGTGCTGGCAAGTGAGCGAATCGCTCAACTGAAAGAAGCCGCCAAGAAGCACAAAAACGGCCATGTGGTGGAGAACTGGACAGACAAGCAATGGAGCGACTTCTTCTATGAGCACCGGAAAGCTCCCGTCACCAGCCTTCGCAAGTTTCTTAGTGAGCAGGGAGAATCCAAAAAAGGAGCGGGGAAAGATGCTGAGAAAGCTTCTACGAAAGCTGGTACGAATCGCAAGTCAGCAGGGAAGCCATCCGCGAAATCGAGCGGAGCGAAGAGCGGAAGCAAGAAGGCTTCGGAAGCAAAGACAACAACCACGAAAAACACGAAGAAGCCAAAGTCCGCCACCGGGAACGCCAAGGAACAAATGGCGAAAAACCGGAAGGACATTGACGCTATCGTGAATAGCTCCAACAACCACAAGGCAAATAAGAAGGCGCGGGAGACCACGAAGGAGGACATTGAATCCTTCGGGAGTAATCCCAAGGTGAAACAGGGCAAGGGTGCAACCAAGGCAGACTTGGACGCTATGCTTGCGTCAAATCCTCCGAAGAAGAAAGCAAAGGAGACCACAAGAGCAGACTTGGACGCTATGCTTGGGGAAATGCCGAAGAAAGCCGCTGAACCGAAGACCACCAAGACCGCCAAGAAAGCGAAGGCGGAAGTCAAAGACATCCGTACCGAAGCCCAAAAGAACCGCGAACTGGCGTATGACGTGGGCGACAAGATTGGCGGCGCACGGAAGGACACCTACCAGCGCAACTTCTACCTGAATCCAACCCCGCAAGCGCTTCAGGAGTTGGAGCAATGGGCACCGGAGCTGGCACAGGTGGCTTGCCGGAAGGAGAACATTCTGAAAAAGGTGGACTTCGAAGCGGAGTACAAGCGCGGCACAGATGTGAATGTGGCGTTCCTGAAGCAACTCATCTACGACCGTATCTCGCCGAGACCTTCCGAAGACACGCCGGAAGCCCGCATGAAGTACCTGTCCGGCATCCGGGAGCTTCACCGGGTGCTGACACCCATCAAGACGTGGGACGACATGCAGAAGGCAATTCGTGACCTGTCCGACCTTGCCCGAGCAGGTGCCGGGTTGGCGGAAGCAAAACACCGACTGGCGAACGCCGGACAATACTTCTACCTGAACACGGAATACTATCAGGAGAAAGTTCGGAAGGGCGAAGAGGCGAAAGCCAAGCTGGACTTCGAAGCGCTGGGCGACAAGCTGAACAACTTCTTCACCGATTACAAAGCCCGCGAACGGACGTACAAAACCCTGCTGAGTAAGAAGCTGTCGTGGGACAAGTACTTCAACCCGAACGCTTCCGCTGAACCGGAGAAGCGGAAGGTGGAGCGAGGGGCACAGAAGAAGCGCTGGGAGCGTCGAGCTGTGGACGAGCATCAGCGCACAGGCGGGCGTGAGACCCCTGTGAAGAAGCCGGAAGACATGGTGAAAGTCTTCGGCATGAGGGGCGTGGAGTTCGGGCACTGGGTGGACGATGCCGCCGGGCTGTACCACCTGAAGCGCTCCGCTGAGGCTTTCCACGACCTTGCCGACATCTTGGGCATGGACGACAAGGATGTGTCCCTGAATGGACGGCTGGCGATTGCTTTTGGCGCACGGGGCAAAGGACGGGCGCTGGCGCATTATGAGCCTGGCCGCAAGGTTATCAACATGACCAAATACGGCGGCGCGGGTTCGCTGGCGCATGAATGGGGGCATGCGCTGGACAACATCCTCTACCAATACTCCCACGGTGGCAAAGGCTCCATCTCCATGGCTTCCGAAGGAGACATGGGCGACCATGACCAGAAGCTGAAAGAGCTGTACAACAACCTGATGGAAGCCATTATGAAGCCCGCTCCGGGCGACAAGGGCGGCACGAAGAAAATCAAGCTGGATTCGTCCAAAAAGCTCTACACCACCTACTACCCGGAAATGCGCCGGGACGTAGAAAGCGGCATGTCGCCGCAGGACGTGTACACCAAGTGGGCGGGGAAAATCAACAACGACATCGACCGCCAAATTCGGGCGGTGAAGAACAACCCGTTTCGCACCCCGGCAGACATCGAGAAGCGGGTGAAGGCGTTGGAGCGTCAGCGTACCCGGGAGATGAACGACTTGGCGGGGCGTATCGCCCAAGAGTTTCGCTACAAGATGGGCGGGCACAAGACCGGGGAGCACTTCCAAGCGGAAATCGAAGTGCCGACCGGGCACTCCGAATACTACACCCGGATGCAAGAGCTGGACGGAAACGGCAAGAGCTACTACGCCCAGCCTGATGAGATGTTTGCCCGTGTGTTTGAATCCTACATTGAGGACAAGCTCAACGCCGCCAAGCGCAAGAACAACTACTTGGTGTGGGACACCAAAACCACCCGTGGTTCGGACGCGCCATTCCCGGTGGACAAAGAGCGCAAGCACATGCACAGCGCCATGGAAGCTCTTCTGAAGTATGTCGTCAAAGGCGGGGCGTTGAAGAAAGCGCTGGAGATGGAGCTTCGGAAGGGATATCTCACCTTCAACCATCCGGCGCTGAGTGGGGAAACCAAGCGCTACGCTTACCCGGTGGACTGGACACGCGGCACCTACACGGTGGAAGACGTGTTCTATATCCCGGTCAACCGTCTGAACATGGTCTATCAAACCGAAGCCGCCACGGACTGGGACAAGGTGAAGGAGAACATGGACAGGATGAGAGCCGGGGAAGCGCTGGAGCCTGTGGTGATTGGCTATGACTACGACATCCATGACGGACACCACCGCTGGTTGGCGGCAAAGGCGCTTGACCACACCCATGTGCCTTGTGTGGTAGGCGGCACGAACGAGCTGGACGTACAGCGGGCGAAAGAGAAGTACGCCGAGCTGTGGAAATCCATTATCCCTGACCCAACCGGAACCAGTCCCTTCCCGGAAGACGGCACCATCATGTTCCGGGGCATCGGTCAGCGGGAGCTGGACTTCATTCGGAAGCACGGCTACATCCAATCGAAGGGCAAAGGCAATGACGACGACAAGGAAGACCGGGAGACGTGCTTTAGCACCACCTTCCGGCAGGCGGAAGGGTACGCCCGAAGCAACTACGACCTGTACGGAGAGACTGCCGCTTACGTCATTGTCGTGCCAAGACCGCCTTGGGTAGAGGAAGACGAACACGGGGAGCTGATTGCCCGCCGACCTGTCCCGGTGCACAACGTCACCGCGCTGTTCCCGATTCCGAAGGATGAGCGGGTATGACACTCCTGTTCAAACTTGGACAATTTTGCTAAAATGAAGGCGACTTAGGCAACGGGTGGACTTCCGAAGTCACCCGTTTGTCTATATTGCCGAAAGGGGGAAACCGCATGGAGACAACGAAGCCGTTCCTGTACATCGACTTATCCAAGGCGTGGCGGGAAGAGTTGCACCCACGGGATAAGTACGGCAGGTTTACCACCGTCAAAGGCGGAAGCCGTGTCGTGACGAAGACAGGGAAAACAGGGGTAGTCGAAGAAGTTACGGACACCCACTACCACGTCCGCTACGACGATGGGAGAAAAGGCAAGGTAGCGAAGGACAACGCTATCCATGTCAATGACCACAAGAAAGTCATGGACGCCCAAAAAGCCGAGAAAGCCAAAGCGAAGAAGCGCAAAGCGGCGGCAGAGAAGGCGAAGAAGACCAAGGAGCATAACAAGACCAACGCAACCGGGAAGACGGGAGCCGCCAAGCCGCTGAAAGACCCGACCGCGACCGCTCCGAAGAAGGCGGCGAAGAAAGCTTCCGAGGCGAAAAAAGCTACGGCAAAGGCGGCAAAGCCGAAGAAGCAAAGCCGGGCGAAAGAAGCGCTGAACGCGCCTGTGCTGAAGCGTAACGTGCGTCATGACACCGAAGACATCCGGGAAATTAAGCAGACCATTCCGCAGAAGAAGGCTTCGGAAGTTCCGAAGAGTGAGCAGAACGAAGCCATCAGGGAATACAAGGAAATGGAGACCAAGGGCACTGGCTCCATGAGCAAGCTGGACATGGATTGGAACAGCCACCCGGACGTAAAGCGCATCCTCTCGCAACCTGTCGCAAAGCGCAACGCAGAGGAAATCCGCCGTGTCGCCGGGGAGATTGCCAACGCCAATGACAAGCTGGCGCGTTCCGTGGTGCTGAAGATGGGCAACGCCCGTGGTTTGCACTTGGCAAGCCAAGTGAACCGCATCGGCAACAAGGCAACCAATCCGAAGAACGTCATTGTGCAGGAGACCAATTACTACGGGGACATGCTCCAGTCCGCACGGGCAACCATGTACGAGACGCTTCACAACGTCTTGGCGGGAAGCCAAAATCCGGGCAAGGACACGTCCATTGGCAAGCATGTGGTTCGCCGCATGAAGGACAAGCTTCATCGGGACATGTACGCGCTTCTGAACGATATTCCCGCGCCGCATGAAATCCGCGCCGCCATTGGCGACATGCGGAAAGCGGAAATGCACCTGACGCAGAAGCTTGGGCGCATCCCGACCAACGAAGAGCTGGGCGCGTACCTGCAAGAGAACTCCAAAGCCTTCCGGGAAGCTCCCATCGTCAAACCTCCGAAGTGGGATGAGGCGAAGAACGACTGGGTGGCGACCAAAGAGCGCTACGAAGACCCGGCGGAGCGGCTTCAAGCTCTTCGGAACTATGCAAGCCAGCAAAAAGCTACGTCTCTTGACCAAAACATTGGTTCCGAAGGAGAGCGGGAAGTCTCCTTGAAGGACAGCATGGCAGACGACTCTCGTAGCCCGGAAGAGCACGTTCTGAAAAAAGAGCGTCAGTCGGCACTGGAAGACGCAGTTCCGAAGGCGTTCAGCGAATTGGGGCTGACGGACGACGAAATCAAAGTCTTGCTGACCAAGCATAGCGCACCTTCCACGGCGTCCCCGAGCAAAGCCAGCCTGACGGACGAAGAGACGGCGGAGCAGTTGAACGCCCAGCACGGCATGAAGGTGGACGGCAAGTGGGTAGCCAACCGCCGCGCTTCCGCCATGAAGAAGCTTCAGCGGGCGCTGGAAGAGAAGCACCCGGCGCTGATGCAACTGCACAGCATGATGAAGTCCTTTGCGCTGGCAATGATTTTCAAGGCGCTCTACGAATACGACTTGGTGAAGTCCCTGCATGCGTGGGGCGTAGACCACACGCTTTTGCAACAGCGCTTTGTTCGGAAGGCAACGGCGCAAGACCGCATCGAGCTGTACAAGTCCTTGGCTCCGCATGAGTACGTAGGTTCCTACGTTACCACCGACGAGGGGCACATTATCGCCAATGTGGTGGAGTTTGTCCTGCCGGAGACCAACGCCCTGTACAAGTCCTTCAATGCGTTCATGAGCGGGATTCAGAAGTCCATGTTTGCTCACAAAGGCAAAAACCACGAAGTCAACAAAAAGGCTTCGGAGTACGTGAAGGCGAATTCGGGAAAGTACCAAGCCCTAGCCAACAGCCAGCAGGAGCGCGTGAAGCAGAAAAAGAGTAGTGGCAAAGCGCTCACATGGTCTGAAGAACTCCTGCTGAAAAATCCCGGTACGTGTTGGATTACATGGGGCGGAAAGAAAATTCTGATTCACGGAAGTACCGGGGAAATCAAGTACGACTCCGCGAACGAAGCACACCGCGAAGAGCACAACCAAGGCGCACAGGAAGAGAAAATCGACTTCCACCATGAACGGGAAGCCTTGGAAGAGCACGAAAGCGAAGCGGAGAAACGTGCCTTGGAAGCGTGGGAAAAGGAAGGGAAGAACCTGAAAGGGAACTTCCGAACCAAGTTCCTCCGTGACCACCGCCTGACGGAAAACGAAGACGGCACGGTAACCTTCAACCGCCATCAGGATGTTTCGGAAGACAACCGCCACCTGATTGACCATGGCATCCGGGCGTTCCATGAGGAAATGTCCAAGATGAAAAGCGACTGGGACAAACTCCACGCCGCCATGAAGGAAGAGAACAAGCACAAGGTAACGAACCACTACGCCGACATGAGCGAAGAGGAACGCGCCGAGTACGACAAGCTCTCCAGAGAGGAACAGGCGATTGCGACCGGAAACCACCTGCTGGATAAGGAAGGCGTACTTGACCGCCTGAAGCGGTTCCATGACGAAGCCCAAGGGAAGTCCAAGGAAGAGCAAGCCCAGCTTGCAGAAGAACTTCTGAATGACCTGAAGGGTATGGAGCACGGCTCCATGGCGTTGGTCAACAAGAAAATCATGCTGGGCGGCGGTGCGAACTTGGCGGGTATCGCTGGGGCGCTTCTGGAGTACGACCCGACTTCCGAAGAGGGAAGGAAGGAAATCGCCAAGCGGATTGGCACTTCCGAGCTTGCCCGCGCCAACGAAGAAGCTGGAAAAAACCTGATTGCAGAAGGCAAGTACCTCATCGGCAACCCGCTCACCGGAAAGACCATGGTGGTGCACGTAGGACACGCCTTCGAAGGCGGGCGCGGCGGACGTGGCGGCAAGCTGGCTCCAGTCATTAAGGAGGCGTTCGACCCGGAAGGCGGACAGCACGAAGACCTGCAAAGCTGGGGCGGTCTCGCCCGGGCGCTGGGCTTCAAAAACGAGAAGGGCAACACGGCTGACCTGAAAAAGCTCATCATCGACAGCGCCAACAAGGACGCCAACAGCCCGATGGTCAAACCGCTTTCCGAAGACGAATACCTGAAGCACCGCGCCAACACGAAGCTGGGGCTTCAGGAGACCATGCTCCACAAGGAGTTTAAGCTGGTCAATCAGTCCCGCGACGACAAAGGCAATATCACCAGCCAAACCTTCGCACAGAAGATGCCGGATGGAACCGTCAACCACATCACGGTGGACGGAGAGGGCTACATTCAAGACCCGCTGATGAGACGCCTTTTGAACCAACGGAAGCCCGTGACCAATGAGAAAGAGCTGAACGAACTGCTGAAAAACGCTGTCGGCAACCGCCGATGGGTAACGGCTCACTTCGGAAGCGACATTCACATTGGTGACGCGCTGGGGCACCACATCCTGCTGGAGTATGACGGCAAAGGCGCTCCCCGGGTAGTCGGCGGGAAGTACGATGGGTACCGCTACATCGACGCCGCAGACGTTCCGAAGGGTGCCATCGACCCGGCGACCGGGGAACCTGTGAAGGCGCTGTTCAAAAACGGCAAGCTGGTAGACCGCCGCTTCACCACCATGAACGAAGTGCCGATGGAAGTGGGCAATGCGGTCTTGTACCCAACAGGAAACGGCACCTTCCGAAAAGGACGCATCCATTCCGAAGTCGAAGGCGGCTTCAAGATTACGGACGGCAAAGGGCACGTCATTGGCGTGTTCAAGAAATCCGAACTGAAGCCTGCCAAACAGGAGGGGCGCATCCTCTCCGAGAGCGGTCAGGTTGTGGTGGACACGCACCAAGAGGGCGTCCACCGCATGAACGTGGATGAAGCGTTCAAGCCTGCCAGCGATAAGAAGCGGGACATTGCCCGGGCAGAGAAAGCCAAGGCGCTGTTCGCAGAAGCCCTTCGGAAGGCGAAGGTGAACAAAGCCTTTGACGAAGAGGGCAACCTGAGAAGCGACTTGGAGCTGTCTGACCCGATGATGAGGCGGCTTCAGAAGGTACTGGGACGCTCCAAGGCGGGGCGCGAGATGCTTGCGAAGTTCAGCACGACCAAGCTCCCGGCAACGCTCAAAATCCATGTGCCGGAAAGTCAGCGCTCCACAGTGGAGCAGTACGGCGTCACCGTCCGGGCAGACGGCACGGCGACCATCTCCCCGGCGAAGTTTGAAGAGCTTCGGGAAGCACTGGGCGGGTTGTCGCTGACACACCGGGCGCAGGAGATGCTTCAGGAGCACTTCCAGCGCAAAGACCGCACCCCGAAGACGGTGGAAGAGCTGAAGCAACGCTACCAGCCTTCCCAAGTGCCCAACAAGGGAGAGGGAAGCTTCGGGTACCACTATCAGCAACAGTTCAAGCCGAACAGCTTCCTGATGGACGCCAACAAGGGCTTGTACGGAACCCAGTTGGAAGGCGTGGCGCACATGATTGAGCGCGGAAGAGTGGTTGTTGGACACGGGATTAACCTACACACTTGCCATGACCTTACCCGTCTGGTAGCATAGGGGTAAGGAGATGGTAGAAAATGGCGGCTTTTATGGAATGTAATGAAGAGGCATATTACTGGCTTGGGGTTCTGTTCGCAGACGGTGCCGGAAATTACCCGGATTACCGCCTATGCTTAAAATCCAAACATGCGAACTTTATTCAAGCGTTTGCAGACTACGTAAGTAAACCCGTGAAAACGGGAATGGGAATGGGCGCAAGAAGTGTCGTGTATCGGGTAGACTTCTACAGCAAAGAGATTCGGCTACGTCTGATTGAATTAGGGTACACCGTTTCTCGTAAAGCAGATAGGGCATTACCTGAAATTCCACCGAGTATGGTACGACACTTTCTACGCGGGTACTTTGACGGAGACGGTAGCATTCACAAAGACCGTCGGAAGCCGAATTGTTGGAGACTTGAATGGTGCGTACATAAGTCGGCTTCCGAAGCGATAAAACATCTTCTCGAAGTACACTGTCCGAGTGCGAACGTACGGCTGTATGATAAAAAGTCAGTGGATTGCCTTATGATCTACAATTCCGAAGGGGTGCAGGAAGTTCTTCGTTTCTTATACGAAAATGCTTCCGTGTGTCCACACCCCAAGGTAAAAGCGCCAGGTGTGCAGTCCCTTGTAGAAGGAATTCTACAAGCAAAGCGGGTGAATTCGGTGAACGCCTAAGTCCGAGAGGATATGGCAACACCGAGCCAAGCCGAAGGGCACCTTCGGAAGGTGTAACGACTACTGGAGGGGTTAGTCCCCTTAATAACCAGCAGGAGCGCCCGCCATCCAGAACGGATGATGATATAGTCTAGTCCGGCTGTTAGCTACCGACAGCACAAATATCCCGAAAGGGACGGTATAAACGGGGAGTAGGTAAAACCATCACAGGTGTCGTGGCAGGGCTTCACTACAAAGCGCAAAAGCTGGCGAACGGGGAGAAGCCGAAGAAAACGCTCATCGTGGCTCCGAAGGGCATCATGTCCGACTGGGGCAAGGAGATTGGCAACCACACCACCGCGAAGGCGCTCTACATCGGGAACGGCTTGACCAAGAAGGGCGTAGACGGCAAGGTAATGAAGCATGAGAACGGGCGCAACCTGTGGGGACAGGACGGCACCGAGCAGGAAGCGGTCAGCGCGAAGTCCTTCCTGAAGAACTTGGAGAAACACGCTTCCGAAGACCACGACTTCCACATCGTCAGCTACGACACCTTCATGCGAAACCGGGAGCACTTCGCCAACAGTGGCATGTACGACAACATCGTGATTGACGAAGTTCACGCCTTCAAGAATCAGAAGGGCAAGCGTGGTCAATCGCTGGCGGAGACCACGGACAAGTTCAAGAATGTGTGGGGCTTGTCGGGTACGCCGATGGAAAATGATGCACGGGAAGTCTGGAGCCTTGTGGACACTATCACAGGCGGCAAGCATGAGCTGGGGACGCTGAAAGAGTTCCAAGACAAGTTCATGAAGAAGGACAAAAACGGCAAGCTGGTAGGCGTGAAGCCGGAGATGGCGGAGAAGCTGGGCGACATTCTGGCGAACATCGTGCAGTTCCGAAGCGGGGCAGACGTGACCTACAACGATGGAAGCAAAATCGAGTTTCCGCACCTTGTGGGCGCTACGTCTCCTGACCAGCCGAACCCGAAAGTGGACTTCATCGGCAACATGGTTGACCGAAGCCGCGACCACGCCACCACGGACTACTACGGCACGAAGCACAGCGTCACCGACTTCGAAGCGGGCACCAAGACGGTCACTTCAAAGAACGGCGAGACCTACGAAGTGCAGACCTTCACGCCGAAGAACCTTGACCCGGCTACCGAAGCCATGTACAACACCTACCGACAGCTTCAGGCGAAATACCTGCCGGAAAGCAAGCTGAACGAACTGGCAAGCGCCGCCGCTTCGGGCTTCGACCAAGCAGGCAACCGGAGCGACAAGTCCAACTACCTGACCGCCATGCAAAAGCTTCAGAAGTTCCTGAACGCTCCCTTGGCGCACAAGATGTACGTGCCGGGCGGCAACGCCATTGAATCGGATGAGACGGATGCCCAATCCGAGACGCCGCAGAGCGACAAGGGCGGCGGGCTGAAGCCGTACGACCCGAAGACGGGCGAAGGGCACTACATCATCGACGAAAACGGGTTCAAGCGCTACTTCGAATCGGACGGGCAAGGCGGATTTAAGCGGAACCCGGATGGAAGCCCGAGACTCCTGCCGCCGCTCCACGAAGACAACCCGAAGGCGCAATACCTGAAAAAGCGCATCAATCAATACCTGTCTTCGCTTCAGAAGGAGAACCGGGAGCGTGTCGCCCGTGGCGAAAAGCCGCTGGTGCCGAAAGTCGTTGTGAAGTCCTCCTACACCACCTTCGGAACCGACATCGTGGATAACGTCCTGAAGGAGATTCGCAACACGCACCCCATCTTCCGTGACCTTGCCGAGCATGGGTACACCGACCTTGGACAGGGGCGTTTCACCGGGGACGCTGACGACCGGGAGCAGACCAAAGTGGGCTTCCGTGGCAACAAGAAGGACTACCTGAACAACCAAGGCAACCTGTGGGCAACGACCGTTTCCCCGGCGGGTAAGGAAGGTGTAGACTTCGGAAACGCGCACATCATGTTCCACTACGACCAAGACTGGAACCCGCAGAAGATGGCGCAGTTTACCGCCCGGGTGCGCCGCTCCGACTCTGCCACCACCCACGTCCAAGCAGGGCGGGCAAACGCCGTGCGCGTGGAATCCCTGCACATGCCGGGAACCGTGGAAGACTTCATGTTCAACGCCCAAGACAGTAAGATGGCAAGCATCAAGCAAGTCACCGACAACACCCGCATGGCAGAACGGAATCCAAAGCTGGGTGAGACGGAAAGCAGGCTGGGCTACGGACACCGTGGATTCACCAGCCGGAAGCATCCGGGAGCCAAACCGAAGGCTCCGACCACCGTTCAGAAGCCGACTCAACCTGTTCAGACCCCGGCTCCCGGACGGGCAGGCAACGATAGTGTCCTTCCGAAGAAGGCGGCGGCACAGGCTGACAAAGCTTTGAAACTGGTGATACTCTTGTAATAAGGCAAGACAAAAGGGCTTCTTCGGAAGCCCTTACTTTTCACAAAGGAGTGACCGGGCATGGCAGAAAGAATGTTCGACCAAGATTCGTTTCTGGAGGAAATCCAGACACCAGCGGACGCGAGAGCTTGCGTGGATTACTTGGCGCACAACGAGCACCAATTCTTAGAAGAGCTTCGGAACGAAGGACTTTCTTACGAAGAACGGCAAGAAGCCCTTAGACAAGTGTGGACAAACTTGATAAAATCAGCACAGAGGGTTGGATATTTTGACCACTTGCTGGAGAACAAAGCCAAGCAGTTCGGAGTTGGTGTGAATCGAGCGTTGCCATACTTCAAAGGCAAAAAGTAAGCTTCGGAAGGGGGGTGAGGGGATGCTGAATTGTCCTGAGTGCAACCGAATCATCATGGATTCCACCAGTGACGGTGGGTGGAAGCTTCGTTCCCGCATGGTGCTGTTCCATGGCGGAAAAGCGGAAGCGCTGTGCCCGACCTGCAAGACACGGGTGGAGGTTCCTGTTCTGCTTGGCGACATCGGCAACCCGCCTCCGAAGCCCAAAATCGTGGTGAAATCGTAAAATTCCGTATTGACCATCTTCGGAAGAAGATGGTAATATGCTTTTTGAACAAGCCAATAACGAACTTCGGGCAACGAAGTCCAGTAAACAAGGACAGCCCAAGACGTTAAAACACGCCATGGCAAGGTTTCCTACCAGCTCTAACCTACCATGGGTGTATCGAGCGGCACAGCCGTTCGAGCGTCTTGCGCTGTCCTTGTTTGCTACAGAAGGGTGGTGAGTGAGTTGGAAAACACGCCTACCGATGTGCTACAGGGCGACACCTACCACGTATGGGTTCCTATCGAAGACACCGACCTTCTGAAGTCCGTTCAAGTGGATGAAAACGGCGACTACATTGTTCAGGGTGTCATGACTTCGGACGAAGTGGACGAAGAGAATGACTCCATCGACCCGGAAGGAATGGACTGTTCGTACTTCCTGACCAAAGGCTGGATTAAGTACGAGCACGGAAACAACCCGAACCAGTTCATCGGAGAGCCGCTGGAGGTAAAAGTAGGGCGCTTCGAGCACCCGACTCTCAAAAAAGCGGTGAATGGCATCTTCGTCAAAGGACGGCTGTTCGCCAATCGGGAGCTTGCACGGCAGGCGGTACGCGCCATCCAAGACCTTCAGAAGTCCAACACCAAGCGAAGAATGGGTTGGTCTATCGAAGGCAACGTCAGAGAGCGTTGCCGCCGAACTGGGAAGATTCTGAAGTCCGTTCTTCGGAACGTGGTCTTGACCATGAACCCTGTAAACACCATGACATGGGCGGAGCTGGCAAAGTCCTTTGCGAAGAACCATGAAGTGGAAGTCAACATGGAGCTGGACAAGTCCATGGACACCGGGGCGATTGCGGAACTCATGCCACAATCCATTGAAGGCTACGACCCCGAAAAAGACCCACAGGAAAAGTGGATAAAGCTGTTTCGGAAGTTCGTGGCAGAAAACGGGCTGAAGAAGTCCCTGCGTGACAGGTTCGTAACCAGCACCAGCGGCGAAGCGGGCATCGGTGCCTACCAGTTCGCAAGACGCGAAGGGCTGGATTATGAAGGAGCGGTTGAATTCGCTTCTTATATTGCCGACAGGCATGAAATCCTAAAATCCCTTTTCGGGAAATTCGGGGGTGAAAACATGGAGAAGAACGCAAGCACGTTGGCAAGTCTGTTAGACACGGACTTGGAAGAGTTGAAGAAGTCCTTGGAGTTGGACGAAGAGGACGACTTGGAGCTGGAGGAAGAGCTGAACAAGTCCATGGACGGTGACCAAGATTCTGACGACTCCGAAGACGAGGACGATGCAGAAGATGAGGACACCGAAGAGGACGACTCCGACGAGGACGAGGACGAAGACGGCGACTCCGACGAGGACGAAGAGGTAGAGAAGTCTTACAAGACGGAACTCACCAAGTCCTTGGCAAAAGAGCATGGACAAGCCTTCGAAGTCTCCGACTTCCTCACCGCCCTGACCGATGAAATTGGCTTCGGTCTGGAAGGGCTTCAGAAATCCTTGGGGCATGTGACCAAACAGCAAAACGCCATTGTGAAGACGCTGGCTTCCATGGGTGAGCTGGTGAAGTCGCTTGCCGGAGAACTTCAGCAAGTCCGCGCTGAAAACGCCGAGCTTCGGAAGTCATTGGGTGACGTTCTGGAACGTCCTGTCGGACGCAAGAGCGTTGTCAACCAACGCGAAGTCACCACGCTTACCAAATCCATGGGAGCTGGACAACCACTGACACGCGCTCAAGTTGAAGACGTGTTGGTGAAGTCTTTTGAAGCTGGGGAGTTGAACGGTTCCGAAGTTATCCGCTGGAACGCTGGCGTACCGCTGGAACAGCTCAACCTTCCTGACAGCGTGAAATCCAAACTGGGCTTGCTGTAAGCCTAATTTCAAAGAAGGGGGTATACGAACATGGAAAACCTGATTAACGGTTTCGGTCAGTCTTCCGTACAAGAGCTGGAAGAGTTGAATAAAGCCCTTGGTACTGGTACGGAAGGCGAAGCCTACGGTGGCGGGGCATTCGCTGATATGTCCGCGCTCCGTCCGCAATCTCTCGAACCTACCCTGAAGATTGTGACGGCACAAGAGCAACACATCAAATTCTGGAAGTCCATCGGCAAGAAGCAAGCGTTCAACACCGTTGAAGAATTCAACGTGCTGGACAGCTACGGTGGAAACTCTTCGCCGTTCTTCGTTGAAGGCGGTCTGCCGAACGAAGAGGACAGCAACTACATCCGTCAATCCCAAATGGTGAAGTTCCTTGGTACGACCCGCGTGATTACGCACCCGGCTACCTTGGTTCGCAACACCGTTGGGGATATCGTCGCCCGCGAGACCATGAACGGTACGCTGTGGCTCCTGCAACAACTGGAGCGGGCGCTGTACTTTGCAGACGAATCGCTTGACCCGCTGGCGTTCAACGGCGTTATTGCCCAAGTGAAGAAATTCGTGCAGGGCAAGCCCTACGAATCCCAGCACATCATCGACATGCGCGGCGAACCGCTGGATGAGAACACGCTGGAAGACATTGCGACCATCATTGCTGACAACTACGGCTCTCCGAAGCTGGAACTGCACCTGACGAACCAAGTCCACAAGGACTTCTCCAAGCTGATTACGGGCAACGGCGGGCGTCAGCGCGTCATGATGAGCGGCAACCCGGGTGACATTCGCCTTGGTCAACCTGTGCGCGGGTACAGCGCAAACGTGGCGGACATCGACTTCGTGAACAACATCTTCCTGAAGCCCGACACCGCTCCGAAGGCTGTATCCCAAAAAGGCGCTCCGGCTGTTCCGACTCTGCCGGGCACGGGCGCACTGGTGGCTACGGACGACAGCACTTCGAAAATGGATGCTGGCACCTACCACTACTTCGTGAGCGCGAAGAACTCCAATGGCGAGTCTGCACCCGTTCACGTTGGTTCCGTGGCAGTAACCTCCGGTCAACGTGTGGACATCACCATCAACAAAGTGGTAACCGACCCGGTAGCGAAGTCCTACCGCGTATACCGTGGTTACACTTCCAACGCTTCCGAAGCGCTGTTTGCGTTCGAAGTTCCGGCTGAATCCGGCTCCGGCACTCAAACCATTGCCGACCGCAACTTCGACATCCCGGGCACGGACACGGCGGTTCTCATCGACAACGACCCTGAAAACGTGCTGTGCTTCAAGCAACTGGCACCGCTCATGAAGCTCCCGCTGGCACGTATCTCCGCTTCCGAGCGCTTCATGATTCTGCTGTACGGTATGGTTCAGGTATACAACCCGCGCCGTATCGTCGTCGTGAAGAACATCGGCAAGCTGGGCATCAACAGCAACCGTGAACTGTTCAACCCGTCCTACGGCGCTGACAGCTTCGGTACCATCAAACCTGTACAGGGCTAATACCACCTAAAGAAAGGACGGCTAGGGCTAGATTCTAGCCGTCCTTCTTAATAAAGGAGTGAAAAGAGCATGGTGAAAGTGAAGAAAACCTTTGGGGAGTACCCAATCAACACGGTTGTGCTGAACAAGGTGGTGTCGTTTGACGAAAACGGGGAAGCGGAGGTATCCGAAGAGTTAGCCAACGTGCTGGCGAGAATCCCGGGCTACAAGGTGGGGCTGGACGAAGCGCCGAAGGCGAAAGCACCGAAAGCACCGGAAGCTCCGAAAGCACCGGAAGCTCCGAAGGCACCGGAACCGGAAGCCCCGGCTGAAGAGGAAGCTCCTGCTGAAGCCGAAACGGAAGAGACTCCCGCCGAAGAGGAAGCTCCGGCTCCGAAGGCTCCCGCCGCGCCGAAGGCTCCGGCTCCGAAGGCTCCGAAAAAGCCTGCCGCCCCGAGGGTTCCTGCAAAAGAATAATCGAGCAAAGGGGTGTTAAGCCATGGCGTACAGCGTAGGCTTCCGAAGTGTAAAAGTCATTGAAAATGCCACGGAAGGCGTCTTGGGTGCACAAGGCTCCTACGTGTTGGTGGAAGTGACAAGCGAGGTAGACACCAAGTTTTACCCGAACGACTTCCCGGAACAAGGACACCCGGCACGTTACGGCATCCCGATTAAAGCGGGGCAGACCCGACAAATCCCGATGGCGGTGTACAACTTCCGGGCTGACCACCCGGTGACGGTTGTAGCCTACGGACAGTAGGTGAGTGCCATGCCAGTGATGCAGTACTTTACTGTCACGGACGATGGAAACGGGAACAAGACGTACACGCCGAATACGAACCTTCCGACTCCTTTGGAAGTCCGAAAACGCTGGTGTTTCGGACTTCCGTTGACCAAAGATGATGGGGTGGAGATGCCGGATGAAGACATCTACCAGTACATCCTGTCGGCAATCGCCACCGTAGAGCGGCGGTTGGGCATCTTCCTGAAGCCGACCATCATCATGTGCAACCCGGAACAGCGCGGGTTGGTGCAGGGTGTGGACTACGACCGCGCCGAGCCTGCCTACGACTACGATGTGCGGTCATGGATGAACTACGGCTTCCTCCAGCTCCGAGAGCGCCCTGTACAACAGGTGACCGGGTTCCGCTTGGTACTTCCGAACGGTCAACTCATTGCGGACTTCATGGCAAGACCGAAGTGGCTGAAGGTGTACCACGAAGCCGGGCAAGTTCACCTTGTTCCGTACGCTGGAGACCCCACCTTGTTTGCCATGATGGGCGGCTCCCAATCCGGGTACCCCTTCGTAACGGGGACAATCAACAGCAACCTGCCGCAGATGATTGAAGTGGACTACATTGCCGGGTACGCGCCGTTTCAAATCCCGGAGGATGTCCGCAATGTCGTGGCGAAAATCGCCGCCATTGACGTGCTGGGTATCGCAGGGGACGCTGTGCTGGCGGGTGTCGCAAGCCTTTCGACTTCGATTGACGGGCTTTCTGAATCCTTCAGCACTACGGCTTCGGCAACGAACGCCACCTACGGCGCTCACATCTTGCAGTACCAAAAAGAAGTGGATGCGTTTTTTGACCCGAAAGACGGCGGAGCGCGGACTTCCGAACGTGGCATTACCATGATTGGGTTGTAAGGGGGTGTAGACAATGCCAGAAGTAAAACTTCACGCAGAAAAGTTCGAAGTCCTGATTGCGCGGAGAGGCAGGGACGTGGAGTGGCGGCAGGCTGTCATGTGCTCCTGCTGGAACCCGTTGAGCGGTCAGCCGAACTATCAGTGCAAGGTATGCAAAGGCAAAGGCTACACCTATGAAGACCCCATCATTTGCCGGGCGCTGGTCACCAGCATTGTTCAGAACAAGGAATTCCAAGACATGGCTGGGGTGTTTGACGTAGGAGACGCTATCATGACGGTTCCGAAGCGCATGTGGAAGCGCCTGCCGAACGGTCAGTGGAACATGAAGGAGTACGAAATCGTGCCCATGTTCTACGTAGGCATGTACGACCTTATCACCCTGACAGATGATGAGGTTCGCTCTTCGGAAGTCCTTGTGAGGAACCGTCCCATCTATGAGCGACCAGCCGACACGCTTCTGAACGAGCACGTCACCGGGATTCATGCGGTTCGCCACGCAGACCCGGACACCGGGGTTCTCACCGTCTACCAAAGGGGCGTTGACTTCGAAGTAGTGGGCAACCGAATCGACTGGCTTCCCGGCGGCAATGCACCCGCAGACGGGGAGCAATACAGCGTGGTGTACTGGCACCGACCCGTGTACACCGTGCTGACCACACTTCCGAAGCCAAGGCACCAAGACGGTCAGGACTTGCCAAGATACGTAGCACTTCGCTACCGGGCAGGAGGGTTCGAGCCGAAATGAGCCTCTTAACCATCAGCGCGAACCTTCCGAATCTCGACGGCATCATCCGCGCCGTCGAACGGGCAGGGAAGGGCGAACTTCCCTACACGAAAGAAGCCGTCCGCGCCGCTACGGTAGACCTTGTGCAACGCACATGGATTGAGTACGCCTCCGGCGTCACGGTCACCTACAGTGGCGGGACGTTCAGGATAAATGTGGTCTCCGGGGAATACGTGCGGAGCATCCAAAACGGGGTTCGGTTCTTGGAAGACTTAACAGGGGAAGTCTTCACGACCAGCCCGCACGGAGAGTACATCGAAGACGGACAGCCCGCACGGGACATGAAGCCGAAGCTGTTGGCGTCTCCGAAGGCGAAAACCAGCAAAGACGGAAGCAAGTACATTACCGTGCCCTTCCGTCACGGCGTACCGGGAAGCGTGGGGCTTCCGGCAATGCCAAAGCACATCTACGAGCAAGCCAGCCGACTGGGATACAGCCGAAGGAACGGCTTTCTGAAGGCGCTCATTACGGGCAGAAAGTACGAATGGAACGGGCGGCTGAAGGAGCTTCCTGAAGGGCAACGAAGCCACATAGCTCCCCATCCCGGCGGAAAATACACATGGAAAAGTGGACAATTTGCTGGTATGGTAAGAATGGGAAATAAAGGACATACCCAGTATTTGACCTTCCGAAGGCTGTCAGAAAAGAGCGACCCAGCTTCGTGGATGCACCCCGGCGTTCCCGCCCGGCGCGTTCGGGACGCTGTGGTGGAGAACACCCGGGAAGAAGTGCTACAGCTCATCCGGCGCGGATTCGAGATGGACTTGTACTTTATGGGGCTTGGGGGTGATGGTAGATGAACTTCACATTTGCAACCGTAGACGTGAAGCATGAGCTGGCAACCATACTGGTGCAGGAGCTTCCCGAGCACGGCTTTCCCAACGTGAAGGTTCTGAAAGCCGACCCCCAAACGCCTTCGGAACTCCCGTGTGTGGGCATCAACCGCCTAGACGACACGGAGACGAACCAAACCATATCGGACGAGCATGGGACGCGGTTCAACCCCGACACGCAAACGCTGATAGAATTCCGAGGCACCTTCTTTTCCGAATCGGTGGAATTGCGCGTATGGCACACCAACGCTGATGAGCGAGACAAGCTCTATCAGGCGGTCAAAGCCATTGCGTTCGCCCACCGTATGGAGCTGGTGGACAAGGGACTTCTCAATGTCAGCTTGCGCGGCGGAAGGGACGAGCAGGACAGCACCATGGCACAGGCACCAACCGTCCTCTACTGGTCTACCATCACCATGACCTATCTGAATCCTTTGAATGTCGAAATCGTTTCGACTGTGCCGCCTATCACTTCTGTTACTGACACCGGAACGGTCAAATAAGGAGGGATGAGGTTATGTCTACGAAAAGAAAACAATCTTCCGAAGCGAAATCTTCGGAAGTGAGAACTTCCGAAGCCGTGCTGGACTTTGACCAGTACGTAGCTGAAGCGAAGGTAAACCGTGGACTTGTCGCCAGCTTTAAGTACGAAGCGCGAAAAGACGCTTCCCTGCTGGAACCGAAGACCAAGGAAGACTGGGACAAGGCTTTCCAAGCTCAATCCGCAAGAGTCTACAAATAACAACGAAGGGGGTAAACCGGGATGAACATTTCTTTTGGTGGCGCTTCTATCAGACGACCGGGCGCATACTCCACTGTGGATACCGACAAGATGGTACCCATTACGCTGGGCGCGTTCAACGTGCTGGCGTTCGTGGGCGTAGCTCCGGCACCCGCCGGGCAAGAGGCAACCGCATTGGAACCCGGGAAAGTCTACTACTTCAACAATCCTACGCTGGCACGGCAGGCTATCGGGGATTCCGAACTGCTGGATTGCATGAACATTGCGTGGAAGCACGGAGCTGACCTGATTGCGGTATCTCCGGTAAGTGTAACTGCACCTGAAACCGCTCCTACGGACGCCGAATGGCAGGAAGCCATTGACGCGCTGGACGTGGAATTCGTGGACGGCATCATTCCTGTGACAAGCGAACCTGCTATCCATGCGAAGGTGGATACGCACGTCACGAACGCTTCTTCGGTAACGAACCGCAAAGAGCGCCGCGCCTTCTACGGTCACGCCAATGGGCTGACGGTGCAGGAAATCACAGCGCTTCAGGCGGCGCTGAACACCGAGCGCGGCATGATGGCAACGCCGGGCGTCTACGTCTACGATTCGACGGGTGCGAAGGTTCTGAAGCCTTCCTACTACTTGGCTTCCGCTTACGCCGGACTGTGGGCTTCCCAGCCGCCGCAGGAACCGCTCACCTACAAATACGTGAAGTTCGATGGTCTGGAAGTCCTCTATAACGGGACGCAAATCATCGAGCTGTTGGATGGGCATATCGCTCCTGTGGAGTACGTCCGCAATAAGGGTTACCGAATTGTGCAGGGTATCACTCTTTCCTCTTCGGCTGACCTGACCAAGCAAGAGCTGTCCGTGTCCACGCTCAAAGACGTGATGAGCAAGAACCTCCGCGAGTACTTCGAAGAGAAGTACGTAGGGAAGGCAGGCGTGGCTGGCATCGAAGTCACCATGACCAACGACCTGCTCACCATGATTGAAAAGTTCGTGGAAGCGGGCTGGTTGCGGGGGTACGTGCCGGAGTCCGTGCGCGTTACGAGAAACGGCACAGCGTTCTACTTGGAGTACGAAGGACAGCCGACCTTGCCGATTAACAACATTCTGATTACGTCCCACTTCACTCTGTAAGGGACTTCCGAAGGGGGTAGAAACACATGGCTAACCTGAAGAACCAACAAGTCCATGCTGGTCACACCATTAAGCTGAAGGTGGACGGGCAGGAAATCGGGCGGGCACAGTCGATTGACGGACGCCGCTCCTTCGGGCAAGAGGGCGTGTACGAAATCGGTTCTATCATGCCACGGGAACACGTAGCGCTCCGCTACGAAGGCACCGTTACGCTGGACAAGTTCCGCATCCGTACGAAGTCCTTGGCAGACTTGGGGCTGGCTTCCCTTGGCGTGGGAATCCTGAACATGGACGTTATCGACATCGAAGTAACCGACCGCCACACGGGCGAAGTGGTTATCGTCTATGTCGGGTGCTCCTTGCAGGACTACAGCGAAAGCTTCCGAGCCAACGCAATTGCCGGGGAAAACGCTACGTGGACGTACCTGTACGCGCACCGTGGCAACGGCACGAAGGAGACCATCCAAGACGCCAGCACGGTAAACGTGAAGTCGCCGTCTTACACTGAATAATCTTCGGAAGCGCAAAACAACCTCTACCGCTATGGTAGGGGTTGTCCTATAATAGGGATGAACTACCAATACCAAGAAGGAGCTGGATGAAATGTCGCAACCTATCGGAAATGAAGCGAACCTTGCCAAAGTGAGACAGCTTATGGCGCAAAACCAGCAAGTGCAACAAGGCGGGAACATGACCCACGGGATTTTTATTGATTACGTCTCCCAGGAAGGAAACCACTACACGGGCACTGTGGTGGTGAAGCGCCCCACCGTCATGGACTACATGAAGATGGGTGGTCTCAAATCGGAGTACTTGCGCCAAGCAGGGGTGCAGGACGCCAACCTTGTGGACGATACTGTGAAAATTCTGGCGCATGCTTTGGCTACGCTGAAAGTCGTCGTTGTAAAGTGCCCGGAATGGCTCATGGACATGGACAACATTAGGGAAATTGACGTTCTCTACCACGTCTTCGATAAGTACGAGGAATGGGATTACTCCTTTCGCAAACCAGTTCAGGCAGAACCTATCGGAGCTGGCGAAGCTTCCGAGTCAGCGGGAGCTGTGGATACTTCGGAAGTTTTACGGGAACCTGCCGCCGACTGACCCGCGCATTTTGGCAATGACGCCGGAGCAAATCGCACTGGAGTTCGCCAACATGAAGCTGGACAAGGAACTTCAGGAGGGCGGAAACGAAGTCTTTACGGACGACACGTACGAAGAGTACGAAAGGGAGATGGACGAGATAGACAGCAAGCTATCCGACCTTCCCATCATAGCAGATGCAGGAGCTTCCGAAGCCCTGCTGTACAAAGACCCGGACGACTGGGAGGACGTTGAGTAGACGTTCAGCAGTTCCCTGAATCTGTCGGGAATCTCACACAACTTGATAAGGGGGTGACCTTTCCATGGTGAACGAACAGTCTATCCGCATAACAGCGCGGGGCGAGTTCGGACAACTACAGCGTGGATTGAAGAGCCTCCAAAGTGACCTGAAGAACGTCATAGGTGAGATAGACCGGGGCGCACGAAGGGGAGGGATTTTCGACGAATCCCAGCTTCGTGCGCTCGAATTGTTTAGGCGGCGCTTCAAGGACACGATGGGGGAACTGGAGCGGGAGTTCGAAAGGCAAAACCGAGCCATCGACGAGCTTCACAAACGCATGAGTCGGGCTTCAGGAGAAGACAAAAAGAACATCCGGGAGCAGATTATGCTTCGGGAGCGTGAGCTGGACGTTCTCCGAAGACAGCTCATGGAGATAGAGCGTATCTATAACCGGAGAAACCAAGAAGCCAGCACCTACCGCACCGAAGGTGCACCCGGCGGGGGTGAAGCTGGTGGCGGTGCAGGCGGTGCTGGTCTGCTGTCGCTTGTGCTGGGACGCTTTGGCGGAGCCGCCAAATTCGCACTTGGCATGACAGGCATCGGCGGGATACTTGCCCTTGCACAGGATGCCTACCAGCAGGCGTTTGCCCGGGAAGTCAATTCGCTTGACCTTGCCCAGCGTCTTCGCGGCTACGGCTTCGGAGGAAGCGCGACCAGCATCTACGACCAAGTTTCCGCCATCGGAAGGCGCGACCGCATGGGCTACACAGCGGCGGAGTCGTGGATGCTTCAGGATGTGTACACCCAACGCGCCGGAACCTTGGGCGTTGCCGGGCAATATGCGCTTCAGCGCTTCGCCCGTGGGTACGGTCTGGACGCCACTGTGGTGGGCGGAACCGTAGCGGGTATCCGTGCACTTGGCGGGGTATCCAGCCCTGAACAGTTTACCGACTTGATAGCCGCAAGCGTGGCGAAGTCCGGTATGACCCCACGGATTTTGGAAGTGATGGAAACCCACACCGGGCTTCTGGAACAGCTCAATACCACCTTCAAAGAAGGCTCTTCCCGCCAAATCCTTGCCTATCAGACCATTCTTGACCGTGCCGGGAACCGAAGCGGGATGATGGGGCTGACCGGGCAGGCGGGAGCCAGCATCATTGCCGGGCTTGGCGGTATCTTTGCGCCGGGTAGTGACAAGTGGAAGTGGCTGGGCATCGAAGCCCTTCAGAAGTTCAATCCGCAGAAATACGGGAACATGGGGCTGTATGAGCTGGAACGCGCCTTCGAAGACGGGCTGGTGAACACCGACAACCTCCCGGCTATGGTGCAACTGCTCCGGGCGAAGTTCGGCGGGAACACCACGTACATCAAGCGCGGGATTCAGCAATGGCTCATCGACGGCGGCTACAACGCAACCAAGCGCCAAGTAGACGACCTGTTTGCCGCCACCAATGGTTTTACCGACTTCAGCAAGGCAAACATCGAAGCCATCATGAACGCCCAAGGAGACGGAGGCGCGAAATACGCCGAACGGATGGGAGAGCGCGGACAAGGCTTCTTGGATACCGAAGCCCGGTTCCAAAAAGCGCTGGAGGGTATTGGAAGCCAGTTCGTGGGGCTGGTGCAAGGACTGAAGGAGGCGACCACCACCGGGCTGGAGCTGATAAATGGCACCACCAACTTAACAGACGCCATTAACCGTTTGAATGACCTGTTTGAAAACTACCTGCGGCAAAACGGCTTGATGCCTTCCGGCGGTGTTGTGGAATCCGTCTGGAACGCAATTACGGGTAGCGGCACGAAGGACAAAAAGCTTGCCATGCAGGAGCACATCCAGCGTCTTAAAGAAGACCCGGTGTACGCCCGCCTGCATGCTTACCAACAAATGTACGCCCGCGACCCGTGGGGCACAAACCCGGTGTCTGCCACCGGGAACGCCATCGGAGACAAGGTAAAGAGCGGTGCCCGTTCCCTGATAGATGCGCTGGGGCTTACTGAAGCCTTGGAGTGGCTGGGCAACCTTGGCGGATTGTTGGGGGACGACAACCCGTTGGAAAAGTTGGAATCCAAGGGTACCCAAAACATCAAGGAATTCCAGACCATGGGGAACCGCCAGATTGGTCAGTTCAAAGACGAGTCCTCCCGGAACATCAGAAGCATGAAAGAGGACACGTCCAAGCACATGAGCGCCATCGCTACCGAGCACAAAAGCTTCTTGCAACGGCTGTCTGACTGGTTCATGCCGACTGCCTATGCGGCGGAAGCTTCCATGGGAATTGGCGGAGACTTCGGAAGCGGAACTCTTGTTGAGCAGGCGACGAAGCTCATCATGCGCGGGGAAGGCGGCTACAGCTCCGTCAACCAAAATGACAGCGGGGCACTGAGCATCGGAAAGTTCCAATGGCACGGGAACCGCGCAAGAGACCTGCTGGCGCGAATTGCAAAAGCTGACCCTGCCACCTTCCGAAGCATCATGGGAGATTCCGCTTTAGGGGAAGAAGTGCTAAAGGGTGCCGACTTCAGTAGCCGCACCCTGAGTGCCTACGAAGCGGGCTTGCTGGAGAAGCTTCTGAATACGCCCGTTGGGCGCAGTATCCAAGACCAACTGGCGGCTTCCGATGTCAGCCGCTACTTGCAGATTGGGCGTCAGTACGGGGTGACCGACAGCCGGGCACTTGCCTACTTCGCTGACCTGTACAACCAAAGCCCGCTTCGGGCTATCGAAATTGCGAAGCGCTCCAACGGCACACTGTCGAGCCTGCATCAACTGGCATTGGCTGACCCGGTAATGGGCAGGTACAGCACCCGCCGAAACAACGCCTTCGCTTTTGCAGGAAGCGCAGGCATCACGGACAGCTCTTTCATAGCGCCTACGGTGTCCATGGGCGGCACGGGGCGTTTGGATGCGAACGTGTCCATCCACATCACGGGAGAGGGCGCGAATCAGCTTAACTCCATGAGCCGCACCGCACTGGAGCAGATGGTTCGGAAGGTTATCATCGACATCTCCCGTCAAAACCTGCAACTCAATCCGACGAGAACGGGGTGGGGTGGATGAGCTACGTAGTTCGATTCCCCATGAACGGAAAGCGGTATGTCCCGATTATTCGGGTGTCCTTCCACACAGAAACCAAATGCTACCAAACATCGGGCAAGTTTGTGGGGTTGGGCGGAACGCCTGACCCTACAGACCAAGTGCTCTCCGTCACCACGCAGAAAACGCTCAAAAACCCGGCAGGAGCCTTCACCATCCAACTGGTGGGGGATGAATGGCTGTGGCGGTTGAAGTCAAATGACCTTGTGGTAATTCGCATGGGCTACAAGGCGGAAAACGGCAAGGAAGAGCTGGATACTGTCATGGTAGGGCTGATTGATACCGTAAGGCGCTTCCGAACCATCGGTGAGAACAACCCAACGGTGACCACCACCATCACAGGAAGGGACTTCGGAAAAGTGCTCATCAAGTCGATGCTTCGTTTCTACCCGGAACTGGGGTGGAACAAAGAGAAGGAGCAGAAGTTCTTCCTGACTGAAACCGGGTGGATTACGCTCATGAAGGCGTTTACCAACGAGAACGCCATTAAGGGTTCCCCGGCGAAGGTACTGGACACCATCATGCGCTACATCCTCCAGCAAATCGTGGACGTACAGTGGACGGTCTACGACGAATCCGGGGCAGAACCAATTCCGAAGAAAGTGGAGCTGGCGCACATCCTCCGCTACAACTTCGCCCAAGTAGACCTGTTTCTGCCGCTGTTCATGACCGCCCAGCAGTACGAGGGTAGCATCTGGAACCTGATGGAGCGGGCATCCATCAAGCCGTTTACCGAGCTGTTTGTAGACACCCGGGACGGCTTGGAGGCGTGGAACCCGGGAACTGCTCCCCGGGTGGTGAACGAAACCATTGAAGAGTCCAGCTCCCCAAGCAAGGCAGGCAAACCGAAGGCGGAGGGTGGCTACGTATCACCACGTTTCAGCTTCGGAAGCGACAATGCGGCGGTTATGGTAGCACTCCGCAATACGCCTTTTGACAAGAGCGCATGGGAAAAGCTGAAGACGCACGACCTCCCCGCCGAAGACGTGATAAGCGAAGACCTGTCCTTCTCCGATGATGAGCACTACAACCTGTTTTGGGCGGGGACGACCATCACGCCGTTCAGTACGCTTGACTTGAAGCGGGAAGCGCCGCCGCTTATCAACGAAGAGAACGTGAAGCGCTACGGGCTTTCTCCTTTGGAAGTCACCATCGAAGGGATGGAGATGCTGAAGGAAAAAGAATCCGAACAAAAGGTGAAGCTGGTGGGGCTGAGTCAGGCGTACAGCGCCAAGCTGAAGGCGTGGTTCGAGCACAACCACGAATACCTGTCCGGCACCATGGAAGTCCGGGGCAAAGGAAGCTACCGCATCGGTCAACGCCTGCTTCGGAAGGGCATCAACCGGGAATTTTACATCGAAGGCGTGAGCCAAAGCTTCCAAGTGTTCACGGGATGGACGACCCAGCTTGCCCTGACCCGTGGCATGGAGATAGGGAAGGCACCCGACCACACCGTTTACCTTCCGAAGCCTGTGGTACCGAAGCCTCCCGCCGTTCCTGCATCGAAGGCAACGCCCGCACAGATTGAAGAGGAATACTACGTGGTCAAGAAAGGCGACACCCTGTGGAGCATTGCCGGGATGAGCAAATTCTATGGTGACCCGACCAAGTGGACGAAGATATGGGAAGCCAATAAGGAAATGCTCATCAAGCGCGACCCGCGCAACAGCAAAGACCCCGGACATTGGATTTACCCCGGACAGAAGCTTCGGATTCCGAAGAAATAGGAGGGATGAGCATGCAAGAGCAAAGTGCCTTCGGAAGTCGGCAAGTGCACCGCCTTCCCCCGTACTCCGAAAGCAAGCTGGCGAGAGTGACCAGTACGAAGGACTACATCAAGTACGGGCGCATCGAAGTGATTTTCTTGGACTACGGACAACCCGCGCCTGTGTGGGTAGTGGGCGACATCGACCGGGAGCCTGTGGAAGGCGACATGGTAGTGGTAGGGTTCTTGGATAACCGCCAAGACTCTCCCTACCTCATCGGCTTTGTCAAAAACGAGAACTACACCACGAACTTTGTGGTGGTGAAGAAGGACAAGGTGAAGCTCCAGCTCCCCGTCTTCGAAATCGGGGTGAAAGACGGCAAGGCGCATAAGGACGTAAAGGAAAACCTGCTGGACAACGCCAAGCAGACCCAGCGGGCGACCGTTGAAATGACCGCCGACCACCTGCTCATCCACTATCCGTTCGACCCGGAACTGGCACCCATGAAGATTGAACTTCGGAAGTCCGGGGAGATGGAACTGCGCCTGCCTGTCAAAAACCATTCGGACGCTTGGCTGAAGGCATCACCGTCCGGCTGGGAAATTTCCCATCCGACAGGCACGTTGACGGTCAAAAAGAACCAAGACCTGCCGAGCGCTGGAACAGTAAGCATCTAAAGGGGGTGTACCGCATGGCTCTTGTTCTACCCAGCACCGCCAAGCTGAAGAAGTTCTACCACCAAACCTTCGAAATCAAGAAGGGCACCACTACCGTAGCCCGCCATACCCTGCTGGTGAACCCGTCTGATATGTCCGTGACGGAACCCGCACGGGCGCAGGTAACACAAACGCTGGGCGGTGCGTTCGTACAGGACTTCGGGCAAGGGCTTCCGCAGGTGACCATCTCCGGGATTACGGGCTACAAAGCCCGCTACAATTCCGAAGGGGAGCTACGGGACGGCTTCGAAGAGTTCCGCCATTTCCGCGACCAAATCTACCGGAAGTTCATTTCCGAGAACATACCGGACTATTCCGCCTACTGGTATAATTGGGAAGACGAAGAATACTACCAAATTCAACCTATGAGCTTTCGTCTTCAGCGGAGTAAGTCGGAGCCGTTGCTGTACCGCTACGAGTTTCAATTCGTCTGCCTGCAACGGGCGGAAGTTCGCGGCGTAAAAACCACTTCCGAAGCCCCGGACTTCTCCAAAATGCTGACAAGCTTTGCAAGCGCCATGTCAGGGTTGAGCGAAGCCCTGTCGAAATTGAAGCGGTAAGGGGTGATACAGCATGCCACTTATGGAACCGACCCATTACCTCCCGGATGAAGAAATCAACTTCCGAAACTACCCGGAGCTGTACACCGTATGGGACGACCTTCAGAAGATTAACGCCTACGCCACCCGGGTGCACAAGGCGCTGGCGGACTACACCAGCGGGCAGTATGACAAAATCGACCTGAACACCGAAGAACTGAACTCGTACATCACCCTGTGCCGAAACGTCTGTAGCGTTCTTGGACAGGCTCCGAAAGTGTGTTTTGACATCCTGCTGGACTTGCGGGAGCTTCAGTACCACATGCAAATACTCCTGTACAATCGCAGGCGCTTCGGAAGCAAGTTCATCGGCACACCATCAACCAGCGGGGAGGGTGACCTGTAATGGCGATAGAGCACCGACTGACAGACGCCGACACGCTCCAATCACTTGCCCTTCGGTACCTTGGCAATGCCGATCGCTGGAAGGAGATTGTGGACTTCAACAAGCTGAGTCCGCCGTACATCGGAAAGGACAGAAGCGAACTGTACGACCACCACGCTTCCGGGTTCCTCATCGTAACCCGTACAAGCTCATCCCACCCCGTCACGATTCGAAAGGGCTGGACGTTTACCACATCCATCACCATGATGAATCAGATTCCGAAAGTGTATGAAGTGGTGGAGGACGTGGTGATTCCTGCCGGGAAGGACTCCGCCTACGTGTATGTGCGCTGTACCGTGCCGGGTGTCTTCGGAAACGTCATGGAAGGCGCTATCGACACAGTAGGACAGAACACCTTGGAGCAGGCGGAGTTCAGCATCGAATCCGTGACCAATCCTGAGAAGTTCACCAACGGAAAAGAATACAACGTCCGCTTCTCCGGCGAAATCATCTACATTCCAACTTCCGAAGACGAAACGGGTGTGGAGGATATCGACCAGCTCCTTGCCAACGTGGGCGGAGAGGACTTCGTTTTGGATGCTGAAGGCAATCTGTTCTACGACAACTACGGCGATATCGCTTCCGTAAGCGGCGTGGACAACATCAAGCAAGCTGTGAAGGACAGGCTCATGACGGAGAAGGGCGAGTACCCGCTCCACCCGGAGTATGGCACGAACATTCCATCCATCATCGGAACAGCACGGACACCTTACACCGAGCGCATGGTGAGACTGGAGATTCTGCAAGCCCTGTCGCTGGAAGACCGCATCGAAAACGTGCAAATTACTTCACTGACCATTGAGCACACAACCGTCTATGTGGAAGTGTCTTACACGGTGAAGCTGACCAGCGCAAATGAGAGCGTAGCCGTAACTATCAACGGGAGGGAGGCATAACCATGTTCGAGCGCTTATCCATGGAGCAGATTTACGCCAAAATGGAAGGCTGGGCAAAGGGCGTGACCAGCAAGGTGACCGACTTCCGGGTTGGTTCGAAGGTTCGCACCGTTCTGGAAGCCGTGGCGGTAGTTGTGGAAGAGCTGTACGACCGCATCTACCGCCGCCTGAAAGCACTTATCGAAGAGAGCATCTACACCATTGTTGGCTTCAACAAAATACCCGCCACCTACGCCAGCGGCATCGCCCGCTTCGGAAAGGCGTCCCCAGCCGAGCAGGACTACTTCATCCCGGCAGGTACCATGGTTCAGTCCCGGGCGTCCCAATTTACCGCGCCGCAGAAGTTCCGCACCACGCAGGACGCTCTTTTGCTGGCAGGCAGTACCTACGTGGACGTGCCTGTTGTTTGCATGGAACCGGGAACCATCGGAAACATCGAAGCCAACACCTTGACGGAGTTCGTTCAGAAGCCCACAGGTATCGACACCGTGACGAACCCTTCCGCCTTCACCAACGGAAGGGAGGAAGAGACCCTAGAAGAGCAAAAGGCGCGGTTCCAGCGCTTCATCGAGTCCCAAACCCGGGGGATTCTCCAATCCGTCGAATACGGAGCTACCCTTGCTGTCGTAAAGGACGAAAACGGAAACATCGTCGAGCGGGTGCTGGACGCCCTTGCTGTGGAAGACCTGCCCGCCCGGAAAGGGGAAGTAGACCTGTACATTTGGAACGGTGTCGGTCAAGCTTCGGAAGCACTGATTGACGAAATATGGCGCATCGAAAAGGGGTATTACGACGAATTCGGGAACCCGGTGTACGGCTACAAGCCCGCCGGGATATGGCTGAACATCTACTCCGCATCTGTGAAAAACGTGAAAATTCAGCTTCAGGTAACACCGGAGTCTACCGTTACGCTGGAAGAACTGAAGCCGCAGATTGAAGCGGAGATTGACCGTTACTTCTCCGAAGTCAAAATGGGTTCCACAGTGATACAAACCGCACTGGAAGCCAACATCAAGGACATCGAAGGCATCTATGACGTGAAGCTGTACTTCTCCACCGACGGCGGAGCCAGCTACGACACAAACAACATTGTGCTGGGTTCTTACGAAGTCTGCCTGTTGGATAAGCCCATCATGTATGTGTAAGGGGTGAACCGGGATGAAGATGATGAGAGCCTTGCTTCAGAACGTGGGGCGAAGCTGGAATGTCCTTCCGCAGGACATTCCAGTGCTCACCGTGACAGCACCGGGCGTAAATGGGACGTTCCCGCACAAGTTCGTAACGGTCACCCACAACGAGCTGATTTTCCATAACATCACGTATCGGAAGGGCTTGCCGGAGAAGATATCCATTTCCTTGGACGGCATGACCTTGGGAGAGCTGGCAACCTTTTTGACCAACATGGAAGTGGACTTTGCCCGCCCATACTACGCCACACTCACTTCCGAAGGTGCTAAAATAGCCGGTCAACTGGCGATTAAGCTCATGCCCGTGGAGAACCTGCCGCTTACGGGACGAAAGACTTTCACCCTGACGGCGTTTTCCTCCAAGCTGTGGGAAGTGCTTTATCCCATTGCCCGGCTGTTGCAGGAAGCAGACGGGGACGTGGATAGAGCGATTGAGCAGATGATGGCACCCATGTCCAGAGGCAGATGGCTGGAGTACTGGGCGTCCTTTTTCAAAGTGAAGCGCGTCACCGGAGAGTCGGACAGTAGCCTTGCCAACCGAATGATGCTGGCGCTGGCAAATATCAAGACGAACAACATAGCGATTGAACAACTTGTGCGTATAGCACTTCAGACTAAGCAGGTGGAAGTACGTGACTTGTCGCCTGCCCTGTTCGAAGTCGTCATCGAGCCGGAATTTATCGGGACGTCTAGTTTGGTGCACCCCATCATCCAGTCATTAAAAGGCGCGGGTATCGACTACTTTCTCAACTACGCCAAGCAACTGGAAGAAAACTACCGAGCATCCTTTTTTGATCGAGAATTCCAATCGTTTATCACATCTGATAAACGCACGATGGACGCAGAAGCTCGCATGCGCGAAACACCTTTTGGACACACCCAAGGCCATCAACCGTTCCGGTTGAACATAACGAAGCTGGTTACTGGTCGTCCTATTCTGGATACGCCAAAGCGCATCCTCCGAGATGATGCTTCCTTGGTGCTTGAACCCGCATGGGGCGAATTTTACCCGCTTCTGGCGCTTCAGAAGACTACGACGAGCAGGTTTCGCCTGAATTCGGGGAGACTGAACCGCACCGAATCCGAAAACACCCTCTATGGCACGGTAAATTATGGTGCTATAATGGATGGGACGATGGTAGAACTTGTCGAGGGGTTTCCGAATCCTTCGGAAGCGATAGGTACCGAGATGGCGCATGTCGAGCAACTCTATAGAGAGCCTGTTGTACGAGGCTCGGTAGGCTTCCGTCTCAACTTTAGCAAAGTGATGAGTGGGGCTACACTTTCACGATTGGACGAGCGTGTAAGCGAAGAGGGTTCCATGACCCTGACGCGAGGCGGCACAACCGTCCAAAGCATGACTTGGTAAAGAGGGGGAAAGAGAAGCATGAAAAACCAGTGGGAAGAACGTGGCATTTTGTCCGCGAAGGGCTTCATCAGCGCCTTCATGCACACTTCGGAACTGGAATTCGTATCGCTTAGCGATACCGACCCCATGCAGGGGTACTTCCGAAGACCGAATAACGTCCTGCAAGAAATGCACGTAAAAAATCTCATCGTAAGCAAGGCGTCCCAATTCATGGCGAAGCGTATGCGTCCCGGAGCGTCTTGGGGGACAGGCATTACTCACTTGGAAGTGGGAACAGGAGTTGGCACGGGAACCACACAAGCGCCGCAACCTGAATCGGCTGACCAAACAGCGCTTCGTGCTCCACTGGCACGAAAGGCCATTACATCGTGGACATATCTGGATGCAAACGGGGCACCAACCGCTTCGGAAACAAACGTCCTTCAGCTGACCACGACGTTTAACGAGACAGAGGCAACGGGGGCTATTGTAGAAATGGGGCTGTTTGGCGGCGACGCCACGGATGCCATTGGGACAGGCTACATGTTTAACTACAAGACATTCCCGGTATGGAACAAAGCTTCGGATATGAAGCTGACCATTGTGTGGAAGCTCACGTTCTAATGAAAGGGGAGAAGGTACATGGCTGATTTTACCGTTCAGGATAAGTTTAACCCGGACAAATCCTTCACAGACGTGAAATTCGGTTCGGATTCCGTGCTTTTGGAAGTTGAACTGAACGAAATGCAAAAGATTCAAAACCATATGAGAGCGGAGATTCTCCGCAATATGGTGCATAGCGGTTTTCTGAGCATGGGCAAAACTCTTGTAGGGTTGGACTTCTTGCGGACTAAGCGGGATGGTGCCGTGCTAGTACCAGCAACATACGCCCAATTCAACTTCAAAAATATGATGCAAATTGACGCCATAAAAGCCGTTGTGAACGGGTTCATGTTGGACATCTCCAAGTTTGTAGACGCAACAGGCTACAGTGACGCCGATCTGACCACCGGAAACCTGATTCAGCTCCCCGACCCGCCTGCTACGGGAACCCGCGAAGACTTGGTATTCTTGGAAGTTTGGTTTGAGGAAATCGGGGATGGGGAGACCATAAACCGATACGGGGGAACCAAATCAGGTATCCTTACAAACGACTTGAAAGACAGCCGAATTGGTGAGGAAACGTCCCGCCGCAATCAGCTCAAATGGCGCATTCGAAGTGTTGCTGGTGTAAACTTCGGAAGCAAGCCTGAAGGGGTAGACGACGCTACAGTCGTAAAGGCATGGGGAGCAAACACCGCCGACACAACGAGAGTGTTTACGAAGCATGCAACCGATAAGGGACTGTACGTAGCTGGCGACGGCTCTCAAGCGTCTAAGGATGAGCTACGAACTGTCGATGGGTATGTGTATGCCGTTCCGATGTTTCGCGTATCGCGCCGCAATTCTGGAAGCTTCAGCGTGAATAACCCAACTGGCGCTCGCAACGCTGTACGGCTAGTAACAACACAAGCGGTTAGCGCGTCCGAAGTTCCCGTCACCTTCGGAGTTACCAGCGTAGCAGGTATCCAAGTCGGTGATATGCTTATCTCCGATGATGGGACTCTCTTCGGAAAAGTTACCGCGATTGATACGAACGCCAATACGCTTACAACCGCCCGCGCCGCTTTTGCGGTAGGCTTCGGTGGAGCGATCAACTTGAAATCTGACCGTCCCGATGGTCTGTATGCTGACATCATCGACGAGCGCGATATCATCGACCTTCGCCATTACGCACCATTACAAAAACCGGACTACAAGGCACTCCTTGCTTCTGAGTTCCAAAAGTACATGCGCGGGGAACTGGCGAAAAGAGCTACACTGAAGACGTATCACGGCCTTCGGAAGACACCGACAGATGCCAGCACTGTATTTTACACGTCTCTGGATGGTACGGCGACGGCGGAGATTGGCGGAGCACCTACCGTAACTGGCACCGTAGCGTTCGCACCGTCTGTCACGGGTTCAGGCATGTACTTTGATGGTTCTACACACCTGTCCTACCCGCTGAACAACCTGTCCAGCGGCGTATCGGCAGTCACACTTGACTGCTTTGTACGGGTGAAAGACTTTAGCAATACGCGGCATTTCTGGGGCTTGTACGACCCGTCCAGCCAGCTTTCGGTATCTTTCTACTACCTCCAAACTGGAAACTCCATTCGCCTGTCAAAAAGGGGCGCGGTGCTCCTAGAGGCTCTGAAGGGAACCGCAGATAAAATTCTGAAAAACTTCACCCACCTGCGTGTCGTGCTGACCGACGCGAAGGCACAGCTTTATGTGAATGGCGCACTGGTCGCAGAAACTTCGTCAGCACCCGGCGTTACGATGTCGTTTGCATCCATGACGGTGGGCTACATTACGGGAACCAGCCCGTCCTTCAAGATGATCGGAACCATAGCCGACCTGGCCGTATCCAACATCGACCGAGGAACAACCTTCACCACGCTTCCGAAGGACTTCACTGATGGATACGCTGTTCTCGCGCCCGCCTTTACGGGGCAACGCAGACAGTATTCCGAGGCGCAAAATACACAAGTGCAGGTTGGCTTCGCAAAACTTGGCGGTACAGGAAGCTCCCGTGGGATTAAAGTGACGCTTCAACAGAACGCCAACCAATGGACGGCTGGTGACAAAATCTCCATCGAAGGTGTAGCCGGGGAGATTATCACGGGTGTCTATGACACCGATACCGCTCTTGCGAAGGTGACACAGGACTTCGCAAGCGGCGGAACCGTCGTTTACGTAGACGACGTTTCCAAGCTGGCTGTGAACGATACGGTTCGGTTCTACAATCGCATAAACAACACCGTGAGCGGCGAATACACCATTTCTGCCGTAGATACTACCGCGAAGACCATCACACTGTCTTCGGTGGTCAACCAAGCGCTTACGAAGGAGCAAGACTTCGTGGTAGAGACCACCGCTTCGACTTCTGTACCAACCGTGAAGTTCAAAGACGGTTCCATCTACACCCAAGCAGGTACGTGGACAGGCCTTGGAACGAACAAAGCAGAATTCACGCTTGGTTCGTTGGCGGCACAGCTCAACGTAGAGGACTTGGAGATTACCTACAGCCTGACCACTCCGGCAGGGCAAGCGGGCTTCTCCGAAGTTCCAACGGCGGTGTATGGCGGGGAAGCAAATGGCGGTGCGCTAAAAATCGGAACCGTTGCCGTGTCGGACGACTTCGCTGGAAAAGTGCAGGGAAGTGTCACAGCAAATCCTAACGTAATGAAAAATACCAGCTCCGCGAGCTTGGTTTCCCCCACAACCCTGAGTGAGGTTTCCACACAAGCTTACTATGACGCGATTACGGCGCTTGACGGAAATACGGCGAACACACAAACAACTGTGAACGGAGAAATCCCTCAACACATATTTGCCTTCGACCTCATCCGCATTGTGGAGGACAAGTTCGGGGAAATTCCGTCTCTGAACAAGGTGCAGTGGCTGAAGGACAATCTAAAGGCCATCACATTCAAATGGTGGGGACACGGAAGTTCTGCGTCTGGTAACAAAGCGAACGTGCGGTGGTGGGATGGAAGCACAAGCGCATGGCAAGGCTCCTCCTTTAATGCGTCGTCCACGGCTACACTGGTAACTATAATCTTGTTGAAGCCGAACACAGACAAAAACATCGACGCCGGCGGATTCGCACACTTCATTGCCTACACCGACGCATCCGACGGTGTCACAGCATCCGCTATCAACACGGACTACGCTATGCTTGAAGTCGAGCTGGTAAGTAAGCCCGAGTACAGCCTGCTCGTCCCCAGCAACCCACGGCGAGACGCAGGGAAATCCGCTGTTCTCTTGGTTCGGAAGGAGACCAAAGAAGTCGAATCCTACTTTAACCACGACAACAACTACGGCATCGCAACCTATGTAGAGTATTTGCCCGTTCCGCAGGTACTGGCGACTACGGAAGACGTAACCATCCTTGCAGAAGCTTCCGAAGTTCTTCTCACCGACCTTGGCACTTCCGTAGCCCATAAACAGGGAACCCATCCGTTCCTGAACCCGGCTTACCGGGTACGCAATGACCGCATCGACATGTATGGCGAATTCGGATTCGGTAGCGTAGCGATTGCACGGGACACGAAGGATGCAAACACGGGGGCGAAGGTGCGTGTAAATGGTACGGGCTTCAGTGACCAATACACCAAGCAATACGCCATCCCGGTTGTTCAGAAACCGATGGTCGGCATTGTTCCCTATCTGGTGCTTCATAACGGCGAGCTGAAGCTGTTCATCTTCAGTAAGTACATGACCTCCGGCACGTTCGACGTGGACGGCGCTGGCGTCGGTCTTTTGGTTCCCATCAGCGGCAAACCGCTTGTGAAGGAACAGGAAGGCGTCACGCGCACAGGTGTAACGACTCCGACCACTTGGAGAACGCCAACGGGTGAAGTCCAAGGCTGGATGAACGCCAGCGGGCAAATCATCGCAACGTACCAGTAATAGGTGAATAGGGCTTCGGAAGACTACCGAAGCCCTTTCACAAAACAATCCAATGTCGTATCATAAAAGTAGTTTCCATTAAGTGGTTACTTTCGGATAACGGCCATTTACAATAGGAAAGGGGGAGGAACATGCCAGTAATTACGCTACAGAAATCAAATACAAAAATCATTGACACAAGCATTATTCAAAGCAATCCGACAGCAGGAAATGAAGGAAACGCCTATGCCTATGTTGGAGTAGGCGGGTCATCGGGCGACATATACAGGGGACTGTTTTTCTTTGATCTAGGATTAGTACCAAACGATGCTATCATCAACAGCGCAACATTAAACGTGCCGAAAGCCTATGAAAGTGGGCTTGCTTCATGTATTGTAGACATTCATAAAATTACAAGCTCTTGGGACGGAAGTGTAAATTGGAACACACGTCCAAGCTACAACCCTGCAGTTTCGCAATCAATAACGGTAACTAACGGTACAGGATCTTTTACGGCAGACGTTAAAAGTTTAGTGCAAGAATGGATCAACGGAACGTCACCCAATTATGGTTTTTTACTTAAAACACGAGATGAAGTGACACTCAATAGTGTTAACTACTTTGGTACTATTGAGAATGGAAACACAGCTTATCAACCAACCCTCACTATCGACTACACAATCCCGAGCACAGGGAAAA